TTATATAACAAAAGCGCCAAAATGTCAAGCATCTGGCGCTAATTTATTTATTCAAATAAAGATATAATGCTCTTCCTCGTGTGGTGGAATGATAACCTCTGGGTGGTATGTCGTTGTCTTTGTCATAGGTACAAGCTTGTGCATGTACATATGACCATCCACTTCGTCCGCCATTCTAAGCGCATACCAGTTACACTCTCTTCTTGTTGGGTCTTTCTTCGTGTGGTGCGCCAACTGGTATAACGTGTGGTTTGTCTGGTACTCCTTACCATCTGCAATCTCGTCATGCCACATCTGTGAGTCTAATGGAAATAGCTGATAAATTTTACCGTCTATCTCTTTTTTAAAATCCTGAACACTTCTTGAGCTTGACTCATTTAGTTCGTTGATGAATTTAACAAAAGCTTTTTTAGTCATCATTATTTCTATCCTCCAAAGTGATGTTACAGACATGCCCCCATTTTGTATAATCTATATACTCAATTTCTCTATCCGTAATATCTTGATATTCTTTAAGTTCAATCTCTTTCTTTCTTTTATCTAATAAAGTAGAGGTGTGGGGGCCAAAAAGAATGTCCCCCACCTCCTGTCTGATGATAATCCTATCATCCTCATCTAAGAATTGTATAAAATCATAAACTTTCACTAAATACTCCTAACATAAATAAACAACAAATTGCTCTAATCGCTCATCATAACAAAACGAAGATACAATCGCATTTAAAATCTCTGAATTAAATATAGTTTCTAAGTAATCGTCAGACAGACTATAAGCATAATCATCTATGCCAATTTGAAACCATTCAAAATTATCACTATCGTTTAAGAAGCAGACACGAATGATTGTAGAATCTTGTCTATCTAACTCTCTTGCAGGACTGACCAATGTATCATTCCAATATTTAAAATTATACAATTCTAGGAACTCTCTAAATTTTATTTTAGGTGAAATCTCACTCCTTAAATCTTCTCTTTTAATGTTATACATCAATCACACCCGCTAAAGCCGCAATCATCATTTACACAATAACCACAACCACCTTCTGCAATGTAAGTTTTCTGACCACATTTAGGGCAAACCCCCATGTTATTTTCCACTTCATTCTTTAAATTGGTAGCGCCATCTAGAAATTCTTGTAGTTCTTTCAGTGCCGCTTGGTCTTCACAAGTCTTGCATTTTGGTTCTGGGATGTTAAACGTTTTATTAACGGCTTCATCTACTAGTTCAAATTCATCGTAATCGTCCCCGTTCATTTCATCTTGAAGCTGGTTATACATATTCTGTAAGGCGATACCTACAGCCGCTGGACAACAATTTCCCGGTGACACATCATGCTTATTAGTTCTTCTATTCGTGTAACTAGGACAGCTTGGACAGCTCTTTGCTTGGTCTACAACTCCCTCTACAGTTCCACCTAATCTCACTGCATAAGAAATCATACGAGAGCCAAACGTCATCCAAGAGTTACATCCACCCTCAGAACCTTTATTTAGGAATGTCTCACAAAGTTCGCCATCTACTGGGTCAAAATATGCACCAGCGTGAAGTGAACCACATCCGGTAATAAGCTTTCTCTTTTTTCCAATGACATCATCATAAACTTGTACAACATCACCACGTTTAAGTACACTTAAAGGTCTAGTTTCTTCTGGTGGTGCCACTTCTTCATCTTCGTCTGCCTTATTAACTAGAACTCCCGCTCTATTACAGTTGTCACGATAGATGGTAACTCCTTTAAGGCCTTGTTTCCATGCCTCTAAGTATAAATCAAACACCTGTTCTACGGTTGTCCATTCCGGAAGATTTACTGTAGAACTAATAGCCGCATCAATATGTTTTTGCCAAGCCGCCTGCATTGCAATACGTTCTTTATAAGGGATGTTTGGCGCTGTTACAAAGTAGTCTGGAAGGTCAACTTCATTGTCAATATTATTTTCAGCCATAAAATCTTCTACAATAGGGGTATAAACTTTATACCAATACTCTTGACCATGAAGTGATTCCGTTTTTCTCATATAAGAGTTAGCAAAGATTGGTTCAATACCACCTGATACACTAAGCACATTAGAGATACTTCCTGTTGGCGCTATACTCATAAGAGCACAATTTCTCAGGCCATATTTTTTAACCATTTCTGTTAATTCTGGGTTAGTGTGTGCTTTAAAAAATGAAGATTCTAATACTTTGTCACTGTACATTGGGTAAGCGCCGTACTCTTTGGCTAGTTCAGCGGATTGTTCAAGAGCACATGATGTCATGAATTCTCCAATCTTATCGGCTAGCTCTATAGATTCTGGTGAGCCATATCTAATTTTTAACTTGATTAATAAATCAGCCCATCCCATAACCCCAAGGCCAATTTGTCTCCAATTTCTACATGCATCTTGTTGCTCTGGTAGTGGTAAGAATGGTAAGCCTTCATCTAACACTTCATTTAAATAGATGATGCCAGCTTTTGTAGCCTCTTTTAATTCTTTCCAGTTAACTTCTCCATCTTTTTCAAACTCTGCTAAGTTAATAGAAGCAAGCATACAGCTACCCCAAGGAATTAAAGGCTGCTCTGAACAGGGGTTACAACCTCCGTATTTAAAGTTTTCATCTTCACTTGCAAGATTATAACGCTCTACTGTATCCCAAAATAAGCATCCCGGTTCTGCCATATTCCAGTTATTTTCTGCTAATCTCATAAATACATCTTTGGCTCTAACAGTTTTCTTGATTGTTTCTCCTGTTTCTTCTCTTGTGTAGCTTAGTTCAAAATCATCATCATTCATTACGGCTTGCATAAAATCATCCGTAAACATTACGGATGTATTGGCCTTTGTCACCTTGCCATTCTCTGTTTTCAAGTCGATAAATTCTTCGAGGTCTGGATGATGGCAATCCAAAGCAATCATCAATGCGCCCCGCCTTCCGTTTTGTGCGATTGACTCACTAACTAATGAATATAATTCACAAAAACTTACTGCTCCACTTGTTGTTTTTGCCGCATTGTTTACTTTGGCACCTCTTGGCGCAAGTTTCGATATGGTAATTCCAACACCACCGCCAGCACTAAATGTTTTTGCCATTCCTTTTGCGCAGTCAAAAATATCTTCAATTGAGTCTCCTAAGATAGGGTTGAAGAAACAATTTGAATAACATACTCGTCTGACATTTCCCAATCCTCTATTTGCCGCTATTCTACCGCCAGAAAAGAATTTCTTTTCAATAATCAATCTTGCGATGGTCTTATTACCGCCCGATACTCTTTCTACAAATTCTAAGAATGTTTCATTTTCATCTTTATACTTATTAATAAAGATGTCTTTTCCGAATTCTGTCCTTGTCCAGTTTTCTACTTCCAAACGCTGTCCTCCTTAGTTTGCTTTAAAATTATAAATAGGCTTAATAACCTTCTTTATTTCTACAGTATCTCCTATATTCTTAATGATTTCATCCATTGGTTTGTATGCCATTGGACTTTCATCTAATGTACTTTCATTAACACAAGTAGAATAAATTCCATCCATTTCAGATTTAAACTCATCCATACTAAAACGCTCTCTTGCTTTTCCACGAGAACAAATTCTACCAGCGCCAGCATGTACATCGGGCATGATACGAACCCTTTCCTCCTTAACAAACTCCTGATTTAAAAGCTCTACAATTTGCCCCTTGGCGCTTTCTTCAATATTATCAGTAAATACTTTGGCTTCATTATATTTTCCATTTAAAATAATCATTTTAATTATTCCTTTCTTATTTACTAATAATATTATAACACATTTTATTTATTTTGTCAATCAAAATTTAGCACCGTCTTATAAAATAATCATCATTATACATACTAATTGGAATATAACCAATATCCTGCACGTATTTAGAAAATTCCTTCGGATTCATATCTTCACCAATATACATATTAATGGTCAATCCATTTTTTCCAACCATTATTTTTCCTATTGGCGCTTTGTCATTTGGTTGAGCACAATACCAGTCATATACTTCACCGTCTCTACATGTCTTTAGAAGTTTTTTGAAGCTAATTTTCTTTATTGGAATCATATAACCTCCATTTAAATAGTTACTAACGTCTTTTCATAAACAGTATATTCTCCATTTTCATCCTGAGAATACATATCAGATACTGCTTCTAATATTACAACCTTATCTGCATCTAACTCGTCCATAACAAAATCTTCGACAGCCGTCTTCCAATCATTTGTGCCTACATTTTCTAACACTTCTTCTCTGTTTCCTGTTTCAGAAACATTTACCTCTAAAACAAGACGTGTCTTATTCATTATTTTATTTTGTTCCATCTTATCTCCTTAATTATATCCTGTACTTCCAAAACCATCCCTGTCTTTATTTCCTAGAGATTCTACTTCAACAAATTCTACTGGCGGCATAGTTTTAACAATTCTGAACTGACAAATTCTTTCGTTCTTTTTAATGTATGCCCTTCTAAGCGCAAATGCTGGCATCATCCATTCATCATTATCTCCACAATAGCTATGGTCAATTATGCCATAATGATTTGTTTGAATAATTCCATACTTTTTAAATGTACTACTACGTGGAACTACATGTGCTTCATACCCTTCGGGCAATTCCATAGCAATTCCTAGTGGAATTAACATCCACTCTCCCTCTTGGATAGTAACATCTTCTGCGGCCCTTAAATCAATCCAATCGCCATTATTAATCTTCTCTGGTAATTTAACCCCTCTTAAGTTTTTAATCTTAATTTTAAGTTGTTCACTACCCAAGACAGTATCTAACGCAATATCTAACTCTGTACCTTTCATTTAATCCTCCTTATAACATTAATTCAAAATCTGATATTCTGATAGTTGATATTGTATCTCTATCATCCTTCAATACTTTCACCTCTTCGGCTGTTCCAAAATTTGCTTTTATTATAGCTGAAATTTTAACTATTATTTTATTATCATCAGGCATCATAGAGGTGTCAACTTTATTAATTACCCCAATGACCTTTCCTTCCATATTTTCTCTTAAATCAATAACTGGACAACCAACAGCATACCCAAGTGCTCTTAAATAATCTTCACTATCATAATAATAATCATTTACATCATAAAATTTATCACTATCAATAATGAATGAAAATTCTATGGCAGTGCTACCATGTTCAACTCTCAAAGGATTCTCCTTCTTTTATATAAATAATCCCATACTTCTTTTCCATAATCTATGGGAGCATCTTTTTCTTTTAATAAAAACCAATTATCTTCTATGTACTCTATTTGAGTAAAGTGAGAAAGTTTCTTAATAGTTTTATCCTCTTTTATGTCAACACCTTTATCATAAGCAAATACGACTTTAACACCCAGTCTAATGAGTATTTTTAGTTGCTCTTGATTCAAGTGACTGGTCTGAGTGGATACACAATTATTATATCCAAAACTCTCTGCGGCCATTACAGATTTAGCGCCTTCAAAAATAATAATCTCATTTTTGTCTAGTATATTCTGTCTATTTTGATACTCCCAATATAAAAAATCAACACCATCAAATTTCTTATAAGGAAGATATTTTGGATTTCTACCACATAAAGTTCGACTGCAAACGCTGATGATATTTCCAGCAGAATCAAATAAAGGGAACACTAATGAATCGTCAAGTGGATTATATTTTACCTGATGTTTTTCTAATACTTCTAAACTAACACCTTGTTTCACCCAATTCATTAATGCCCCCATATCATTTTTATATTCATCCATACAATTAGGAGATAAAAAACTCCTATTAGTATATATTTTTTCTTTTTTCTTTTTTGGAATATACTTTCGCATTTCCTTTAAATAAGATGGCCTTTTATGGTACTCTCCATCATCTTTAATTCCTGCAAATTCCATCAACATTTCAATGCCTCTTCGACATTCTACGTTGTGATACTCTTTTACGAAGGTGAGCAAATCTCCATTATTTCCACTGCTAAAGTCAGAAAATTTTTGTATATCAGTATTCACAGAAAAGGATGGTGTTTTTTCGTCTTTAAATGGGCTTAATCCCCAATACTCTCCATTTTTCTCTTTTAGTTCTACATATTGAGAAATGTAATCATAGATGTCAATCTGCTCAAGCAGTTCTTCATAGTCCAATTGCTCACCTCCAATATGTTAATATGGACAGTCGATATCGTCAGCTAATGGCTGTTCTACATGCTGTTTCTTTGCCTGATGATAGTTTAACGTGTTACCATCATATTGAATGTCAATCCATTCCTCGCTATTATGTTGCTCTCCATTACGATTAAATACAACTTTTAACCTAGTATTCCCGCAAGAAGCGCCATCCATTCTAATTTCTTCCGGCTCTTTTCTCTCCAAGGTAATCAAACTAGAGGTGTTTCTAGCAATATTCTTACTGAGTGCCACACTGCCATCTGGATTCATTTGAACAGCGCCAAGACCCGGTATCTTTAAATCACCACAAATATTATTCTTAATCATATCAACTGTTCTACCCATAGCCTGTGATACTTCAAAAGCGCCACCATCACTAGAATTTTTAAAGTAGTCAATAACAAGAACGTCTAATCTTTGAATAGCGTTGCAACGCTTAATTAACATCATAATTTCAGTGTTATCAAACACCGGAATATATTCATGGTAAAAATTAAACGTCTCAATTTCATCATTGGCCTTATCAATTTTTTTGAGTTTTTCCGGGTCTTTCGTACCATTTTTTACTTCTGAAAAATCAACACCAGAAAGATGAGCAACCATACGCATATAAAATAATTCATCTGATAACTCACTATCAATAATTAGAACTCTTTTTCCTTGTCGCATAAGATGTACAGAAGCGCTTAGTAGAAAAGCCGATTTTCCAACTTTCTGTTCAGCGCCGACCAATACAAGTTCACCCTCTTCAAGTTGAACATATGGGTCTAACTCGGGAATTTGCAAAGATATTGACTTAATCTCTCCATTTTGTCGGCGTTTTAATTTCTCTTTTAGCGGCTGTACTTTATACTTAAACTCTTTTACTTCTTTAACCATTGCATAGTCTCGACTTACTTTTTCTAGTTCGTCATAAACTGTGCTTAAGATATTAGTAACATCAGAGTTAAAACAACCACCTTCGCACTTCTTTAGCGCTTGATAAGTGGTTCTCCTTAGCGCATAATCCTGAACCGTTTTTCTTGCCATATTAAATGCTTCGTGTGTTCTTTCTGGAACGAGGGAGGTTCCATCAAAAATTTCAGTGATGTCATTAATATCAACATCAGTAATTTTTTCTAGCTTTGCGTCAGAAGATTTAATAGCATCTACTACGTCAATTGGATGAATTTCAACAGCGCCATCTGTAACTAGTTTTTGAATCGCCCAGAAGATTGCACCATTTACTTTGTCATAAAAATGACTATGTGTCAATCCCTCCGATGCAAAAATAAGGGATGGGTTTTTAATAATACTACTCAAAACAGCAAACTCTGCTCTTACATCTTTTAGCTCATCAACTTTTCTAGTCATTTCATCCATTTTTAACTATCCTCATTTCTATTAAAATAAACACACTGCTCTCTTAAATCACACAGGTTTCTACAGTAAAATCTATCAGAAGTATTAGGTAGCCAAAGAAATTCTGATTCAATATCCATGACAGTATTAACAGCCCATGTTAAGGCTTCTTCTATAATCTCATCTGTCATTTCAAACTTTTCAATAACATTAATTCTAAACTGGTTAAACCATGCTTCTTTTACTGGTTTTCCCCACTTATATGTAGCATAAACGGAATAGAGCGCCAATTGTCTTCGGTACTCTTTTTTCTCTGCCACTGACTTAAACTTACCTTTAGATTTATGGTCAATAACATAGAGGTAATCTTTGTCCTCTACTGCTAAATCTATAAAGCCATTAAAGATGAATTTCACACCTTTATATTCTATAAGAATATCAAAATTCTCTTCGACACCTAATACATTCATTCCTTCTAGGCCATCAAAGTTTTCAAAAAACTCTAGACCACCATTATAATATAAACTGGTAATGTCCTTTTCAAAGAATCCACCATCTTTTGTTGGTAAGAACATTTGTATTCCATCTGAGCACTCATCAGAAAATCTCTGTATATACTCATCTTTCAAGCTATCCAATGATATCTCATCACGAAAATATGATTCTAATATTGAATGAGCCATTGTTCCATAGGAGGCAAAGCTGTTTCCTTGCCCCCTCTTATGGTTGTTGTAATATTCATTATATTGATGTTGACAAGTATGATAGGTAGATAATCTACTGAAAGAATATCTACCTATACCTGTTAAATCACCTTTAATTATATCACTTATATTCATTAAAATAAAGCATCTTCTTCTTCATTATATCTAATTCCGTCTACATCATAGATATAAAAAGTTGGATATTTTGGATATACTTTTTCTCCATCAGCGTTAGTCCAAGGAGAGTTTGAAATTTTACCCATAGTTACTTTGAATGATTTAACATTTGGATTCTGAGAGATTTTCTGATAAGCTTCTCCCTGAAATACAGCAAACCATCTTGAATATTTTGGTGCACCCTCCCTCTGTTTTTCCATAGTGCTAACCTGACATTTAGCATATTTACCATCTTTATCTTCGTACTTGTTTGTATCCACATATACAACCTGCTCTGCACTCCAAATAGCCATAAATTAAATACCTCTTCTTTCTTTATTCAAAATCTATACATATGTCTTCAACACGAATATCGTGCATCTCACATGCAACAACTAAATCATTGATTAAATCATCAGATAATTCTTCTAAATCATCCCATGCACTAACATCTATATTTATTCTTGCTCCATACATTCTAACTCAATCCCTTTACAATGTCAATCGCTTTTTTAAAATCTGCATCCGTTTTAATGTTGTTCACATTTCCATTGGGTGTAACGGCTTTAAGCGCTTCTGTTACTTCCTTACGTTTGGTCGCATCATTGTTTACATATTTGGCGCACTCAGAAACTAACTCTGTTTTTAAAGGATTATCTTTTGTTCCTGTTTTTGCTGGCGCTTTCTTTGCTGTTGTTTTTTTTACACCAGCCGCTGCATTTCCATCATCATCTACTTCTCCTGCTACTCCTGCAATTGCATTAAGGGAGAATCTTCGTAGATATGTAATGACAGCGCCAAGTCCTTGAATGTCTGCTTTCGCTGGTTTTCCAGTGAGTGGTGGGAATGAAATATAAGCACCATCTTTATGTGTTAGAACAGACTGAACACTACCAACACCACCTTCTAACGTTTTTGGAATCTGAATAATTGATAGCCCATATTTACCCATAACTGGTCTAATAGTATTCAACACTTCTGACAGTGGAGCATATTTAGACTTAAAGAATGGATTATCAGCGTTGTTTTCTGGATTGGTTACTTCACAATAATATTTTGCTAAATCACTGAACATACTAGCTCTTGCTTCATCAGTTCCATTAATTTCAGAATACCCTTCATCTGAAATAACATCTACATTTTCATCAAAATGCTCAGGGATAAATTCAAAGTTGGAATTATCTCCAACCATAATTGGTTTATACATATCAGCGCCATCAATCATTTTTCTTAACCCCACTGAATACCATCTCTAATACCAACCCTTCTAATGGGAGAGATTCTTTAAAAGCGTTAAGAAGTTCTTTTTCGCTTGGTGGAAGAGCGTCAATATCTATCTCATTTTCAATACACTCAATCGAAGTATATATTGCATCAAATAACTCTTGAAATGTTTCAGAATTCATTACAGGGGTAAATGCTCTGTATAGCAACTCCGCCACATCTTGATTGTCATTTTCGTCAATCAAGTCTTTAATAATTCCTACTATTTCACACTTTAGATTATCAACCGCCTCATTATACATGTTAGGTTCTTTTGGCTTTTCCGTTTTTTTATCAATTCGATATTCCATATAAGTCATAATAGCATAATTTGCCAAATCTCTCAAGGTATCATCTAAAGATTCAAATTCAACATTTTCTTTATTGGCTACCTGAATAGCACGATTAATTTTATGTTTTAGCTGATATAAGCATGGTGCCAAACCATCTTCTTTGTACATCTCACCAAAACTATCACCATATTCTTCATTCTTTTCCACGTATAAGGTTGCTAGTTCCTCTGTAATTTTTTTAAATTCTTTTAATTTTGGATTCATTTTTTCTCCCTTTTTAATATTTTAAATTTGTCGGGTTCTCTTTTGATGTCATTATCTATTTTTAAAAAATAACCCTCTCTTGGATTAGGATATGGAAGAAGTGTTTTGGTAATAGCCCTCACTTTTAACACCTGTCTAATGGGGCTACTCTTTACTCTTGAATCAATAACCTCCAAAATCTCACCATCCATATCATATAAATCTTGGTAGCTTAAAATCCTATAAATTACCATAGAATTCTTTCATTTCTTTTTGCTTTCCACAGCTCATATTCGCTTCGGGGCAAGCGCCACTTACACAAAATGGCCCGGCATCTTTAAATAAAACAGGAGATGTTCTTTTGCAAATTGCTAACATCTGATTTGCAACCTCTCTCATTTCGGGCAAAGCACGAGAGCAACAACGTTGATTAAAGAAGTGGTGTAACTCTCTCACATTCATAGTAAGCATGTTTTTTGTTTCACATGCGTTTGGTAAAACATATCGTGCATTTTCAAATGCTACCTTTTCTGGAACACCAGATTTAATCAATGCTTTTAAGAGTGTATTATAATAAATCTCTGCTCTCTGCATGCTCTGTTCAAATAATTCTTCAACAGAAATATTATCATCAAAACCATCATCATTATCATTGTTATCAAGTGGAACAGCAATATATGTATTCCCTTTAATCACTTCTGGAATTATATAATTAAAACCGCCTTCCATTACATAACGCTGGCTACGCTGGTTATGATTTGCCATTCGATGTCGCACCAACTCATGTGAAACTGCTCTGCTGATTCCTTCGATTGAAAATGTAAACGTTGCATGTTCAAACGGTGTGCCATGACTACCCGGTAACTTATCTAGAAATTCCTGTGCTTCTTCTAGTGTCATATCGTAATTAAGCACAGCCCCTGACTTTTGACTGTAGCACAACTTAGCCGCACATGCAATCACCTTTTCAGGTTCTGGCGTATGCGTAATTAATGTTACTAATGGTGTTGTTTCTCCCATATAAACCTCCCCTAAATAAAAATTTCTGCATTACTATAATCCTTAGTGACCACAATCCGATATTCATCTTCATATTTATGAATTACCACTAATGAATTACCAGAGCTAATTGAGTATGAATCCCCAATATTTCCTTCCCATTCCAGATTTAGAATTCCTTTCTCAATCCAACTGTTAATTTCTTCATTTGAAATATCCACCCCATCTTTAAAACTACTGAAATCATCGGGGTAAACAGGTACTTTTTCTTTTTTTTCTATACAAATTTCCATAAATACCTCCTTTAATATCATAATTATATCATAGAAAAGACAGAAAGTCAATCCTATGATATATTTTTAAGAATTATTTAAGTTAATACATATTAATAAAAAATCTCTCATTATCTCCCTTGCTAATTTCATAGCATACATCTTTAACTAAATAATCTTCGTCTAAAATTATAACTTTAGAACCTACTGGTGGAACATATACATTATCCCCTCCAATACCATATATCGGAGCGCTATCTTTATAGTAAAAAACTTCCCTCATTACTTATCCTTTCTCGTTAAATCAAGAATAGTTCTTTCTTCTTCGACAATTTCCACATCTTCCACCTCAGACTCCTCTTTTTGTTTTGCCATTTCTTCTTCATATTTTTGGCGCTGTTCTTCTACTTCCTTTTTAAAGTCTTCAAACTCATCAGGGGTCATTGGGTGCATACCAATGAAGAAATGTACTATACAAAGAACAGGTTCTTCATGCCCTTCAAATTCAACTTCTCTCACAGTAGAAACTTCAAGAGCGACAATATTAATGAACTTTAACTCATCATTAATAGTACATCTAAAAGAGTGGTTGTTGCCAATAGTGTACCCATCTTGCAAATCTTCTACAGGCACTGCAAATTTATAGTGACAAAAGTTACCATCTTCTAATTCTTCATAATCAATACTGCATCTTACCTGAACATCTTTTTCTTCCATAATTTAATCTCCTTTTAATTCATTATATTCTACAAGCGGGCAATTATCTCTCCGCCTATACTTAAACTCACTTCCCTTTACAGCATGAGGCATACAATTACAAGTGTAATACTCTGTGTTTCCACCATAAAGATGGTTACTTATTACTCTCTTAAAGGGACACTTCAAACAATTCTCTGGATATTTATCAACAACAATCCTCATATTTAACATACTTGCTCCCAATATCTATAGATGTCTCCGTAAATAGCGTTATAGACTAAGTTTTTAAAATCTTCGTCCATATCCTTTTTGCGCTTTGGGTTATTTTCCAAATCATTAACAAAATTATTTAAAAGTTTTTCAGAATCATCATAGATAATTTTTGAATGAGACTTTGCAAGTTCGTCTGTCATTCTGTATTCCTTTGAAGATAGCGCCAAACCTCTAAGCGTTCTGTTTTCAGTTCTAAAATTCAGATGTGCAAGGTTACTTCCATCTGCGACTTGGTTCATCAAGTCATAAACCCTAAACATATGGCTTAAATCCTTGCCGTTGTAATCATGCTCTTCATTCTTTTTATCTTCTTTGTACATATGCTTATATTTAGATGAGATTGTTCCAAGCGCTGAATACATAAAATCTTTAACCATTACATCAGAATATTCTTCTACAATAGCTTTAGCATCTTCTAGCCCAGATAGACAATTTATTTGGTATGGAGAAAAAAGTGATTCTATATAGGTTGGATTTCCTCGCTTTAAAAGTCCAACATAGGTTTTAATATCTTTAATATCAACCTCACCATCACCATACTTTTCTACTTTAGATACAACCCCTTCATTAAAAATTAAATCATTTAAAGTCGGAAAAACAATTGCCCTAATATCCATGTCAGATTTCTCGTTGTCTAATCCATAATTTTGACTACCAAATAATGATACAAACATAGGTTTATATCCATACTCTTCAAACATATAATCCTTTTTCCACCTCAAAGTGTTAAAAATATTTTCATTTCGATTTCCAATTTTCACTATACCCATCTTCTATCACTTCCTTATCTCTTTTTCTATCAAATAAATCATCTATGTTATCATCTTCGATTTCGTATGGGTCATAATCAAAGCAATAACCACACCCATCACATTCCTTAGACCCATTATAACATATAAGCGCCATTAAGTCAACTTTCTTTTCTGGATTCTACGTCCTAAAATCACTAAAACTGATTGGAAAATACTCATAAAAATATCTGAAATCATTTCAACCATCTCCTTACATCAAAAACCTTGCCTAAAAATTCCATTGTATAGAATATTAAAATATGTGAAATAACTTTCTCTTTCTTCTAGTAAAGTCTGGATTATTTTAACATCATTATTATCCTTATATTTTAAGGTATGATATAATCTATCGACATGATAATGACCAGAAAACCACCTATGAAAGTAAGCCTTTCTAAAGATTTCTTCATCAAGGAATTCTGTGAAATCATCAGGTTCAAAATAGGGGCTTAACTTATTTCCGATATACGTTGGTATATCATGAGTGATAATATAATCCACACAATAATTTTCTTTCTTCAAATTCTCAATTGCATATTGGCGCTCTTCATTAGAGGGAATCTCATTCACCCACCAATCTAGGCCGGGAGTTCTTAACTCCTTATCACGACTATGAGCGCCACCAAGTGTGAATATCTTTTTGTCATTTATGTTAAAAATTTCGCCTCTCATTAAGTGGTAAACGCTTTCCTTAATTTGGTGTACATTTCCACCTTTCCACTTCTTAACTTCATACTGAGAGAGCAAATCATGACCCTCATGCATTAGTTTTAACTAATCGACTATATCTTCACCCTCGACTTTACGTTAGGGTGCTCTGCGCTTCGAGTGGTAGCTCATTCTCCACCCTACTCCTTTCGGATAGTCTGTTGACCTTCGCCAGTATGGCGCTTGGCACCGGATTGGTGCTAACTTCCCCGGTTAGCTAATATATTAACGCCCATTTCCTGACGCTACTAAACGTTATATTAACACCTATGAGCAATATAGTTCACAGAGTTTTTTACATTAATGTTTCCATTAAAGGGTAACCATTTTTTATAAATATGTCATATTTTCTTTTAAGATATAGATTTGGCCTATTTTTATATATTAATGTATAGAATTTAAATACATCTTCTTTTGAATTAATACTTATATACCAACTTCCAGAACCTCTCTTATCGTAGTATTTACTAAGTGTGATATTGTTTTGATGGCAATACTCATCCCAGATATCTAACAAATCAGGTGAATTTGAGTTTAATGAAACTCCTATTCTGAGAAATTTGTTATTATATGGATGATGTGACACACATCCATCCCCATCAAACATTCCACGTATAAAGCTATTTTTATCTTCACACATATCATACCATTTTTTTATATCAGGTCTGCCTTTTACAAGATATTTACCATCGTCTTTGATTAACTTAGATGGTATACCAACCGACCAATACTCCCTTTCCTTGTTGGCTATAACTCTTTTCCTGTAGTTTAATTCTAAATTTAAATAATCAGCCAAATCTTCTATTAATTGCCTGTCTGAAAGCTCTATTTTTGAAAAATAACTAATCCCATTATCTCTCTTTCGATTATAAACCCTTGTACTGCCATCTGTAGCAAGCAATCCCATAATATAACTATCCATATCTACCTTAATTACCATCTATGAACAAAGTTGTAAAGGGTTTCTTATTAAACCAATTTTGCCAGTATGTGTCACTGTCGCTACCATCCCAAACAATACCCATATCTCCACAAACAATAAGATAATCATTTTTTGTTAATATTTTTTGCTCAGGCCACATCTTTGTTGTCAGTTTATGAACATCATGTGGACAATGCACATCACCTGTTATATATATCATCAACTTACTCCTTTAACCTACAATATACATTCAAATTATGGGAGTCTAAATTATAAACAATTCTATCTATAATATAATATTTATTATCTTTAAAAATTTCTTCTCCTCTTTGAGGAGTGTGATACGACCGCACCAACTGAGGGTTTGTATCATCTGGCCTTAAATAAAAATATTGTTCTTCCATCATCTCTCCCATATCACCATTGTGTTCAGCGATTAATCTAAAATATCCAAAACACATTAATACAATTATACCTATTACAGCCACAACCATAAATACAGTTTGCTTACTTTTCACTAATCTTTCTCCTTAAACATTAAGTTAAAGAAACTCAACGTGTATGCTGTTGCATTCTCTTTATCTGGATAATCAATAGCAATGATATAAGGGATTCCATCTTTGTCTTTTACACCTTGGATAATTTCATATTGATTCCCATGAGGGTCAACATAAATCTTACCATATGTAACAATATCCCTTTTAACTTCCTGATGTTTTACAATCATTCCGGCAACAAAACCAAGTGCAATAATAATCAGAATAAATTCATGTACTTGCTTGGCACTCATTCCAAACACTCTCGCATACATAGTTAACGAAATAAATCCATCACATACAATTGCAACTAATCCAAAAAACAGAATTACTACTCCAATTCCACAACATCCATACCAAATATATGGAAGAAACCTATTCAGTTTGTCTTTCATATTATCCTCTCTAATGTCAATTTAAAAACTATCAAAAAACTTTTTCATATTCATTACTTTTTGTAAATATTCACTTATATTATCCTCATTAATATCATCAACAGTTTGAAATTTTTCTTGGCACTCGACAAAATCATCAACCAGTTCAGATAAATCTTTAATTCCAGCCTTATCCCTCTTCTCTTTTTTAAATTCACCATAAAACCAGTCTTTTATTGACAAGTACGAAAAAAAATGTTCTAGTAAACACTGGGAAAAATCGACCTCGGAAATTCCGTCTTTTTCAGGTTCGTCCTTCATTGTGTAAATTTTCTCCAAACATACAAACGGAAAGTCAAAAGTCATGGATTTCATAGCGCCTTCATCTCTTAACTCTTTGATATACACTTTATAGGGTAATCCTTCACACTCTGAGAGATATTCTTCATATTCTAAACCACTTTCTATTGGAGTGCATAAATATTCATGACTTTCACCGTCAAAATATTCAAATTTTCCTTTCATCTAATGAACCCACCTTTATTTTATTATCTTTTAAATCGTAAAATACTCTATAATCTTTCTCTTTATATAGCCAAATATTTCCACAAGCAAACTCGTATACGTTCACATCGTTAACTTTTTTAGCGCCAATAGATTCAAGAATCTCGCATACATCTTCTTGGTTTAATATCATCGTTTGTGGAGCTGGAAAATACTCTGGTTCAGCTGCCCAATCTTCAATATTTTTCTTAAATCTTAATTTGGCAATATCAAGCATTGTTTCTTCATCTAGCTCAATATAAAAATACGCATTATCGCAATCAACATTAAAATGGTTATCCCTAACACTTCCAAAATTTACAGTTTCCATTTTATCCTCCTACCTAAATAACATCCAAGCGCAAAAATTAATGCTCCATACAGCCAAAATAAATACCCAGTGTTTCCAACTCATTTTTATTTCTCCTTTATGTTGTAAATGTTTTGTGAGAGTTTATTTAAACACATCTTATGTTATATTCAAGCAATAATAATCATCTATTTCTATCTGTAAAACTAAAGTTTAAATACATCTCATGCTATATTCAAACACCTAGTTTAGAAGAGAAAAAAGAAGCTAGTAGCCAGGTTTAAATGCATCTTATGTTATATTCAAACAAAAGCGAGTACAGAAAGGGCGGCTAAGAGCGGGTTGTTTAAATACATCTTATGTTATATTCAAACAAGTTGCTGAAATTATATTGAAAAGTAAAATAAGCTGTTTAAATACATCTTATGTTATATTCAAACTCTTTACACCTTCATCTCCAGTAGAATAACCAATGTTTAAATACATCTTATTCAATCTTTAATCCATTTCCACTAGCATTACGTCTTGTTTTATAACTATCCATACATCTTCCCTTTTTCTTGAACTTAGGAAATCCCGGCGTTTCACCTTTTTTCAGTCTTCTAAAAAAGTTTTTATATGCTTGGTCTAAATCTCTTTGCACATAATTAAGAGCCTGAGCATCAACTTCTTTTAACCAAGGGAAATCTTCTTTATAAGAAGCATAACTTGTTTTTAAGGACTCGCCTGTCGCTTCATACGCTTTAATTTTGTCTCCTAACATTTGGTTCCAGATAAAACGGCAAGCGCCAAATACTTGATTAAGATATTTTTGTTGTTCTCTTGTTGGGTATAATCTGTATTTGTATCCTCTATTAACAATCATTGCTTACTCCTTACTTACTTTGTACATATATTATAGCATATCATCTATTTGATGTCAACACTTTTTTTATTCAATTTATAAAATAGATTACTAGAGAATGGAGAAAAATTAAAAAAAGAAAATTTGTTCCAATTTATTGCTGAATTCAGAAGCAATTCTAATTTAATTAATTATAAAAATCTATTCTCCTGCCTAAAGTTCAACCCTAATAATCTATTTTATAAACTAAAAGATATTTGTGGGTTAAAAGCCCGACTAGGTAACTCACTAACAATAGTATATCATATCAGCCGGGCCTTGTCAACCTTAAAATCATATTTTTATTGGCTAATTTCTTCTAATCTATATTTTTTCTTGAATATTTTTCTAATTTCATCAAAATATTTTTGATTATTATTGTCAGTACATAAATATGTTCCTTTATTTTCAACAACTTTTGATGCGTTCTTGTATTCATCCCAATTTGTCACAACATAACCATATTTTTTACCGTCAATAATTTCTACTTTAATATAATCTCCATCTCTCATTTTAAATCCTTTCTACTTTGCGAATTGAAGTTTATATTTTTATTGAATAATTTCTTCTAATCTATATTCAAATTTAAAATCCTTAAAAATATAATCCCAATATTCATCTTGTAATCTACATAAACCTATTGCTTCTGCCTGTTTTTGCCTTCCAACAAATTTATCCCAGTTTGTCACAACACAACCATACTTTTTACCATCAATAATTTTTATTTTGATATAGTCTTCATCTCTCATGGCGCTCACACTTCTTCTGTCCAATCCTTATGGATGTCATAAATAATTCCGGTGTATTTTCCCTCACAATGGTATAGTGGAGAGCCGTTTCGCTCAACAACCTCTTGCCCATCACAATCCTCAGCCCATTCCCTGTCAAGCCCATCATCAAAAACACCACCAATATCCTCTAAATACTTCTTCATACTAAAAATTAACATCGTCTATCTTCACCTTCGACTCTCTTCTTACTCTTTTATTTCCAAGTTTCTTCATTTTCTTTTTCATTTTATGATTAACATCAAACACCATCTGGTGATGTTGGATATACTTCTTCTTTTGGTTGTCCATAAGTGTCAATTCCTCCACTCTCAGATTCAATAATAAGCGCCATCTTCTGAGAATTAACGAGTCCTCCTTTAAGAATTACTACATCATCCACTGTTGTCTTGTGGATACTTTCACAATATCCATTTGGCATCTCAATCACCACTTCTAAGTTGCCATCATACCGTTTCTTTGCCACATTAAGTCGGTTCAGTAATTCATTAATTGTCATAGTTATCTCCTGTTTTGGATTTTGTTTTTCATTACTTCGTTCAGTTCTTCTGCAAAAGATTCAGCATCGTCTAAGCTTGAGAAGGTCATCAAGTTACTAGATTCAACAACTTCAAGCGCACTCTTTAACTTATACTTATAATAAGTACCCATTTTATCAACTGTGACAGATACAGAAATAACTTCATATTCCCATATCAAACAATTCTTATCGACACGATACACTGTATCTCCAATTTTATATAGCGCATTTCTTAAAACAACTGCGCCAACTTCATTCTCATTCATCTTTTTTCTTCTCATACCAAGGTTTGAATTTTTTAATTCGATTGATTAAATTCTTGGTATTTCCTGTAAAACAAATTGCCCTGTCATCAATATAAGCAACAGCGGCTGGTTTTGTGGCTGTTACACTATCAACATAAATATCATTTATATCTAAGTATTTTTGCACTGCCTCCTTACCTAGCTGGGTGGCACAACGAGAGCTTTGTACTACAACCAAATATCCATCGTCATGCAATCTATCTATTACATCTTTAATACCATCCACAGGCGGGTCAATACAAACACTATTACCTTTCCACCCTGACTTATAACTATGAATAACACCATCAAAATCAAAAACAACTGTTGGCTTGTATGTGTCATTACAAGCTACACGCTCTATCATTTTTTCATTAAAGTAGAATTCACATACTTCATCTTCATCATCGAAAGCAATAATATATGTTATATCAGATTTATCAGCACCCGTAAAAATATCTACAATTTTTCCTGTACGTGTACAATATTCGTTCATTTCTTCTACGAAATACTCATCACCAAAACACAAATCGCCGTCTTCATCAATTCCAGTACATGTATCTTTCAATACTTTGTAAGGGAGAACCCTTACCCTATCATCAATCTCATACATTTTCAACAAACATCTCCTTGGAGAAATTAAACATCCAATTAACTGTTTCTTCTGTTGGGTCTGGCTGATAATCGGGGTCTAAATATCTAGCATCATTTAAAATAATCTTATGCGGCTCTTCCATAGAGGTAATAATACCTGTTCTGCCACATAACTTTTGCATGTCCTCAGTAAAGTAATTTGGAACCTTTCGACTGGATTTTGGGTTGGGGTATGTATATCCGCAAAGAATAACACCGCCTTCGTCTGGCGCTCCAAACTCATTTACCAATTCATCATATGTTTTAATTCTTACAATATCACCTTTTTTAGCCATTCTCTTTCTCCTTTTCTAAAATAATACATCTAAAAATGTAATCATTTTCTCTTAAAAATTTTAATGGTATAAGATAGCCGCCCGCATAACAATTATCTGCTTTGTTGTAGAATCTTCTATAATATTTCTTGCTATCATCTTCATTAAGAACAAACTTTCTAAGCTTTACCCAATTAACAAGGTAGGCGATATCATTATAGTCATCCACATAGCACAGTATGTCGCACCTACAATAATGCAACCAGCCATCTTTATCACCATTTTTTCTCTCCATAACGTCTTCTACAAAAATATTTCTGGTTTTTGAAATTCTTTTATCTGCTTTAATTTCCATTGTTAACTTTTTGTTATTTATATTGAGTACCATATCAATATCATACTTCTGATATTTAGGGTCTTTTGAAACATCAATAACATCAACACCCAACGACTTTAACTTATCATATAAAATCATTTCAAATTTTTTACCATACTTTAAATCATATTTAAAACTTCTACTCATACTAACAAATCAATCATTATCTTCAAAGTGCTTATTATTTCTGCCGCATTTAATTTATCTCGTCTTTCGGTAAGCGCCATTGCATACCTTATCATAGAGTTAAATATTATATGCATCTTTTCTTGAGGAACATTAGCATCTAAAATTGTAAAAATTAACTCTGTCAATGAATTTCCATAATAATACTTAAATGTATTTTTAGTATAATCCATTACCGTTTCAAGTGGATTATTTTTGAATCGCTCTTTTAATTTTCTTCTACTCTCTAGATTACTGTCCAAGTCTTCCATGAAAACTTGATATGAACTTATATCATCATACAGTTTATCTGCCCATTCATCAGGGAATTCTTTCTCTATGTCTACTTCTTCTACTATCTTAATTCTTTTACATGTACCTTTATTCTCTTCATTTCCATTTATATCAACTGAATGCTCTTTTTCTGAAATCGGAACATACGCTCTTACCTTCAACAACTTACTTTCCCAAGGAGCATAATAATTTTCTGTATCCTCTATGTTATAACAAAAATGAAATCCACTGTTACATAAACATGGAACTTTCTCTTGGGTATACTCTTTTCCAATTTCATATTTAAAATCCCCATATTTTGTTGTCATATCAAGATTAACTCTCTTATAGCCATCAACCCATACAAATTCCTGAGCATCATAAAGCATATTAGCAATTTCAAGCAACTCATCTCTAAATATATCATCAACATAAATTGGCTTTACTCTGTTATCAATACAGACTCTTCTAAATGCTAACGATAAAGGGAAGTACCCATCATAACGAATAGATGAATAATCGGTAGAGGAATTACGAGGTATTTTCATAAAGGCATCCACCCTTTTATCGAATGAAAGGCTACTATCTCTTGCCACCTCCATCAATTCAAGCGCTAACATCTCATCATAACTCTTTTCCTCTTCTTTTGAAGGCTCAATCTCCTCTTGAACAATTTTATCCTTGTTAAAAATTTCATTTTATACCTCCTAAGTATATAACCCCGCAGTCAATTGGTCAAAATTTTAATTTGTATTTAAACTGTAAAATAACATCTGCGGGGTCTGGTCGTAATCTTTAAAGTATTGTAACCGCTACTTCATTACACCTATATTATATAACAAAAGCGCCAGTATGTCAATCATTTTTTGGCGCTTTTTAAAATATTTTAAATTCTTTTTCGCATTACTTCTACGGGGTAAGCATTTATAATTTCAATATTATCATTTGCTTTCAATACTAAGTTTTCATCATACGCTTTATCATAGTAATTGAATTTGTATGATAAATTTGAGGGTGTATTAAGGATGTATTCATAGCCATCCATCTCTCTATTATATATTTCAACGCAAAAATAAGATATATCCCAGTTATGGACTATAAAATCATTCATCAGTTCTAACAATTCGTCTTTTGTCATTTTAATCACCTACCTTTTTAATATTTTAACACCAACCATTTCTTCAATGGTATGTCTATATTTTTCCTCTAAATCAGAATAACGAGCGCCGCCATACTCAATACTTTGTTGTAAACCTTCATTGCGTTTTCTTAGCGCCAAAATAGTATCCTCTAATTGTTTAATGGACTCTTTATTCTCTTCAATTTCCTGCCTAAATTCCTTCGTCTCTTCTTCTTGTTCAGCTTTAAACCTATCCATTTCATCTTTTAAGGTGTGGATTTTTTTAATTCTACTTTCTACAAATAGCCGATTCAATTCTTCGTCTTCCGGTGTATCAGCGTTTACTGCTTCAATTTTGAAAAGTGTAATGGCAATTTCTTCTTTGCGGTCAGTTAGTAAAACCCAGGGATTACTAAAGAAAATATGTACAAAGTTGTTATCTTCTTTGGTTTTACCCTCATAGATTTTCTCTCCATACTCATACATCTTATTGATGCGCTCATTAATTTTACTTTCGTTTTGAGCAATATAAGTATTGATTGAGAGCTTTTCATCACGCCCCATAATACGTTCAGCAAAGCGCTCTGCACAGTGTTTGCTAATTCTTAACATTGAGTATTATCTCCATTTCCACCAGTAATCTTGTAAGGATTAGGCCAATCATTAGGTGTGTTTCTAAGTGGAATAGTATTTGGATTACTAAATCCAATAGGGTAATTCTCTTTGAAATTTGGACACTTTACATCTATATCAAAAGACGAATCATTATAGTCTTCTAAGATTTTATCTACTTTATCTTGTAAAGCGTAAGCATCTTCAACTTTCTTACATACCTCTCTATGATTACATAAATCGCAAGTTTCTTTCATATTACTCATTACAATCATCCTCATCATCTTCTTCACGTAAAAAATATAAGGGATTATACCCAATCCATCCAATGCTTTCCATTCTCTCAACAATTTTATCGAAATCCTTATCTTCATCCTCAGAAAAGACGTAACAAATATCTTTATCCTCTAAGATTCCATATATTTCACTATGCTTTCCTAATTGTTCACCAAAATAAACCTCTTTCCCAATCGCATCTTCTACATCTTTTTCATCCGCAACAAACAACGAATCAATCATCCCATATCCACAATCCCAATAAAAGTTATAAATTTTTCTCATAGTTTTCTCCTATCCACAATAAATCCGTTCAGCAAATTCCTCATATCTCGCTTCTAAAATTTCAATAATTTCACTATTAAGCCATTCAAGCTCTTCTCCGTTTTTACACTCCTCAAACATATCATCTATAAATGGGAAAAATTTCAAATAATCAAGACGAATTTCCCCATCTTCATTTCTATATACCATTTCTATACTACCATCCTATTTTTAAATTAGGAACGATTGTACCTATAACAACAATACATGCAATCATTCCAAAATAAACCAAAGCATCTAATATATTATATAAAAAACTATCACCAAATCTATCATATAAAGTAGGGTATATATTCATTAGCGCTATAAATCCAACCAATGCTAGCAACATTATTATCCATAACAGAAACTGAAACGTCATTTATCCCTCCTTGGCTTGCGCTTTTTAGGGCGCTTCTTTTCCATTAAATCCTTTTCGGCTATTTTTTCCTCTTCTTTTTCAAGAACCCACTCTAAATAATCTTTACTGGCTATTGGCAAACTCTTTTTCTTAAACTTCATTCTTTGCATCCTTATTAAAATTATAAAGCACTTCTAAGACATGAATCAGCTCATTATTTGTTATGTCGAGCGGAAGTACAACATCATAAATATTTCTCACATCCTCTTTTGTACCTTCGCTGGCGCTACGATTGTTTTTAGGGATTGCAATCGCTTTAACCTTTCCAGATTTAGGGTTAGTGATAACAAACACCTGTGTTTCTTTGCTTCTTATATAACAGTCATAAGCGGCCCATGCTATAAATAAGATAAAAAATATAATTATGAGAATCTCAATTGTCATCTTCTTCGTTCTCCTTCTTGAATATGACTGCTGTTATAACTTGAGATTCATCGAAAATATCGTGAATAATTTTTTCAACAATCTTCCAATCACCACCGCCATATCCACAACCAATGCCATACGGAATGCCAATTGTCCATGTTCCATCTTTTGTAGCAAAATCTAATGTTTCACACATCGCCTTTAAATGCAAAAACGCTTGCTTCAAAGAGGTATAATCAGTAGTACGGATACCCTCTTGGGATTCTGTAAATTGCGCAAACAAATTTGCAACCAACTTCTTTGCGCCCTCTCTTCCTTTAGCAGAATATCCTTCTGATTCTACAATCTGAGTCATACCCATAAGGCTCTCACTAAAGCGGTGCTCTTTACACATCTGTCGATATTCTTGTAATAGATTCCTAGAACGTGTTTTTAAATCTTTTGCAAACCCACTATTCATTTTTCCTTGGCAATTTACTTGATGCGCAATAATATCGACCTTAGCCGTTAACAAATTTCCATCTCTATACTCAACCATCTTTACCTCCTAACACATCATTTAGAGTATATACTGGCATTTTAACTGTTCTAACTCTATCTGAGTCATCTTTTATCCACCTTTTTAAACATCCGGGAGAACAAAATGATATCTCATAAAATTCAAGAGGGTAATACACCTCATCAACATATATCTTATAATCTAAATGCGCCTCTTCCGCTCCACAACACGCACATTTTTCCTTATAAACCCAATCAATCATTATCCTCCTACCAATATTCCTTTCCTTTTAATAATTTCTTCAATGGCGCTATCTCTATCTAAAAATACCTCAGATTTATTTACCTTTTCCCATGTATATTTATTAGATGTTTTAATAAATCCATCTCTTAAACTAGCGCCATCATGTGTAAGTACATATCTCTCTATATCATTCATCATAGAGCGACTACTCACAATAACATTGTCATTTCCCATATCTACGATTACATTTAACCCCTTGATATAATAACCATTAAGAATCTTTTCTACCTCTCCAGTAGCATGACATTCTGGACATGTGCAAATTAAATTTGGGTATTTAGGAATCAAACCTTTAATCAATCCACTACCACCACAGCCCGGACATCTTCCTATTGTTTTTTTAAAAGAAGAATATCCTAAGTAGTAAACGTCATCACCTATTTTAAAGTCCATAAAAACCTCCTACTATCGTTAAAACAACTAGCATCATTCCAATAATCGCACTAAATGATGTACATACACTGCCAATATAAGTAATAATTTTACCTATATAACGCAATATAGCACTAAATTCTAAATTACACTTCATCTTCATCACCCTCATTAAATTCTTTGTATTCAAATGCACACTCACATTCACCGCATAAAATCTTTAAACCCGGCTTTCCTCGAAGGGTAGTGCCACATTCAGGACACTCATAGAATGGTCTTTTCTTTCGCTTTTTAGGTTTATCGGACTCAGAGTCTGCCGCAGTGGATGGGTCAAAACGGCTTACTTTAAAGACATCTCCAATATCCAATTTGTCAATATATTCAATAAATGTATCACTAGGAGATGTTACTGAGAATCCAACTGTTGGTGCTTTGTCAATAACCAACCCCCTCTTTTCTGCTTCTGTTTTGAATCGCTTATTGTGGTATCTATAGTTGTTAGATGTATCTTTAATGCCATTTTCCCAACAATATATATGAACCATCTCATGGTTTAACGTGCTAATAAGATTATAAATATCTCTTGTAAGATATTCAGCGCTAATATTTAATTCATAGTATTTATTTCCATCAATGTCAATCCATCTATCCTTAGAAGCCCATCCATAAACATGGCCACCTCCGGCACTTTGACTTTGCAAAGTAATGATAGCGGAAGGTAATTTTCCTTCATAAAAATCCTTATTTAAACAGTCGTAAACCCTTGCTAATTCACCATAAATTGGTGCTAATTCTGCTGTTTTCATAATGAAAGCTCCCAATCATAATCAATATTGTCATAATCATCTATTACAATACCTGAACTCGTATTAGATTTGTCATCCTCAAATTCCCAATTTCCAGAAATAGAAATATCGAATTTAAATCCTTCCGGATAAAATTCTCCATTTTTTAGAGGAACAATTTTATCTATGTATAATTTTCTAAAATTTATAGAAGAACCTAAAGTTTTGTAGTCGTATAAATCTTCAATGCAATTAATATGACAATACACAAATGCTCTATCTTGCGCATTAGAGTAGACGGATGAATCAATGTGATATATATGTGAACCATATACATCATAATAACACTCACCTTCTTTATACTCAAAGTTACCATCATAAAATGATACATATCTACCATCTTCTTTTTTCTTTACATATTTAACAAATTTCATTGGAAATTCTAATGTCTCTTCTAATTTCTTATTTTCTAAACCCAGAGATTTCGCATAAAAATCTCCAACATCCTTGTTAGAAAGAGAACTAATATTTCCATTTTTATCAAATAAAACAGGCGGACGGATACAATCATAGTAAACTGGAATTCCCATCCTTAAATCCACTAGGATAGGATAGCTTATCTCATATTTGCTTTTTAAATCAATATGAGTTCTATCAGACTTTTCATCTATACATTTTAACGCTTTGTCAATATCAAATGGTTCGTCTTTAATTTCATCAAATAAATCATCTATCTCTTCACCATACATACCACCCAAATGATTGCAAAGTTCTTGGTAGTCATTGATTTCCAAATCTTTAATGGCAAATGCAATTTGATACATATTATATAAATTGATACTATACCCCTTGTTTTTATACTTGTCCACTCTTTTTAACGAAACAATTGGAAACGCAGTATTCTTATTGAAATTTAAAGTATTTGAAATATTATCATAAATAAAATCTTTGTGAAGGTGAAATTTTTCATCAGAAAAATCAAAGGCACCCATACATACAGTAAAATCAAAATCATTCCATATATCTTCAATGGTGGGATAACTCTTTAATGTAACAACTTGAATTAAAGAGTTACATCCATCCCAATCTACAAAATTTAAAGCCTTATGTGAGCTAGTGCGATAATGACTTTCGCACCATCTACTCATTAGAAATCTATACATATCACCATCTGTTTTAAAGTAAACATCATAATCGTTTATATCGACACCTTTAAATACAGAAGTAATAGCGCCACCAGCAATAACAGCGTTACACTCCTCCAAGCAACAGACTAAGTCTTCACTTAAATCTGACAACAACAACGATTTTTTATCTTTTTTCATTCATTTTCTCCTTCTTCTTCTTCAAATAATCCATTTTCAATAACTTCTTTTTGGTAATTCTGGTCTACCATTTGAACATATCTTGCTGTCATTTGACTATTTTGATGCCCTAACATTGTTTGGATATTCTTCATATTAGTACCATGAATAGATTGTAATGTTGCTGCTGTCGCTCTAAGCTTATGACAAGATACATTTTTTTCTATACCAGCCTTCTTACAAATCTTTTTAAGTTCACGATTAATGTTATTAGCATCACATTTTCCACCATTATTAGAGGTAAACAGATAATTTTTATCCGCCAATCGACCAACAACCGCTGGGACTCTTTCACCATTGGAATAAACAACGTTCCCATTTGGGTCTAAACATGTTTCCCCGCTCAGTTTTGTTACTTTTTTAGTTCCAATATAGTTCTGAATATATTTTCTGCATCCAGCGCCAATTGGAATATACCGGGCTTCGCCACGTTTTGAGTCGTTAATGTAAACTTTATTGCCTACAATATCATCCATTGTTAAATTGATTACTTCACTAATACGCATACCCGTACTAATCATCAGATAGAACATTGCTTTTTGGCGCTTTGTTCTACAGTTTTTAATTAAATCAGACGCTTCTTGTTCACTCAAATATACCATTGGTTTTGGTGGTATCTTCTTTAACTTCACTCCCTTTGCGGGGTTATATGTGATGTAGTCTTCATCATAAAGAAAATTAAAAAAAGATAGTATGGGTGCTGTGTAAGTATTAATTGAATTGTCGCTCAATCCCTCTTCTTCTAAATCAAGACGATACTTTTGAATGTCTGGTTTTTTCAGCGCCAACAACTGAGATGATTTTTTAATATTTAATCTATCCAAGAAGTTATTAATCCATTTCTCATAATTTTGAAGTGTTCCTTCTGCGGCACCGTTTGCTTTCATATCCTCTAAAAATAATTGAAGTTCTACTAACATTTGATATACCCCTTTCAATTTGTTAATTATATTATAACATAGCTTGTTAATATTTGTCAAGCATATAATAAAAATAAAACCCCTCAATTAAGAGGGGTAATGTGCTCTATAGACTTTGAAGTTCTAAAATAATATCATTTTTTTGTTTATATAATTTGTTACATTTTTCTTTAGTTTTTACAATTTCATCGTGATATCTTTTCTCTGTACGAGTGCAAAATTCTAAGTAATCTTCTTCGTCCTCAATTTTATTCCGCACTTTCTGTTTCTTAGCCTTTAGATAAGCGACATACTTACCAACCTTTTCATCATATTCATCACCAAATTTAGGTCTTGAAATACCCTTTTCACCAGAATTTAACCAGCATACAATGACTTGGTCAGAACAAATAAACTTCTCAACATCTTCATATACTAAATCTAAGTTTCGTTCATTTTTTGGCGCTACTTTAAATAGGCCAACCATGTCAACATCATCAATACTCATAACACCATTCACCACTGAGCTTGTTGGTTTTAAACTCACAACATGACTCTCTTTGTTGTATGCTGTACACTCAAAATCACTTGATTTAAATAAATCTAACAAGCCTGCTTTATCACCAGCGCCATAAGCTTCACCTGTCATTTCCATGCAGAAATTCAACATATCTTCTGGGTTAACTACAACATACCGAGCGCCAATATTAATATCTTTTTTTAACATTTTAATAAACCTCCAATAGTTCACTTAGTTTTAAATCTTTTTCCTTTGCCCACTTACAAATAATTTTACTTTGTTCTTCTTTTGGTGAGGCATTTAGTAAGCCTCTCACCTGTTTTACCACTCTGTTTCTAATTTCAATTGTTAAAACGGATTTCTCTGGCTCCTTCTCCTTTCTCATAAATAAAATCAAACTTTTTCCCATAATAATATCTTCTACATAAGATGCAACACAATGTGAAAGTTGTGCGCCCTCATCTTTAACTTCATCAGCGCTTTCTGCACATCTTATGATATATCCATTATAGCGCCAATTATACTGTTTGTCAACACACTTTTCAAAAATCTCTTTGGAATATTCTATTTTGAATTTTCTAAACCCTAGCGCAGTAATATCATGAACAGACTTTAGGAACTTAGGGTATTTATCAAACCTTACCCCCATTAATGTTTTAGATTTAACATAATCATGTAAAAGTTGAGTTGCTCTAATTGAATTAATATCTTCATATCTAGGCATATGCCAAAAAGCATAATCAATTAATCTACGATAATTATAATTAAATTCTATTATAAGACTAATGAAATCTTCTAATGAATATAAACCATAACATCGTATATTATCAAATACAAAATTAAAGTCATCTTCGTACTCTCCATATTTGTCTTCTATATAACGGGCGCTGTTAAAAATAATATCCCTATGTTCTTTTGCGGTTCTTTCAAAGGATGCTGTAAATGTAATATCATGATTTTGAAAAATTCTTAGAATATCTTTTGGGTAATCAGATGTTTTACTTTTTATAAATGAATCTACCTCTATTCCTAGTAGATGCCAATTTTCTAAATGTGCATACTTATGTAGCCTATTTAAGAATGTACCCATATTACTACATTGACATTCTCGAAACGCTATGCTCTTAATAAAATGCCCATATGCTTCATTTTCTTTCATAAAGCTGTCAACTATTTCGCTAACATCAATCCCCTTAAAAAAACTATTTAGCTGTTTTACTTGCCTGATTTTTCCATTATAGAAACGATAGCATGTATTATCACCTAAATCAAATTTTGCTAAAGTCCCATCTTCTTTTGTAAATACTAAATACCGACCATCCTTCTTACAATTCAATAATTTTCTCTCCTTTCACCCCACTTTCCAACTTATACATAGAATATAGTGGGGACTTTCCGACTCATGGAAAGTTACTTTAAAATTCATTTCTAAAAATACATTGCTACTTTGAAATTCATTTTGCAATTTTGAAATCTACTTTTAATTTCGCTACAAATTGTTTGTTTTTTAGGCCATTACACCCATACTTTCTTTTTTTTATTTATTTTTTTGTTTTGTGTATACCATCTAACCCTATATCTATAATACATCTTACGCTATGTTTTTCTGACGTATATCGTTAGGTATATTAAATTTGATAGTAAGAGAATATACACAGCCCATTATAAGTGATTGGCGCTAAAAAGTCAAGTCTGTATTATTAAAATTAAGTTTTTATTAAGGATTGTTATATTGTATAATTAAAAAACTATATAGCAAAAGGCCACCTTTCGATGGCGCTAATGATATATTAAAAAAATTAAGGGAGAAAATAAAAATGTATAATAAACAAAGCACGCAAAAGGAGTTTTAATAAAAATAAAAGATTATATAGTATATAAAAAAATAAAAGGTTAAATAGCAACTCATCATGTCTATTGTATAATTAATAAAGTCAATTAATTGAAATTTTATTAATTTAAGTATGTGAGATTTGCTTTTTATACTTTAATATTTTGTGCTTTGTTTATATCAAAAATGCTAAACCCTATATCCAATCCTGATTGTTACCTCAAGAGAAAATATTTGGGGAGGAATCTTATTTCCTTTGTTGATTATATTATATAACAAAAAATTCATTTTGTCAACTTGTTTTTTATTTTCTTAAGATTTATTAAGTATTATGCCCCGTAAATTTCTTTTCTCATTTTACTTTTTTTTGATTTTATATATTTGCCCCGAGTTTTTTGTTTCGCATTTTACCCCAGATTTCATATACCCCCGGGAAAATTGCATACACATTTTACCCTTTTTGTTTTTTTGAGTTGAAATTTCAAGATTTTTTACTTATAAATCTTGTTAGTTTAATCTAACAATTATTACGTTTACTTATATTTAATAATAAATATGTTATATAAAACAAACATTGCTTAAGATTTTTCATTAAATTTTCAATGACCTTTACTTCTTGTACTAAGTATATCACGATAGAAGTTGAATGTAAATATACATTAAGTTTTTATTAAGTGCAAGAATTTTTTGAAATAATATATAAACTTAAGAATTGATTAAGATTATATAGGGGCTATAAGGTGTTTTAATTATTGTAGGATACTTATATAACCTACAAATAAAAAAGTGCCTGTATGGTCAAATATAATCGTTTACATATATAGACAATAAAAAAAGGCGGATAAACCGCCTTAAATACTCTTTATTCCATATAATGGGCTATGGTCAAAAGCCCATATCAGGGAATATAAAAACACTAACACCAAAAGAACCACCGTTAAAAAGTATAATATATCCATTACTGAAAATTTATAATGAAGTATATCATAAATCTTTAAAATGATTTTACCAACAAAACGCTTAATCCGCTTCATACAGAACCCCCTCTCTTATTTGATAATATAATTATACACTATTGTTTTTTATATGTCAAGTGTTATTTCTAAATATTTTATTTAACTTATTGATACTGAAAATAAATATCTGTATATTGCTCTCAGTAGTGCAATTAAGCCTCAAATTGCCACTTTTTATGCAAATAGGATATATAGTATAGGGTATAAAAATAAAACGTCTAATTAATCGTTTGCACTTGTATATACATGACAACGTTTACAACTGAGGGTAGGAATGGTGTCTAACAGATGTTAACTGCTATACTCTTGCCCACTTATCGCTTTCCTTATCTCATTTCCTATCTTTATTATACACTATATATTTATCTTTGTCAAGCAATTTAAGAATATTGTTAGCGTTTACATAAAAAAAATATAAAAAGGCGGTATCCCCGCCTTAAAACCATTCTGCATGATACTTTTTTAAGAGAACACCCACGCAAACCATATCTTTAATGTAATAAACATCAAAAATATGGTCATTAGATTTATATACCCTTTCAAGAAATATTACATCATGTTTTTTCATTTGCACTATGTAATCAAAATTTTCTTTGTCGTTTAAAAATAAATATAGGTCACGTGGATTTAAAGCGTTATGGACAATACCTATTCGATTAGAACGCCCATGATAATCCGATACATAAACGATTATTATATCAGGATAAGTTTCTGCTACCCACGTTCCATTCATGTTTGTATTGGTAATCATCATTGGCTTTACCTCTCTTTAACTGCTTTGAAGATTAAATAGCCAATCGTGAGAATGGCTACATTAGAATTAAATATAATTAACAAGGTTGTCATGGTCAGATTTATTCTACTCCAAACTATCTACTAATTCAAAAATCATTTTACTAAAACCATAACCACAATAGTTGTTTAAAATATCATAAGCTTCGTCTGGTCTTTCTTTTATTTCCTTTTCAATATCTCTTGTAATTAACTTAATCTGATTCTTCAAAATTTTGTTTTGGTTCTTTCTTTTAAAACATTTCTTCTGGTTCTTCACATGCAATGATAATAAAGTACTGCTTAACCTTAAGAAGCTTAATAAAAAAATCAAACGGCATTGGCGTTTTTTTGTTTGTTCTTCTTGTACTTCTTATAAAATCCACTGAGCACCCCAATAAACTAGCTACATCTTGAGCATTAAGATATTTAAACACAATGTCGAAATACTCTTTTACATTTTTTCGATTTTGATTCCACAAATAGATATACCCATAGTTTCTTTTGTCACTATCAATATCTACCTCTTTTAATATATCTTTCAAAGTTGCCATTACAATCTCTTTATCAAAGTCCATTATTTACAATCCTTTCCATACCAACAAACCTACAAATTTTATTATATACATCTTCCCCAAAACACTCTTTGATGGCGCTATTAACATCTTCACCCGCATTCATTATATCATTAAAATCTGGATTATCCCTTAAGTATTGAATTAGACGTGTGTAACTAACCTCATCACCCCTAACAGCAAATTGAATGTCAATACCTATTTCATTTTCAATATCCCTACAAAGCGCCAACCAATCACGATATAGAGGTTTTGATTCAGCCTTTTGTATTTCATCATCAATATTAATTTCACCTGTTAATATTTGTTTATTAATCTCTTGTGCAATAGAGGAAATTCTTTCTTCGACTTCCTTAACAGTTTTGGCGCTACTTAATATAGCACCATTCATGCCAAGTAAAATTTTATATTCTTTTTTATCTTTGTAGTAAAAGAAGGCAACCCCATCTACTACAGTCTTATATCCTCTAACTTCTTCCAGATAAAGTGGTCTTTGAATATATATATTACTTATTTCTCTTCTCATAATCATTCCACCATTTCATTAACCTTATCTACAATTTCACTTGCAAATTTATGTATATCTATAGCGAGAGCTTGATAGCTATTCATTGTTTCATCTTCAATGAGACAGAACGCATATGCAATACTTACCATATCAAACAAACAGTTCATTCTTCTACAGACCATTTCTAGTCTTAAAATAATATTTTCAGCAAGCAAATCAATATCATCATATTCAATCGGATTAATGGCGCTAAAATACTCTTTAAAATTCAACACTTCTTCTAGTAAATCATCATTACTTTCAAATAATAAATCTAATACAATATTCATTCTTATTTATCCTCTCTTTTTTCAATCATAATATCTTTAGCCAAAGCATAAAAACGATTGCCCGGCCTAGTGGAAGATTCTACTTTGTAAACAGGCTCTTTAAACATACTATTAATCAACTTATCATATTCAATCCCAACAATCGCAACATCTTCACCATCAGCCGTTAATTTAAATTCTAAATCACGCCCATCATAGTAATGCCCGCAATGTTCACAACGTTCATTATTTTCATCAATACCTATTTTGCTTGATGGCTCCCCACAATAAGGGCAGATTGATAGAAAACTTTCAGGATACACCTCAAATTCATTTTCTAAAAATGCAGAAAAATATTCACGCTGGTTACTTTTAAAACTGTCAATATAACCCCACAACTTAATCGTATCTTCTGTATCTTTAAGAATATCACGTTTCATATCTTCAATAATGTAGTCTACAACCTCAATGAGTCCGGATACCTCTTCTTCAATATATTCACGATATTCATAATTTAAAAAATAGTTGCGCACTGCACTAATATCAAAACGGTTTTTATCGTTTAGGTAGTCATCAATTTCAAACCCATTAACTGCATAATATGAAATGACATTATTAATTACGTCTAAATAATCATCATCAATTTCAAAAGTTTCATTTACCCTTACATAAAACGAGCTTGTTCTTCCGATATGATTAACACAAGCCATAAAAGGCTTTCCAAATGTCATATCACAATATTTATTCAAGTCATCAAAATTTAAATCGCAAAACTGATTAAACACTTCATTCCATACGTCATCATTCATTCTTTCAATAATTTCTTTTCGTACATATTCTTCTGCTTTAAAATTAGAGGAAATATCATACAGCTTTATGTTTGTATACTCAGTAAATACAGCTTGTTCAAAGAATTCTTTCGCCCAATCTAACACCTTGTTTGCTTCTACTAATTTTTCACTAAATTTCATTTTATTTACCTCACCTTTATAATCTTTCAATCCAACCATACTTTGTGTGAGCGCCATATGCGTTCATTCTCAAGTCACTTCCAAAAGCTTCATAATCAATATAATTTTTAAGATAGTCAGGGATATTCATAATACCAGGTTCAATCACATAATCATAACCTAAATCATAATCGTTAAGTATATCTTTGCGCAACGAATAATCATCAATATTTTCTACAATATCCATAACACTATACCCACCAAGCTCTAATGCCGCCGCCAATAAATCCTCATCATCAACATCTTCTAAAGCTTCGGCCAGCTCATTAAGTTCTTCAACACTCGAATGTTTTTCCAGCCCATCACACACACCGGGAACATCACATTCATAACCAGCAAAGAAGTATTCTTTGTGTTCATCAGTTATGCCTACTTGCTCTAAAACTTCCTCTAATTCATCTTCGTCAATTGGGAATGTTACCCATTCCCCAATTGATTTACCATTCACTAAATATCCTTTTAATTCTACCATTTTACTTACCTCTTTCTTTATCTTATGTATATATTATACATCATTCTATGTTACTTGTCAAGCGTATTTTAAAGATTTTCTAAAATTTCTTGATATTTTTTAGGGATTTTATTATACGCTCTTACCTTGTGTCCAGATGACCATTCATTAAGATAGACTTCATTAATAATATATGTTTTTAAATGGCCAGTCCAGTCATATAGGATACAGAAACCCCAACCTAAACAACCCTCTTCAATCTGAAAGAATTCGCCGTTCCCTCTTTCGTCTACAACATAATTATTTACTAAATCTTCTATCGCACCAGAACTATAAAGGCTCATTTAATGTACCCCTTTCTTTATCTTATGTATGTATTATACATTACATTATGCTACATGTCAATACTTTTTTTAAAATTTAAGAAATAAAAAAAGTGGGTTTCCCCACTTAATTTAATATACCCCACTCATTTAAATACTTAATTCCCCTTTCAACATCTTCTATATCATATGAAACACCGTCTAATCCTAAGAATCCTAAAAAATCATCTGACATGAACTTAGTATCCATAGGGATTTTTTGGTCGTTATAATAAAATTCATCAATATGGATTTCATTACTAGACACAATATCATCTAAATATTCTGATAAATGCTCTTCATCATTAACCCAATAATTGATTTTAATTTCATTCAAAAGCGCACTATAGGTGTCAATCATTAAATCGTTAATCATTTCTTCTAAGTCGCAAAACCTGTCGCAAGCAGTAAAATCTAAAAGGTCAAGCCTTTCCTCAATCAATGCCATAAAATCGTCTGGAATTTCGCCATCTATATTCCTTGTATTTAAATTATTAATAACAATATTGGCTAACAATGCGTTTAAATTGTTGTATAACTGCGCTTCATTGTAACAAAACCATGCACTTTGTAACATTTTATAAAGCGGTTCGCTACCTGAAAATGTACCCATTACTTCTTCCCAATAATCAGAATCCCCTAACTTTGATGCAGTTGCGTAAATTTCATTATAGTAAATCCCAACATTGCTGTCGGCATGTTCCATAATTGCGTCTGAGATGTAACAGCTATCGTCAATATCATAAGTATTTACAAAATCTTCCAGCATGTCATCATCACTTTGTTCTAACCATTCTAAACAATCGTAACCTAACAATTCAATTTTATACATTTTTATTACCTCTTTCTTTATTTTATATATTTATTATACACTATATTTTTGATATTGTCAACTATTTTTTTTATATAATACTCAACTAATTTTACAATAACTCTTCTAATGCTTTTTCGATTTCATTATAATATTCATACTTTGTAATTAAGCCCCTGTCAAGTGCGCTATCCTCTTTAATACCAACTTCATCTTGTAAGTAATTAATTAAATCATCATGAGCCTTATCTAAATTTAATAATGCTGATTCAGTTTTATTAAATGCAAGTATAGTTGCACATTCTGTTATTTTTCTTATTTTTAACATAATTGCAAATTGTTGTTTTATTGTAATCATAATTACTGCCCTCTTTTCCTTTTACGTTCCAATTCTTCTTGTATTTTCTCTTCAAGATTATACCATATATATTTTTCAGGGTCTATTGTGTATAATTCCGTAAAGACTTCTTTTAAAACATCAATGTCTTTTACATCTGTTATATATGCAATCTCTTTATTAACGTAGATTCTTGAGGATTTATCTGTTACATTACCATAGCTATCACAATGACAAAACTCTTCAAGCAGGTCTATATTTGCTGTTTCATAAGTGACATTTCTTAATATTGTTTGCTCATTCACTCTACATTTATAAATTAGTCTCATTTCTTATTTTCCCCCTTTGTAAAAAGCCATATTACCCAACTCAACAGTGTAGCCCGCCTCAATTTCTTCTATTACATATTTCATAAAATAAATTGAGTAATCCTCAAAATCATTAAAATCTTCCGTATCCTCAGCCCCTTGCTCATACTTATCATATAGTAATTCAGTATTATAAATAATATCGGATAGGTCTTTTAAGAAATTACATTTACTCATAATAGATGTGAGCAATTCATTATTGGTTTCTTGTGCTTGCATTACATATTTAAATTTTATATTCTCCATATTGATAAATTCTTCTTGATACTCTAGTGCTTCTTCCAATGTTTCAAACCCATTTCCATAGTAGGTAAAGAGACTATGTCCTCCCATACATGAACTATCACTTACCCAATAATTTTTTTTGTTAGGTTTACATTGATTTAATCTTAACTTCACACTTCCATCATTGTTGCAGTATTGATGTAACCACCATTTGTTCATTTTCATTTTTATTACCTCCCTTTCTTAACTTGTCTATATTATACACCAATCAATATGACATGTCAATACTTTTTTTAAAAAATAAATAAAAAAACAGGGGCTTTATTCCCCTGTTAAATCTTCAAAATATTTCGCTACAATATCTTGAGCACGTACTGGTGCATTGCGTATCACTCTAAAGCATGAACGGTATTCATCTAACTTTACTATTTCAATTAGTGGACAGTCTGAACAATCATGCAGTTTACAAAAACAAGAAAATGTTTCTAAATTAACTTCATTTGGTTTCATCTTCCCGTACCTCATCTGGCTCTTTAATCATTTCTAGGCTAAACTTAAATTTGTCCCAATTCTCCATAAATTCCCCATTCAATTTAACAAGACCGCTTGGCTTTCCTTTTGAATTCTTTTTCACTTCTGTTACTTTTGCTTTTAGCCCTTGATAATCCACCATTTGCGTAGTAAATACCTCTTTTCCACAATCAATATTACCATTTTCCAAACACCCGTAGCGGTTAAATAATTCTTCATAAGTTCTTACTTGAACCATATCCCCTACAACTACACTTAAAATATTACCGTTATTATCAACATTCATTTTCAAAAACTTCCTTTCATTTTTAATTTATATAGCCTACTTTCCAACTCAATACAATTAGATTATGGGGGCTTTCCAACTTTTTGAGCGCTACTTTAAAATTCATTTCTAAATTCTATACGCTACTTTTAAATTCAATTTGCGTTTTTAAAAAATACTTTTAAATCCATTTTCATCATTTCTTTACATCAATATATTTCGATACGTTTTAAATTTTTCCTTGTTGTATCCCTCAGCGCCTCATACACTTCAAGTATAACATATCGCAACACCATAATACCAACGATAAAAAACATAATAATCAGTCCTATTACAAGGAACAAAACTATGAAAGTGTTAAGTTGTCGACACACCGAAAATATAAAACACATAAAATCTAATGAACCAAAAAAGACCATCACCCAAAATAATACGTTGCATACCACAACAATTCCACGAGTTCTTAAGTATAATTCATCATCAGAATAATTCTTCCAATTTTTCAAAATCTGCATCACTTCCTATACCTGATAATATTTTTCTCATTGAATATACAAAATTATCAAACCTATCTTTAGACCATTTTTGTGCTACATTAAATCTTGCATTTTTTGGCGCTTGTTCAATCTTTTTTGTAATAATTTCATCAATAATCATCCCAAAATTATCTTTGATTGTTTTAATTCCTATACAAGAATATTGAGCGCCAACATCAAAATTGTTTTTCTTTATCAAAAATGACATTTCAATCCTTTGGCCGTCTTCATCTATTCTATATGGAAAAATCAAGACAGTATCTTTAAGCTTTCTTTTAATTTTTTACTTCACTTCCTTTTTATTTATATTTTAGTTTAATTATAACATAAAATTTTAAATAAATCAATCAAAAAATCAAAAATTTTTTTTAAAATTATATATGCCCCGGGAAATTTTATTTCGCATTTTACCCCTACGCCTCCGGCCCCCGGGAAAATTATGTATACATTTTACCCTTTTTCGATTTCAAGCTTCAAATTTCAAGATTTTTTATCTAAACTTTGTTAGCTTAATCTAACATTGTTTACCTTACTTTATCGCTTAAGCTTATTATATGTTAGTTAAATCTAACATATGTAAACTTTCATGAAAAATTTACAATAACCCATGCTTATTTTTTAATTGACAAAGACCAACTTTTAAAAGTTTAAGATGTTTCAGGGTCGTTATGACCTATTATTATTTTAGCATGAATTTTTAGTGTTAGTCAAGTAAAACATAGGGTAAAATTTTGTCATTAAGAATTATTTAAGTGTTAGCGTTTACATTGAAATGCCGATTTAAGCAGTTTTATTTTTATTACCCATGGTATATATCCTTTTTTAAATAAAGTCCCTATATGGTCAAAATTAAACGATTACATATATATTATTATGTCTTGTTCCCGCTGGTTTGTGGTTCCATGGAAACTTAAAAGCGTTTATAATCTCCATGGAGATTAAGACGTTCTTATATCTTTGAGTTAGAATATACTTATTTTCGTTTTTAAGAGACTTTTTTTAAAATAGGTATAAGTATAAGGGTAGAAAATAAAACGTCAATTCAATCGTTTGCAATGGGTTTAAATGACAAATAAAAAAAAAGGGCTTTCGCCCTTAGTATATAATGTCGTCAAAACCATTAGAACAAATTTTATCATACCTAAAAATTTTCGTCCCAGGGACGTTTCTAAAATATAAAGATGATAAGTAACAGGATAGCCATTTATCTTTTTTAAGGCCATCCACATTTCTTTTATAATATTCCAATATATACCTATCTTTTAAAATATAATCGAAAACAATATTTTTAGAGTTCTCTAATATTCTGATTTTTTTGTCAGGGGTCAAACTTTCTGTCTGAATGTATGTTCTAATAATGCAAGACGGTTCCCAATCAAAAGCGTTAAAAAATTTAAGTTCAAGTGATTCATTTTTAAAGTCATAAATTGCAAGAATTTCATCGCTTTGTTTACGCAGTTTTTTGATTCTTTCTGATAATTCTTTATTTATATTAGTTTTAATTAACATTTTATTATCTCCTTTAAGAAATTTTTTTAAGCTCTGTTTTTTCTTTTATTTTCTCAGCGCCATAATAAGATTTTATTTCTTCGTATGACAAATATTTTCTTGTTTTCTTTGTATAGCTGTTTCCATTGTAATACCATTTCTTTTTGCTTTTCGCCCAATTAAACCCCAGGGCCTTTAAAATTTCCTTAATTGAATAAGTTTCACCCCCATACACCCATATCCACGAGCCAACAATATCAATATTAATATTATATCTTATAATACTGTCAATAATATTCTTGAATTTGTTGCAACTTTCCCCCGTTTCTTTTGTATATGTTTCGCCGTTTTTCGTTTTAAATATAGCGCCAAAGACTTTAAATAACGCTTCGTATTCGTTCCCCATGGCTTTAAATTGCTCTATGTTTCCTCCTCTGTCAGGGTGTAATTTAAATGCTAACCGCCTGTACTGTTTTTTTAAATCCTCATTTGATTCAATTTTATCAATGTTAAAAAATTTATATTGCATATATCCTCCTTTTTAATAAATATTATTTACGGTAACGGCTTATTTAAAAGCCGTTACAATTAATAATATTTTACCATGTTACGACTACTAATACTAATTCGTCCATCATTTCCTTAACTAAGCTTTCATCGTATAACATTTTTTTTATTCTCCTTTATTCGCAATAATAATTATTTTCTAATTCTAAAAAATTAGCCAACTTAACACAATAAACGCACCAACAATTAAACCGCTTTTAACAATATCTGCTATCATTTCTCTACCCCATACCATTTTATAATTTCGTTCTTTGTCCCAGACTTAAGGCCGTTTTGTTGCAAGAATTCTTTAATATGTCTTAACGTTGTGGCGCTATATGTTCCATAGACGATAGGTTTACCGTCTTTAATTTCCGCCACAACCGTATTATAAGACTGTAATTTAATATTTCCGTTCCATTCCTCTACCCTGGCTTTATGATAAAAACTTTTTGCTCTATCGTAAACGGGTTCAAGTTCATAATTTTTTAATCCTAACATTTTAATCTTCCTCCATTTTTACATAAACATTAATTTCGCCATAATTAAAGAAAACATAGGCTAACTTATTTAACCTTTCTTTGCAATAGTCTATCCCATGCTTATTAAAGTCGTTCCTGCATTCAGTTACCATCGTGTAATATCTCTTTGTACTCATTTTAATTCACCCCTTTTCTTAAGTATATCCTCTAGAGCCATCTTATAACCTTTGTAACTGTTGGTTATATTTCCTCCTGTTAGCTCTAGCATTCTTTTTAATTCAGCCTCGCAAAACCTAACGCCGAAATTTTTGCAATCGCCAATACAGTGGTCGTATCCATGTTTTTCCCAATATCTCTGTTTTTCCTCTTTATTCATTTTTTTTCTTCCTCGCTTTCTTTGCTTCACAATATTCAATTTATGTCTTAATTATACACGCCTTTTATATGGCTGTCAAGTAAAAATTTTACCATTTAAGGAATGTTTCTTTTAACTCCTTGTATACAAGCGATTATTTTTAAATCGCCCTTATGTTTATACCTCTAAGAAAAAACACCGCTCAAAACGCAAATAAACCGTTTACAATTGCTATCTGAAAACCGCTCTTTTTAGCGTCAACTACTAAAGTTTATTTAGGCTCCCGCTATCAAGTTCGGCCTTGCGCTAATCGCCTACCGCTTTATAGTTCGCTTTGTTGCTCCCAGCTCCCTTTATTGATTCGTTCTTACAGGTGCCCTGTATCCTTTTACAAAAAAGTCCGCTTATTTTGGCAATTCAAACGATTACACGCCTATTTCAATCCGCTTCAGATAAAAGCGCCAACTGCTTAAATTCTTTTAAATAAACCCTTTTATTTTGCCTTAGTATTTAGATATTGTACGCACATAATATTCTGCTCCCGCCTTACTTTGTTACAGCACTATAACTTTGTTAGTTAGCGCCAATAATGTAAGCCTATATCTGCTCTATTATATCGTCCTAACTTTGTTTATCACCCCTTTATAAGTTAGTAGCCGCGCACTTTGTTAGCCATCAGTTGTTTTTGTTTGACTTCTTTAACTTTGTTTCGCTCTACTATCTTTCTGCATTAAGTTTAAAATAGTTTTAAATACAAATTAAAGTGCGCTTAAATTATTATAAAATATAATTTTATTTTAATTTTAAAAAGGTCAACTTAAACACAACGCTATTATTATGTTTAAAAAGAGGCTCTACTTTCTGCGCTAATAGTTTGCGCTTTAAATTGCAATCGTTTGAATTCGCTCTTATTCGCCCTTTATTTTCCGCCTAGATATATTATACCTCTTAAAATAAGTGCGCTAATTTTGTGCGCTTTGCGCTTTTTAATATTGTTTATATTAATTTAACTTTAATAATTGTTTTGCTCTTACACTTGTTTGCTGTATTGTATAGTATATATGTTTGCGCTTCGTGCCTGTCCTATGTATCGTGTGTGCTTTGTGTGTTCATGTGTTATACATACATGTATAGTATATGATAGATATATATTATATATAATTATTGTTTATCATTTGTCTTTGTTTGTTCTTTTGTTTGTATCTTCATATGATAAAGAACTTGTGTTCATGTGCTAGACGGACGATAGGCCAAGCATATGGCACATAGTGCCATATCGGTATCGGTGTTTGTTATGGTACCTTATCTGTTATGTGATAAAATACTTTTAAAATTGATATGTTTGTTTAGGTTCGGTTAGGTTCGGTTGAAAATACATAAAAGGACATTTTCTTTTTACCCTTTAAAATTTAAGCGCACTTAATATTAAAATTTTTAAAATATGTTTTTAAGACCTAACTTTGTTATGCTAGACTGTCACTTACATAATAACTATAATTATCCGGTAACTTTTCAAACTGTTAACGGTTACATTTCATGTAAAGGATTACACTACCTCCCCTGCTTTTCAACTTTGGTTTGAGTTTTTTTCTGAAATCGTGTACATGCACTTTCGTTCCATCAATATTTTAAAAATACCATCAATATTCTAGAAATTTCAGCAACATCTCAAATCATTCCATCAAAACTAATCAAGGGTGCCCCATCTTTAAAACTTTCAAAATGAAAAATTACAAACAGACCATATACTTATTATTTTTGATTAGCGCAAAATTTAGTTAGCGCCAAAATATTGGAGAAATCTGTACACAATAAGCGTAAAGTTTAAAGTGGGTAAAAATTCCCCTATAGATATGAGAAAAATCTAGCAAAAATAATTAAGAATTATTTAATATTATTAGCGCATTATCTGGTATAATCTTTTTATTCTCTCTAATAATCTAAGAAAATTTAAGGTTAAAGGCATGTGTTGCGAAACTAGTTAATCCTATTCAGCCAAACGCAAACAAACCTATTGATTAAGAAATTGGCTCCACCCATCAGCCCGGCTCTAGTTCAACTCAATCCTTATTCCATTTAACCCCCTACAATCTAAAGAGCAGGAAATAAAAAAATCCGGGCTTACAAGGGGTTACGCCAATTACTTAATCGGTTTTTAACCCAAGTAGCAAACTTAGAGGACGCATCGACTTTCGCACCACCCACCTTTAACACGCTCTTATTATGCCATTAAACCCCATAATGCTTCTATTGGCGCTAAAAGCCCCGTTCACAGAAAAAAGTGCGTAATATATATACCCTTATTAAAAGTGTAGGGATGAACTATCCTTAAATGAGGGGCTTAGAGAAATTTTTGGGTAATCAATATTAAAAATAGAGAAAAAAGCATACGTGAGCGAAGCGAACCATCAAGGGCAATCGACTTGCACCGCACTTTTGCGCAATAAAGTAGAGTACATAAAAAAAAGAGAGAAATTAATCTCTCTTACGTGTAAGTGTAAAATATTCAGACTGATAGGGGTTATAGCCAACCTCTTCATCGTTAAGCCACTGCTTGAAGAGTGTCCTCATTCTTACAGAAGGAATATAGAGGCTAATTGGATTGTTGGTTCTGATGGCGCTTCTCCATACCCATTGTACCATCTCACTTAGCGCAAACTTATCTTGGTCTACTTCTATGTTTCGAGCTTTAAATAAATTTGCAATATATGGATTCATGTAGCGATTAACCATATAAGCACATTGGGTTCGGTTGCTATAGTTATTGGTTGCTTTCGCATTTAACGGAACGAAACTTTCAGCACTAACCTTCTTAGGTTTTACATCTTTATCATATTCTTTAAAAGTAGTATACATCCTTTTGCTTGCAGGAACCTTTCTAAGGAAATTATAAATGCAACGCTCTACCTTATCATACTTATCCGGATTGGTTCGATACCAGTTCATACTTAGTGCACTGTAAAATTCGTGGTTATTTTCTCCAACATAGGCTCTTCCAATGTCGTTTAAATTATGGCTTTCACAAATGTCAATTAGTTCTCTTACAGACTCTTTCCATTTTTTTTCATGGTCAAAATTAATAGTCTGAATGAACTTTGGCTTTCCATTAACTTGTTCAACATGATAGTATTCGTATGGTATTTGATGAAATCTATAATAGTAGGCTTGAATTTGGTATTCAAATAAATAAGTAAGCAGTAGAACTTCATCAAATATATCTTCTTCAAATACCTCTACTGGAAATGACCAAAAAAGAACTTTATCTCCAACATAATATAGAAGATTTCTATCAGCAAGATTTTTCATATTTTCATAATATTTTAGTTTGGCATCTTCTTCTTGTGACCAATTAACCAGATAATCATTTTCAATGGTAATAAACCCTTTCTTTATTAATGATGATGTGTCTTGTATTGTATACTTCTGCTTTTCCTCATCTGTCATTTCGCCTTCTAAGTGTTTGTAGATATCGTAACCACTAATTACATCTAACACTTCATCAAGTATTAAAATATAATTGCTTAGTCGGAGGATGTCAAGAACTTCATCATCTACATAAGAGAATAAAGCATGAGTGCATACAATATTTTCATTATTCCTTAACAGACGTTTAAAGTGCCTACCCTTTGTTCCAAATCCTTCCTCAGATGGCTGTATAAAATTACTTGACGGACACCCTTCTATAATTCTTTCGCACTCTGTTAGAAATGGCGTAACAAATAAAACGTTTATATCATCATCAAGCTGATTGATATAATCAATGGCCGCCATTGTGTTGTGTGTGGCAATGCAATGGTCAGTTAAAAATAACTTTGTAGGATTGTCTACACTTATACAGGTGCACTCACAATCCTCTATTTTTTCGATATTCCTTATTTTTCGGTATGGCTCAAATTGTTGTTGGTTAAACTCTTTATTTATATTTTTTTTAGACGAATAAGGAGTTATAGATGTTGGCAAGCAAATATACAATCTATAGTATTCTCCATATGGCTCTACTATTTTTATGCCAAATGTGGCTGTTCCACCAAGTGATTCAACAAGAAATTGAAGGTCTTCAATAAGCCGTTTCGACTTACTAACATAATCTATTTTATGATTTTTGTAAACACACCCATCAGTGTCTATAAGACCTCTAAGAAGCTCAATTCTATTCTCTATCGAATTAAATAGGTAGTTATGTGGTATATGTTTATCTGCACTTTTGCAGCCCATCAATCCAAGTTCTTCCATATATGACTTAAATTTGTTTCTTTCATTGCTTTTTCGTTTTTTTTGAACGATTGTATATTCTATATTTTGTTCATCCTTTGTTTTTGGTAAAACGGAAAACTCCTCTCCAATTAATCTATCTACATTATTAATTATATCTTTTTCTGAGTTTGTTAAACATACACTATCTCCGCCCAGTCCTCCATCACCAAGAAGCACACCAACTACATATGGATGAATTTTAGTCTCAACCTCCTTGAATTCCAACGGTTTAGTCATTGGAATCTTTATAAGCCATTTTCGACCTCTTGCTTTTGTCTCCGTATAGAGCTTCTTTTGAGACAACTCTTCTGTTGTAAGCGTCTTTTCCGTGCACCAATCTGGATTTGAGACAGTCCACAAGTGGTCACCTGAGCAAAACACATATGCCCCATCATTAAAGGTCATTTTATACATATCTTTTATCCCTTGTGGATAAACCCCTAATATCTTATGAAGTCTTCCATCTTCGCAGAATATTTTGTCTCCGACCTTAGAATCTTCGATGTTGATAAATCCATTTTCTGTAATAAGTTTTGAGCCATTTTTTAGCGCTTTTCCTGTTCCCATAGGGGAATCTACTACTTTAATTTTTCTTTTCATTAATTTTTCCTTTCGTATTTTAAAGTAATATATTTCTATTACATCATAGCATTATTTTGGCGCTTTGTCAAGCCAATTTTTATTATTCTTAATAAATTTAAGAAAACGTTTACATAGAACTTGACATCAAAGCAATTATATGTTATAATATAGTAAATAAAAATAAACAAAGGAGGACATTGATGAGATGTGACAATTGTTATTGGAACCCATATTGCTCCCAAGCTGAACATGATTTAAATATTAATGGTGACGAATGTGACTATTTTGATGATATAGATAACGATGGCGAGTATCTTCCAACAAGGGAGAGGTTCTATGAGGATTTTTATAATTATGTAAAGGAGTATGCTTAATGTATAAGTTGTATTATGTAAGTAGAGGAACAGAGGCAGAGTGGGACGAATGGGTAGATGGTATAATTTTTGCTAGAGATATAGGAGAAGCTTACGATATTATGGTTGCGTATTTTGGAAGAACCTTTAAAGAGAATAAATATAAAATATATGAAATCACACAAAATTTTATGAAGAACCATTTAGAAAGCCCTATTAATTCTGGACTGAATGAATATCATTGTAATAATATTTTGATGTTTGAATATAAAGCTCCATGACGAGGATATATTATGAAAGATAGAAATGGTTGTACTGTAGAAGAATGGTATGAAATGATAGAGCAAGTTTGTGATTGTACTGGATTAGAGTGGAAAGACGCTCTTGAAATTATGGGTAAGGTTGCTAATGGAATTACAGAATATCAGTGGGATGGTAGTGGAGATTGAATAAAGAAGATGTTGCTATGATGTTTGTCATAAAAGAGATGGCACGTGAGTTATTTGAAGGATGTAGTAGTGAAGATTGTGTTCATGCAATAAGAAGAGACATTATAGATGCTGTCTGGCATGTAGCCGATATACGAATTGAAGATTTGACAAATAACAGTTGACAGTTGGTATGTCTCGTGATATACTAAACTTAACAAGAAATGTTAAGGAGGTATTGATATGTTTTTTGGAATTGGAAAATTGCCATTGTGGTTATGTGGTTTACCAGTTTTGATTGGAAATCACTTTAAAAAGAAAAGAGAAAGAAAAGCTAGACGTTGGGAATATATTGAGGATATTGCAAATAGAGATGTGATGAAGGTAGAACCACTTAAGTTGGGTGGAAAGATATTTTATGGATTGTTATTTGTAGGATTGTTTGCCATTATTATTTGTACGTTTATAATGGCATTTTCTTGGATATAAAAATATGGAGGTAGAATGAGAAAAAGACAATTTTATACAATAAAAGTCAATAGTTCAGACTTGAAACATTTTAAGTATTCTATAAGTGATACATTTGCTATGTTTAGAAAGCGTGACCAAATTGCGCCTGTTGCGGATGGTCAAGTGCTAAGAACTATTAGAGAGATAACAAATAAGAATGTCGATTTAGATGAAATAGAACGCTTATATCAAAGAAGAGATTATTTGAAAAGGCAAAATAGCACCCGTAAGAATGCTATAGAAATTGCTAATATACAGAAGATGATATACGATATAATGTTTATTCCTGAATATGTTACTGTCACAATGAGCGGAAAGAAGCAGTATGAACGAATATTCAACAAAGGGTTTGAGTTAATTATAGATGGCAGAAGAAGGCATTATCAAAGATTGTCTTGCTCTGCTGGACAGGCCAGAGATTCAACTGTAGTTTTTTGTGATAGTGATATTATAGATGAGTTGGAAACAAGGCTTGATAATGGACGAGATAAGAACTATAAGATTGCACCATCTAAGTTCAATGCTTATTTTGGGTTATACACCTCTGCTACCACTGTTGTAAGTGAGCCAAAATTTTGTGTTGTTCCTGATTATGAAAATAGATTAGATGTTATGGTTAATTATGTAACTGAAACAGATTATGATTCAGACGATTTGATTGATACAAGAATGGTAAATCTTGGATTTAACAGAACGGATGGTATGGGGCTTATTAATTATGAAAGAGCGTCTATTTGGGCTAAAGAGCTTGACCTTGATTATGTACCAGCACAATTTTGTGTTAGGCAGTCTTTTATAAAGGGAATGCTTTGTACTTTTCCAATTCAAGAGTTCTGTGAGTTGGTAAATGATGGATGTTATACAACAACAGATATCTATGGCGCTGAGATTGACTTAAGGGATTATGATGTTATTTTAACTGAGAGCCAATTTAAATTGTGGGGGGCATATCCAAATTTAGATTATTACAAAGAGTGTTGTCACAAAAATAATCTTCAATGGGGTGTTGCTATATGCACTCCAAAACATGATAAAGATATCATCAAAATGAACTATCAATTTCTACAAACGCTTGATTTGTCGAATGAAGATATTGAGAGTATGTGTAAAATGTTTGTAGATTGGATACAACATGTGACTTGTGATAATATTGGATATACATTGCTCTATCTAGTTGGTGAAGGAAAAACAGAAGAAGAGCTTTGTGCCTATATGAATGGCTCAGATAATTATTGGATTAAATCTTTGATTATGGAGCCTGAATTAATTAGAGATAGATACATTAAGCAGAAGATATACAACTTAATTAAAAAGAGAATACAGGATGGCTGTTTGGGAGAAATCATTCTTAGGGGTAATTTTCAAGTGTTGGTAAGTGACCCATATGCTTTTATGCAACATGTATGCGGAATTGAACCAACCGGACTTCTTGGCGCTAATGAATATTATTCTAATTACTGGAACGAACGTGATGTGAAGGTGGTAGATGGTATGAGGTCACCACTTACCTATCGTTCAGAACATGTTAAGATGAACCTAGTAACCAATAGCAGATTGGAGTTTTGGTATCGTTATTGTTATACTGGAATCATTGTGAATTATCATGGGCACGAAACAATGAACTGGGGCGGTTCGGATTATGACTATGATATATTAGCGACAACAGATTGTCAAGAGGTTATTAATGGGATTTATCCCAATGAGTTACCTGTGTATTATGAGCCTCCAAAGCCAATGAAAATAGTTCCAACAAAAGAAGATTTATTTAAATCAGATACATTTAGCTTTGGTTCTATTATAGGGAGTATTACAAATAAAGGTTCAAGTGGTTATGCGTTACTTTCTGACATTGAGCATGTTTACGGAAAAAATAGTATTGAATATGTGACTACACTAAACCGATTGAAAATGTCTTGTAAATTACAAAGCGCTCAAATTGATAAAGCAAAGATTGGGCGTGATGTAAAGGGCATTCCCAAGATATGGGTTAAGCGTCAAAAGATTGAAGAAGACGATGATGAGCAAACAAGATTATATAAGGAAAGGTTTAATTATCTTTGCTTAGATAGACATCCTTATTTTTTCATTTACCGTTATGCAAACACAAGACGTAAGTATAGAAACCATATGGACACCTATCGAAGATGGTGCAAAAGTTCTTTTAGAATGACACTTGAAGAGCTTCTATCATTAGAAAAGAAATCTCCTGAACAGGTTGATTTTTTAACAGGGTTTTTTAAATATATGCCAGTAATTGATAGTGATAGTACAATGAATAGGTTGTGTCATTATATTGAAGGTATTAATATGAATGTTAGAAGCCACCTCAAAGTAAAAGAGGGTGAAGATATGCGACATATTTTTGTTTCTGACGATATAGAATGGAATGAAGAAAGGTATCAATTAGTTGTAGAAGCACATAAAAAATATTGCAAAGAATGCATTACGCTCAACCATTTAGGAAAATCCCATTTTGATTTTGAGAATAGTAAGGGGTATGATTTTTTTGCTTCTATGTTTATTGGGATGCTTTATTCGTATATTAATGAGGTTTGTAGTAATGTATATGAGGCCATCGCTTATTTGGCGCATTATATGTATGTAGAAAGAGATAGCGCCAACAAAGAGATGCTATGGCAAACTTACGCTCAGGAGATACACTCTATTATTAAAAGTAAGAATAATGGATATGTATCATTTCCAATGCTAGATGAAGATGGTGATATTGAATATTTAGGGCGAAGATATTCAATGAAGGAGGTAAAGATTGATAGATAGATTTACATATAAAGAGACAGAGTATGCAAATGCTTTATTAGAAAATGGATTTATGACAAAATATGAAAACTACGAAATGTCTTTGCTATGTAAGTTATGGAAAGAAACAGGGCTGCCAAAAAAAGAGGCTAGACAAAATCTCTTATTGTTTTGTGAATTATACTCAGATGACTATGATGAAATGATATATTATAGCAAAATTAATCGAGTCATAAATAGAGTGTACAATAAAGATTTAAAACTAGCACAGGTAGATTATATACCTATATATAAGCATGAATTTGATTTTATCAATTCACTTGACTATCCACATCCATATAAACGACTGTTGTTTGCGTTCTTAGTTATCAAAAAGATTCATTCTGTTGTTTGGAGTATAAATAGTGGAGAGAATAAATTAAGTGGGTTGGTAAGTGGCGATAAAAAACAATTTAAAATGATTAGCGAGATGGCTCATCTAAAAGGTGGTAAAAAGGAAAGTATCGAATATATGATATATGATTTATCACAAGACGGACTGATTAATACATTGGCACTTGCTCAAATTTATCTTAACTTCATAGACACATTAAAGGAAGATACATCAGAAGAAATTATTCGTGTGTCAGACTTTGAACATGTTTGGATGTACTTTGATTTTTTGTCTGAATATAATCGTGCTGGTCGTGTTGCAATTTGTCAGGAATGTAATAAACCAATGATTGTAAAAGATAAAGCACCACAAAAATATTGCCAAGAGTGTAAGCGTCAAAAAGAACTTATGTGGAAGAGAGAGTATGCTAAAAGAAAAAGAATAGAGGATAATAGGAAAGCGTTTAACCTAGAATATACTTGTGTTTTTAAATAAAAGTAGAGTGAACATCAAATCAAAATATCCTAGTATTTACTAGGGATTTCTAAAAAAATAAAATTTTTTAGATAATAGTAGGGAACACTAACTTTTTTATTTCTTTTCATTTTACCTCCGTAGCTGTGGGGCGTAATGCCCCTAGCTAATCTTAAATGTTTCTTAATCTTTATTATGAGGGTTTGACATTATGTGTAAATCGTGCTATAATAATAGCATAGTAAAAAACACATAACATTGGAATGAGATAGTTAGTAGATAGCCAGATGAATAACCTAAAGTGCTGGGTAAAATTACATAGTAAATAATTCATTACATTTCAATGTTTCTATATCGGGGTAGTTTAAATGATAAAACAACAGTTTCCAAAACTGTAAGATAAAGGTTTGAATCCTTTCCCCGGTGGCCAATATGGTAACAATAGGGAGGCTATTTCTGAGTGTAGATGTAGTTTGTACATTTATACATTTAGACTTAAAACTTCCATTGTATACAGCACTTAGTGTAAGTGCAAAAACAGCAAAGTTTAAAATAGTTCCACTCTGTATGAAAAATGGCAGGGGAAGAAACTTTTGTGTGGAGAAGTTTTGTAGGTAGTGCGCCAGCGCATAGCCGAGTTTTATAGCGCACAATCATCTTAGCATAATGCAAGTATACCCAAGTGGTTGAAGGGGGCGAAGGTTCAAATCCTTCTGCTTGCGCCATGTGGATGTTCCTAGTGGCTAGGTGTTAGACTGCAAATCTGTACAATGTGAGTTCAATTCTCGCCATCCACTTCATTAATATGTCGGGTTGCCAGAAATGGATATTGGGCTAGTCTTGAAAACTAGTGACCACCCGAAAGGGGGCTGGGGGTTCGACTCCCTCACCCGATGCCATTAACCGTTGTTGTGACGGGGATAGCCTATTGACACTTAACAATGTTATTGAGTAGGAAGTACATATATACAGCAAACTGGTAGGCTTACCAATTTTTATTGTTTTTTCATTTTTAACCTCACTTTTTTTATTTAGGTGCTTACAGCAACTTATTATGGATAATACTTTTAATATTACACCCAAAAAGCACCTAGTTTTGCAGGATTAGTGTTAGTGGTTGCACGACTGTCTTCCAAACAGTAAGGGCTGGTTCAAGTCCAGTATCCTGCTCCATTTTTTTACAGGGGTATAGCCAAGTCGGTAAGGCACCAGACTTTGACTCTGGCATGCGTAGGTTCGAGTCCTGCTACCTCTGCCATGTGTGGATGTGTTGGAATTGGTAGACATATGAGACTTAAAATCTTATGCTTTATGCGTGTGGGTTCGACTCCCACCTTCCACACCAATTATATACAAGACTGATGGAATCGGCATACATACTTGGCTTAGAACCAAGGTTTTGGGGGTTCGACTCCCCCGTCTTGTACCAATCATGGCTCATCACCTCAGCGAAACCTACGTGAAGCTAGATAGCGTAGCGAGTAGTATTTTGGAGCGAGGTAAGTATTGGCATTAGCCTGTCATTTTACGCTAGCGTGACTTGACAGTGTGGTCGAGCTAGCGGGTTCGAGTCCCGGGTGAGTCTCATATTGTTAATATGGTTTTCTGCCTATTGGCATTACGCCGATACATACTAGTTGGTGGAGAACCTAATTATTTGGAAAGTTATACCGTAAGTAGTAGCGGGGCGGATTGTAACTCCGTTGGCAGAGTCCTCGGGTGGTGCGACTCCATCACTTTCCACCATGCCGCCATAGTACAATGGTAGTACGGGTGATTTGTAATCATCTAATCTCAGTCCGACTCTGAGTGGCGGCTCCAAATTAGTTCATTTTTTAGGTACATACAGCAAACTTTAAAAAGAAGCCATGAAAATCTTTTTTTTTGTACCTAGTTTAAATATGTATTTGTTAAAGGTGTGTACAGCAACATTTTGAAAGGCACCTAGTAAATTATTGAAGGAGAGCAAATATGTTTATTGAAGAATTAGAGAGTGTATTAAATGAGCGAAAGAAACTGACTGAGAATGGCGCTATCGGATATGAAACATCTGGAAAGGCACTTGTGGATTTAAATTTTGCCACTAGTAGCCTTAGAGATGCAGATGATAGTGCTATATTAAGCATGTTTGTTAAAGCATTTGCTGAGGACAGAGATTTGGCCATCAAATGGTTGTTTTTTGCTAGAGATATTAGAGGTGGAATGGGTGAAAGAAGAATATTTCGCATTATTACAAGACAACTAGCAGAAAACTATCCAGTCGAATTTGGCGCTTTATTAAAATATATCCCAGAATTTGGTCGATGGGATGATTTGGTATATCTGTTAGAGGGTTGTTTGAGGCACGATATTGAAGAGGAGATTTTTCAGATTATCATTCAGCAATTAAATGATGATATGAAAAATGCAATGAATGGCAAACCAATTTCTTTATTAGCGAAATGGTTGCCAAGTGAAAATGCATCTTCTCGCAAGGCAAGACGCTTGGCTGAAAGGGTTATTAGTGGGTTGGAAATAGACCCAAGAGATTACCGAAGAATGTTATCCAAGCTTAGAAAACATTTAAATATTGTTGAAGCCAATATGTGCAGTAACAATTGGGATGATATTGACTTTAGTGCTGTACCATCTAACGCAAATTTAAAATACAGAAATGCATTCTTTAGACACTTACCAGAAAAATATTCTGAATTTATCCAAAGTGTTTCTGATGGTAATGAGTCTATGCATGTTGGTAATTTATATCCGCACGAGATAGTAAGAGAATATAAAAGAAATGAGTATTGTGGCGAACTTCCTGACCTAGAAGCTATGTGGTCTTCACTTCCAAGAGAATTAATTACTAAAAAAACTATTGTCGTTAGCGATGGTAGTGGTAGTATGTATTCAAATTGTGGTAAGGTCGCTCCAATTGATGTGGCACAATCTTTAGCAATTTACTTCTCAGAGAGTTGTGTTGGGGAGTTTAAAGATAAGTATATTACATTTAGCGCAAGACCACAATTAATAGACTTTAGCAACGCTAATTATCTTCATGAAAAGCTTGAAATTATTGAAGCACACGATGAAATATCTAGCACTAACATTGAGGCTGTATTTGATTTAATACTTCAAACTGCAATGAGGGGTAATATGAATCAAGAAGACATCCCAGAGGTTGTGCTAATTATTAGCGATATGGAATTTGACAGTGCTACAGGCGGTGTTTTTGGATGCTCATTTGATGATTGTCCAACAGTAGATAAAGCATTGTTTGATAGTATCAGTGATAAATATCAGAATCAAGGATATAAGTTGCCGAAGCTAGTGTTTTGGAATGTGAGTTCTAGAACTAATGTTGTTCCAATTCAAGAGAATGATTTAGGAGTGGCGCTGTTAAGCGGTTATTCACCAAATATCGTTGATATGGTAATGTCAGGAAATATTGACCCGTATGGTATATTGTTTGAAAGGCTCATGAGTGATAGATATAAAGATATTAAATTTAAAGTTGAATAGGGGCGTTACGCCCCTTATATTGTAGTGCATACAAGAAGGATTGAGATAATAGGTAATCTATGCATATAATGCTATGCAAAACAAGGGTTCAAACCCCTTATCCTTCACCATTATAACATAACTTACGACTCGTGGCAACACGAGTTTTTTATTATAGAATATTATAGACATTATAGAAGGAGTGTAAAGTTATGACTAGAAATGACCTATACAAACAAGTTAGTAAGTCTGTAGGTATCAAGCAGGATGATGTTAAAGAAGTTGGGAATGCTATTTTTGATTTGATTAAGAATGTTGTTTCCACAGGTGAAAAGGTTTCCATTATTAATTTTGGGGTGTTTGAACCAAAAACCTATGAACCACAAAGATTTTTTAATCCTCTAAAAAAAGAATATGATAACCTCCCTGCAAGGACTGTTCCAAAATTCTCAGCATCTCAGTCTTTTAGAGATGAGTGTCAGGTGTAAAGTATGGCTAAGTACGGTATCATTAAAAGTATGGGATTAAAAATCTCAGGCATGTTGGATATTCGTATGGAAGAAGAGCGTGTTTATATTGAAATAGAAGGAAAGACCTATTCATTGGCGCTTCTTTTGGAAGAGTATGATGGTCAGGATATTGAAATAAAGACCGGAATGGAGCTTCTGCCAGAAGGATTAGAAGAGGACACAGAGGATGAGGAATAAATTATATGAATTTAAAAAGAAAAGAAGATGAAAGTGTATACGATTACCATAAACGTTTAATATATGGTAAGTTAGTAGACCGAACGATTGACGCTGATTATTCTGAACTAGCGCCATATGTATATGGAAAAGATTATGCTCCTGATGTTGCCAGACGAATGATGTATGGAAGTAGAGCAACATTAGATATATTAGAAGAAGAATTTGAAGGAAACATATCTATTGATGATGTTGAATTGTTGGATTCTTTATCAATCAAGAAGAGAGAGCTTCAAAAGGAAAGAGCAAAATTACAAACCGAAAAAACTGAATATAATCGCTGGATTAGAGAAGATGCCAGAGAAGAATTATTTTTAGAGAAAATTATAGAAGCAATCACAGATTGTGCACCGCCGCCAGCGGAACCTATAATTAGTAGAGATGATACACAGACCCAACAGGAGGGCGTATTGTGCTTTGCTGATTGTCACTTTGGTAAAGAGTTTAAAGTTTATGGACTTAATGGAGAAATACTAAATGAGTATAGCCCAGATATCTTTTATCAAAGAATGAATAGTTTATTAGCGCAAACCATTGAAAGAGGGCATCAAAACAACTTACACTCAATCAAGGTATTATTTTTGGGAGATGCTTTAGATGGATTCCTAAGACACTCACAATTAATGACCTTAAAGTATGGAGTTGTAGATAGTGCTATTTATTATGGTAAGTATATGGCGGATTGGTTGTACAAACTATCGCAGGAATTTAATGTTGAATATTATCAAGTGTGTGGTAATCATGGAGAGTTGCGTCTTTTGGATGGACGAAAGAATGAACATCTGGATGATAACATTGAGAAAGTAACTCTTGAAATTATAAGAGCATATAATATCAACAATCCGAACTTAAAGATAGTAGAGAACAAATCAGGTAATATATTTACTGATGTTTGCGGCTATAATATTTTAGGTATTCATGGAGAAATAAAAGACTCTAAGAATGCTATGAAAGATTACATGACCGTTTATAATGAAGAGATTGATTATCTGATTTGCGGTCACAAACACCATAGTTCTTTAGTAAATTGTGGATATAAAAAATACATAATTGGAATTGGTAGCATTGTTGGAAGTGATGATTTCAGTATGAGAATACTTAGAACATCCGAAGCAAGTGCGAACTTTTTGATATTTGAAAAGAATAAAGGGCGAACTGTAGACTACTCTATTATCTTAAATTAATATAATTTAGGAGGACAATATGAGAGACAGGTTAGGAAACGTATATAGCCGTAAAGAAGCTGAACAACAGGCTATCACTCAAAGACTTGGTGGTGGTATGATTTCAGATGACCAGATTATTAGCGTTTCAGCAAGTAAAATTATTGGTGGTGGGGAAACTCCCGGAGCAGGGACATTAGAAAATCCGCTGACTATTAATACACAGGATGGGACAGCAATTGTATTTGATGGCGCTCAACCAGAAACTATTACATTAACTAAGGTAGACAGCGCTTTAAATGGAAGTTCTGATAATGCAGTTTCCAATAAGGTAGTAACAACAGCACTATCAAGCAAAGCAGATACTACAGGTCAGTATACTTCTTTGACAGCCGGAAAAGTATCCAATAAGATTACCTTTACTGGCGCTTCAACAGGAACATTTGATGGAAGTGCGGCTGTAACTATAAATATTCCAGCAGCACCAGCAGTTCCCACTAAGGTCAGTGAATTAACAAACGATTCTGGATTTTTAACAGCAGTTCCGGCTGAGTATGTAACTGATACTGAGCTAACTGCGAAAGGTTATCAAACAGCAGCTAATGTGACATCTGCTATTACTACAGCACTTACACCGTATTTAAAATCAGCAGACGCTGATACAACATACGTTAAAACAGCAGATTTAACAGACGCTATTAATTCTGCTGTAACAGCGGCTTTGGCTAATTATTATACAAAGACAGAAGCCGATAATAGATTTGAACCTAAAACAAGTGCATAATGGAGGGCAAATAAATGTCTAAAAGAAGTATCATATTAAAACCAGAAAATTTCCTATCGCTGAAACCATTAACTACGGTTAACATTATTACAATTCAACCTTTAGAATTGGCGCTTTCTACATTGGCAACAACACCAAACTCAATTGAAGTATTACTTCAAGGGAAACCTTTTGAGATGGTAGAGTATGCAAATGTGGATAATGTGGATAACGTTGGCAAATTTACTATTGATACAAGTAATAACTTAGTATTGATAGTGGATAACACACAAATTCAAACAGTGCGTGAAGCTCGTAATTATATTTGGGGTATTGCTGTTTTTTATCAACTAAAAGAGTTGACACTTGCAGATAATATTCCAACATATGTTTGTCAGTCATTTAATAGTACAGGGTATCAGGTTAGTGAGACAGTTCCTTCTCCGCTACCTGATATTATGAACAAAATTAAATGTCTTGATAATATTTTAGATATTAATGAGACTTATTACTATCATATTTTAACACGAAATATGATTTAAGTCAAGGTTCAAATGACCTCGGTAAGCTACGGCTCCGGGGTCTTTTATATTGAGGTGAAGTATGGCTAATAGAAGAAGCATTAGTAAACCGCCAGAAAAAACTTTCACCTGTATTAAATGTGGAAAAGATAAAAGAAAAGCAGAATTCTATAAATCATATCATCCCAATCATAAGGATGGGATTATACCTTACTGTAAAGAGTGCGCTAGAAAAATGTGCTCAGATGAGAAAGGTAGAGTTGTAAAAGAAAAGTTAGTCAACTTTTTAAAAGACGAAGAGGTTAATAAACCTTTTATAGAAAGCGTATGGAACATTAGCGTTTCTGATAAAAGCGAAACGCTTGGTGTTTATATGCGAAATCTTGCTTTGACTAAGTACAGGGCTTTAGGTTGGAGTGATGGCGAAACAAACGCTTACTCTGGTGGTTTGACTTTAGAAGATTTAGAAAAGGGCTACAAGAGTAGTGGCTTTGTTGTAACTAAAGAAATTATGGAAGAATTTGGAAAAGGGTATAGTGAAGAAGAATATGAGGTTATGAAAACTAAATTCGATAAGCTTAGCCCATTTTATCCTATGCCAACATTGTTTCATAAAGAAGCATTGATGAATTATATTAGAGCAAAAGCAAAAGAGGAAGTTGCTATTGCTAAAAATAATATGACAGATGCTAAATTTTGGGGTGATATTGCCAGACAGGCAGCAAAAGATGCAAACATCAACCCAAGTCAGTTAAAAGCGCAAGATACAAAAGACGGCCTAAACAGTTTTTCTAAGATATATGAAGAAGTAGAAAGAGCGGTAGATATTGTTCCAATTCTACCTAAATTCAAACACAGACCAGCAGATTCAGCAGATTTTATTATTTTTGAAAATGTTAATTATATCAGAGATTTATTAGGGATGCCATTATGTGAATATGAAGATGTTTATAGTTTCTATGATAGAAGTGTAGAAGCTTATATAAAAAAGCATGGAGATGAATATGGAATATTTACAGATGACCCAACTATTGAAAATCGTCCAAGAATAAGAGTATTTTTGGATGATTGTAAGGAGAAGGTAGATGGCTAGTTATTCTAACTTTAGTCAATCTGTTCAGAATAAACATAAAGTAAATGCTGGTGAAGTAAATGAAGAAAGTACTGTTTTGTTTAAAACAGAAGGTATGCAAGATTCATTTGATAGAAATTTAGATAAATGGATTTATTTTTCTTCATGGAGTCGATGGTATCCGGATTTATTTTTAGACCTTATCCATCCTGATAAAGGCGGTATCGTATTAGATTTAGACCAGCGTGTATTTCTTAGGAGCACACTAAGGTTTTTAAGTGTATATGGGGTATACCCTAGGGCATACGGAAAAACGTTTGTAGAGGTTCTGTCTTTGTTCTTAGTTTGTATGTTTTATCCAAACACCGAAGTAGCTATGACAGCTCAGACTCAGGCAAATGCAGCTAAAATGCTAAAGGATAAATATAACGAAATTATACGTTATTGGCCTATATTAACTGGTGAAATATATGGGAAACCAAGCTTTAATAAAGATACCGCAGAGATTCGATTTAATAACGGCTCCATTATGAATGTGTTAGCTAATAATCAGAATAGCAAAGGTCAGAGACGTAAACGAATTAACATTGAAGAATCTGCTCTATTAGATAATTTTACATTTGATGATGCGTTAAAACCAATTGTCGACTTCCCAAGGTATACTATTGGTAATTTGGCAATGGTTAATCCAGAGGAAATTAGCCAAAGAATTAATTTCTTTACAACAGCAGGATTTCGTGGTTCTGATGAACATACACGAAGCGTCCAAATGGTTGAAGGTATGGCGAATCTGACAGGTGAGTTTGTTACTGGCGCTGATTGGAGACTTGCAGCATGGTATGGTCGTGGAACGACCATTGAACAAATGGCACAGCGCAGGAAATCTAGTTCATCCATTTCCTTTGCACAGAACTACCAAAGTAGATGGGTTGGCGCTTCTGAGAATCAGTTAGTAGATGTTAAACGATTGATGGAATGCAGAAATTTAGAAACACCACAGTTTAAACGTACTGACGATGAAGATGAATATGTATTTGGTGTTGACGTTGCTCGCTCTCAAAAAGATGACAATAATAGAAGTTCTGTTAGTATATTAAAAGTTATACGAAATCCAAATAATTCCGTTAAGGAAATTCAGCTTTCAAATTTAATTATCATACCAAACGCTTATACATTTACGGCTCAAGCTATTGAAATTAAGCGACTGTATAATATATATAAACCAAAAATGAGTGTCATAGATATCAATGGTTTAGGTGTAGGTTTGAAAGATGAGCTGTTAAAATCTCAAGTTGACCCTTCAACAGGGGAGATATTACACGCATGGGATACCATTAACACAGATGACGAATCTGAGATGATTGGCGCTGAACAGGTGTTGTATGGTTTGTATCCTCAGCAGGCTCAAAGTAAGATTACAGTAACCTTTATGGATATTGTAGGAAGTGGTAAATTACGTTTGTTGACACAAAAGGATGAGTCTGAGCTAGATATATTTTCAAAGGAAGATGTATTGGCATATGCTCCTTACAGGCAAACTGATGAGCTTATTAATGAAATAATTAACTTAAAGGCTAAATATAACAACAATGGTTCTCTTGGTATCGAACGTGTTGTTACGAATATTGACAAGGATAGATATACATCATTGTCATATGGTATTTGGTGGATTATGGAATATGATAATATTGCTAATAATGAAGATAGCACAATGACCGATTTCTTTTCTAGCATTAATAAAAACGCTATAACAGGCGGTTCACCAAATCGTTTAATAAAAAAAATATTCCGATAATTATAGAAGGTAGGAGGTAAGATAGTGGGAAACAAAGATAAGAAGAAGCAACAAAGAGCCGCTACTCCTGAGCAGATGAACTTTATTAATGAAAGTATTCGTAATGCAGGACTTGGCGATTCTCTTGATGATTTTGCTTCACGTTTTGTTTCAGATAGTTATAGAGCTAATTTTGCTACTACATTATCAAAACAACTCCAAGCCACTCAAAGTATTGCTGACGGTTTTGCAAAAGACGGAACATCTCAGCCTCAGTTGTCAGAGCAGTTATATCAGCAGTTAAATATTAACCCTCGTATAGCAACTTCTGAACAAATTGATAGATGGCTTGAACAGCCGCAATATTTTTCAGAAGAATTGAGAGGTTTATCTCAATACTTAAATTATGCTGTGGGGCAGTACCATCGTTCAATTTGGTATTTTAATACAATTAAATCATTTAATTATACATTAAATCCCACAGATATAGATAATGGAGATAGTGTATCTGAAAAAGATTATCTACATGCTTATGAGATATGCCTTAAGACACTTAGGAAGATGAATATTAAATATCAATTTCCTAAAATTGATTTACAAGTTCTTATTGATGGAGTGGGATTTTATTGGATTGCTGAGACAGATGATACATTGAGCTTTTTGCAATTGCCCTCCGAATGGTGTTATATTGTAGCTCCTTGGACATATGGGTTTCAGTTTGCATTTGACCTAACATATTTTGATAGATATGTTGGTTTGGATATTGCAATCCCAGAATTGTATGAGGCATATAACCATTTTGTTTCAATGAGAGAAAGTAAAAATCTTTCACCTGAAAAAATTCAGTATTTGCAATATTATCCTGTTCCAGTCGATAGAAGTTGGGTGTTTACTTTTGACCCAGTTCATCCAGATAAAGTGCCACCGCTTAGTTCAGCTATGGGTGCTGCTTTAGATGTTATATCATATAAGCAACTCTTAAAGGATATGTTGGCGCTTGATTTGTTTAAGGTGATTGCTCTTAAGATACCTCTTAAGAAAGATGGAAATAATATGGCAATTTCATATAATGAAGCGAGAGAAATAACTCAGGTTATTCAATCTTCATTTCCAGATAATATTATTGCATATTCTTCTCCATTTGATTCTGAGAGTATTGCTGTTAATCAAACAGATAGATTCTCTGATATTGTAGGCATTTCTAATGATACATTTTATAGTAATGTAGGTGTATCAGATGGTAATTTTGGTTCTAATCAAATTAGACAGGGAACGGCTTTGCAATTTGCTTCTACTGTGGATTTTGCTTATGCAAGTACGCATATGTATTCTCAGTTTTCTAATTGTGTTAATTGGATTTTACTACAAAAAACACGAAAATACAAGTTCACTGTTACGTTTTTTGGAAATAAATTAAATGACCAAGCTGAGACTAAGTCATATGCAGACCTTGTAAGAACTGCAAATATGCCAGTAATGAAGTTATTCGCTTATGCTGGGTTTGAACCTTTTGAAGTAATATCTACACTTAGGCTTGAATCTGAGTTGGGTGTTAAGAATCTGATGGAACCACTTACAAGTGCATTCCAAAAATCAGCAAAAGATAGTGGCAAAGCAAATGGTAGGCCACAACAGGAAGTCGTTAGTGACGCGGGAGAAAAGAGTCGTGATTACCGAGACTTAAAGCCTGATGAAATGGGTTGATGATGGGAAGTAAATTGAAAGATTTGACAGGAAAGCGTTTTGGCCGATTGATAGCATTAGAGCGTGTGGAGTCTAAAATAAAACCATCAGGACAGGTGAGTGCGCAATGGCGTTGTCAGTGTGATTGTGGAAACCAGAAGGTGGTTAGTGCAAACAATTTAACAAGTGGAAATACAAAGTCTTGTGGATGTTACCATAAAGAGTCAATTCGTAAAAAACGAGGAAAAGGCCATGAACAATTCTGTAATGAACTAAATAAGTTATATCCTGAAGAGTTTGAGGTTTTGGAGACATACCAAAATTGTGATATACCGATTATGGTCAAACATAAAATGTGTGGTTTTAGTCGAAAAGCAAGACCACAGGATTTATTAGATGGTTCTGGGTATTGCCCAAAATGTTCTAAAAGAGTTCGTAAAGATACAGACTATTTTAAACAAGAGGTCTATGAATTAGTTCAAGATGAGTATACTGTTATTGGTGAATATAGTGGTGCTAATACTAAAATATTAATGCGACATAATAAATGTGGAAATGAATATATTGTTACTCCGGATAAATTTATTAATGGTAGAAGATGCCCTAAGTGCAAACATTCTATTGGTGAAGATAAGATTGAAAGATTGCTCAAAGATAATAATATTAATTATTTTACACAATATAGATTTGCCGACTGTGTATATAAACTTCCACTTGTATTTGATTTTTACTTGCCAAGTATGAATATTTGCATTGAATTTGATGGTGAGCAACATCAGGTTGCCAAAGATTTATTTGGCGGCGAAAAAGAGCTTAGGGTTAGGCAATTACGTGACTCCATTAAAGACAATTACTGTAAAGATAGTGGAATTAAAATGATAAGAATTCCTTATAAATATATGAATATTATTGAAAATATTCTGATTGAAGAGGAAGTTATTGAAGGGAAGTGTTGAGAATGCAGTATTTTAATCCGATTAGAAAGATGTTAATGGAATTAAAAGAAAATTTAGAAAAATAAATAAGGAGGTAAGATAAAATGGCTAGTTTATTTTTAGCAATTGGTCATGGCGTACAGACTGATGGTACATGGGATAGTGGTACAGCTTGGAATGGTTATACCGAAGCAGAACTCATGAAACCGATTGTAGGTGCGGCTATTCCAATTTTAGAAGCTCATGGTGTTGATGTTCATACGGATTATCCTGAAAATGATATGAATATTACAACTTGTGTTGCTTATGCAAATGAACATGGTATTGATTATTATGTAAGTTGTCACTGTGATTATGACCAAGCACCAAGCGGAACACTGCCTATTGTTTATCCGGGTTCAGGTACATCTTATAACTTAGCAAGTGCAATCAATGCGTCTGTTATGTTGAGAATGGGTATTGGGACTCGTGGTATTCTGCAACGTTCTGATGATTGGGAAGTAAGGGGTACTGATATGCCAGCTTGTATCTTTGAAACTGGTTGTATTAGCAAAGACATTGATATCCTTACTAACTCAGCAGCTTATGGACAGGCAATTGCATTTGGAATTCTTGACTTCTTGGGAATTTCATATAATGGTGGGGATGCTCCTGCGCCAAGTCCACAGCCAACTCCGACACCTTCACCAAGCAATCCATATGGATTCACTTCTATCTATAATAGTGATTACTATTTAGAATATGGTGATGGCCCGGACGAAAATATCACTCAATTCCAGAGAGATTGTAATTTCTGTGGATATTGGGGTGAAAATGGCCCGTTAGTAGAAGATGGATATTACGGTTCTGAATCGGAATATGCGTGTGATTGCGTACAAAGATTTCATGGTTTAGATGTCGATGGCAAGTTTGGGGTCAACTCAGATATTCGCTTAATGACAGAAATCGCTCAGATTCAAGAAGCACTTACAAAGCATGGTTATAATATTGCTGTTGATGGTGGCGCTGGCCCGGCCACAATTAATGCTACTAAGGATTTCCAGAGCAAGAATGGTCTTGAACCAGACGGTATCTGTGGAGATAATACACGAGCATTGCTTGGTATTTAAGGAGTAGTTTATGCAATATATGACAGAAGAAACAAGAATCTATCTAAGTGATTTATTTAGAGATGAGATGCATAACTCTTACCTCTATCAATATATCTCATCTTATCTTTCTGTCAATGGTCTGGATAACCTCTCTTTGTTCTTTAAATACAGAGCAAGAGAGGAATTCCGCCATTCTGAAATGGTAAGAGAATTCTGTGATGAAAAAGATATTTTGTTAGATTTTGGCAAGCCAATTGAAGGTTTCTATATGGAACTTAACAGTATTAGTGATTTCTGTAAATTGGCATATGAAGCAGAAATGCTCACCAACGAACGTTGGCAGAGATTCTATGATATGTGTTATTTAGATGGAAATAGCCGCCTGTTAATTACCCTTGCTAATACATTTATGGATGAGCAGAATGAAGAAACTGAATGGGCTTGTGCTCTAATGGATTACTATGAAAATCAAGGAGAGGACAAATCCGCATGGCAGCGTTTTGATAATGGTTTTGACCCAGAGTCATATGGCGTTGGTATTGACGGAGATGATGACGATGACTAATGAAAATCTATGATGTAGAGAAAACCCCAGCGAAGTTATATTACTGTGGTTCACCTCCACTCAAGGATTTTATTGAGGAAAACGGCATTGTTCATGTAAATAGTTATTTTAATAAGAGAACTGAAAGAACAATCTGGATTTTTATTATGACTAATGAATTGTCTGAGTTATTAACCATTTGGAGTAATAACAGAGATAAGAAAGGAGTTTAGTCTATGGAGAACGAATATATGAGACTAGATTTTTCACTAGACGGAATCGAACTTCTTGAACAAGACTCCGATTGTATGATGGTTAAATTAGCGTTACTTCATGAGGGTGTCAATCGAAACCGATGCGATATCTCACATGAAGCGGTATTGAAGTCTATTCCAACCATATACAATAAACCAATTGTGTATAGGCTTAATAATAAATACCTCCCTCTTTCTTCGACAGATGTTTTAGAGCACTCTCACGAAGAAGATACAACAATGATGCAGGCAGGAATAATTCCTGAGTCTGCGCCAATGAACTTTGTTGAAAGAAATGGAAGAGTTTATCTTGAAACTGTAGGTGTTATTCATAAAATATATAATCCTACTTTAACACAAATCATTAAAAATCGCAATGGAAAAATGAAAGTTTCTATTGAAATTAAGATTCCTCTTAGCGAAAGAGATGATAGTGGTATTCTTAAGGTGGATGAATTCATCTTTTTATCTGTGTGTTTGTTAGCAGAAGATGTTGTTGAAGGAATCGAAGGAAGTAATTTAGTTGTTACTAAGTTCTCTCTTGAAGAATATAATGAAAAATATATGAAGTTCATGCAGTTGGAAGGTAGCTCAGTGATAGATAAAATAAAGGCGAACGCTAATAGCGCTATCAACTATATTGTAGAAGGAAGTGTTGATATGGATTTTGCTAAAGAATATGGTAAAGGTTCTGCACTAAAGGTTGATAAGTCTAAAGACGCAATGTCAGATAAGGCGTGGGGTAGTGTTGATAAGACTACTCTTAGAAATCGCATTTTAGATGCTTCTAATTATAAGAGCCTAGTGAATGATGTATATCTGGTTGTAGAAAGTGGATGGGAAGAAGCTCCTTCAAGTAAGCTCAAATACCCTGTAATGTGTATTGAGGGCGATAAACTTGTATATAATAGGGGTGGATTATCTAGTGCTTTAGGTTATGCTAAAGCAGAGGATAATAGTGAAGCCACTAGAAAAGCCGAAAGTTTATACAAAAAATTAGAATTGCAGGAGGAAAGCAAGAATATGTCAGACCTGATGAAAAACAAAGTTGACGATGACAACAAGGACATCGAAAGAATTCGTGATGATGCAGATGCACAAGAAGACGATGTAAAAGAAAAAATCAAGAAAAACAAGATTGACCCTCACGATAAGGGTGAAGAAGGTTTAGAAGATGATGTTGATTCTGATAAAGATTATTGGAGAAAGAAAGCCAATTCTTTAGAAGTTGAAAAACATGCTTTAGAAGAAAAAGTCAGAAAATATGAACGTGAAAAAGAAGTTGAAGAAATGAAACATGCTTTAAAAAAATGCGCTCATATCTTTTCAGAAGAACAGAAATGTGCTTTAGAAGAAGAAATGGCTAAGTGTTCTAAAGAAGAATTTGAATTAAAACTTGGAAACGCCGCTATTGACTTTGCCGCTAAAATGGCAGATGACAAAGAAAAGAAAATGGCAGAAGAAAAGAAGATGGCAGATGAAAAGAAAGAATTTGGCTATCTTGGATTCAGCTATGGACTTCCTGTAGAGCCATTCTCTATTCAGACTTCTGATTATGAAGTTAAAAGTTTAGATGATGTTTTCAAAAAATATTCAAGATAAGGAGACTATATAAATGGCAAAACAAAGAGTATGCTACACAATGACTAAGGTTCCTGACCACTACGTTTCTATTGTACGTGTTCCAGAGGCCACTACTTTATATCCGGGACAGATGGTAGTTGCGGATTCAATTGACGCTGGTATCCCAAATAACTTTCAGGTGAGAGTACCCTCTGCCCCTACAGCAGATAATATCAAAAAGGAAATCGTTGGTATTGTAGTCAACGGTGGATTTGAAACATTAATAGATGGACGTAGGCCAGATGGTCAGCCAGACTATTCTCAGTATGAATTTGTGGCTGGTGACTTTGCCACAATCGTTTGGCTGTTACCTAAAGTTATAGTTTACATTTCCGATGATTGTGTAACTGATGGTGGGAATGTTGATGCAGGAAGTTTTATTACTCCTACCGCAACCTCTATGACACCTACTGGTACTGCTACTGAACCAGCCGCAGGTGCTGTGAAATCTTATTGCAAGATTATGTGTAAGAAAACTACACGTTCAGGTGGACAATTTGGCGCTGGCTTTATTGAAGGCTCAGTTTGCGAAGTTGTAAACCAATAATAAAGGAGGATATATAAATGGGTAAAGAACTTCAAGTATTTCAAAACTTCTCTCACGAAGACCAAGATGCTTCTTTTATTGTTAGGGGATTAGAAGGTTTAGGAATGGCGGCTATGGCTCGTGACTTTCCTAATAGCGGACTTGTTAATAAGACATTTGCTATGACCCCAGCAGAATATGAAGACCAAAATTATAAGGCTATCAAAACTATGTTACATTTCTGCTGCCAGAAAACAGGACTTCGTGTCCCAAGTGATTCAACAGGCATGGCAATGTGTTTTGACAACAAAATGTTTGAAACATTATTTAACTCTATTATCACTGAAACTTTAAGTGGTATTATGGTTAAAACTCAACCGTCTCAGATTTTAGCAATGGCTGATATTACAAATGTTGGCGTTGGTGATAGTAAGACGTTTGAAATCGAAAGTAAAGCGCTACCGTTAATGCAACGTACCTCTTATAACAGTAACGTTACATTACTGGATACATGGACTAAGCAAAGTATCACTGTAGTTCCAAAACCTTGGACTGCTGGTGTTACTATGGATTATATTCGTATCTTAGCCAATGACTTTGATATGGGTAAAGAAATCGCCAAAATCAATATGTCTATGTTAGTTGCTCAGTATAGATTAATTGTAGGTATCATTTTTGATTCCACTCCAATTAACAACACTCCATTCTATCAGTCTACTTGGAGTCCTGGAAACTATGTAAAATTAGCTCAGTACTTACAGGTATTCAATGGAACACCGGGTGTTAAAGCCTATGGTACTCTTCCTGCTTTCAATACATTAGCTATGTTAGCAACTAAGGGTATTGGTTTTGCTACTCAGGATGATGTAATCAGAGAAGGTTACCTTGGTAGAATCTATGGTGTAGATTCTGTTATGATTGAACAGGCTACATCTTATAGTAAACCACTTACTACTGCCAATGTTGGCTCTCAGTTAATCGTTCCTGATGATAAAATCGTTCTGTTGAGTGATGTTGGAGATAAACCTGTTAAGCTTGTACGTGAAAACTATGTACGTGTTATTCAGGATGACCAGTTATCTACATCTCAGACTAGATTACAGTATTCATTCTTTAACTCTTTCGATGCAGCATTAGCAACTCAGGCTAACTATGCTATTCAGGGAGTTCAAAATAGTTAATAAAATGTTTTGGGGAGGGGTAAAACCCTCCCACATTACTTATAGAAAGGAAATCTAATATGGAAGAAAAAGACGTTAAGGCAACCGAAGTAAAGGCTACTAAAACTACCACCAGAAAAACTCCTGCAAAAACCACAAAAACAGCACCCAAAGAAGATGGCACATTAAAAGCCAAGCTTGAACAGGCTGAAAAGGAAAAACAGGAAATGATGGAAATGCTAAAAAACCTTCAATCACAGGTTGATAGTATGAAAAATCAACAGCCACAATATATCATCCAGCAACAGGGTGGAAGTGACACACCATGTGAGATTGGATGTAGACTGTTCTGTGGCGCTGTTCTTACTTCACCAAGTGGAGATGTAGAAATTACATTAAAACATGGAGAAGAAGTGGAAGTTACAGTTCGTGAAATGAATGAAGTTTTTAGAAGCCAGTTTGGTTACAAGAAAATGTTTGAAAAGGGGGTATTGTATTTTGTTGACCCCGAAATGTATGACCACTTTAAGATTAGAAACCCGATTGATTTATCAGAGGATGTCATTGTTGAACATCTTTTAGATGAAGACTATAACAGAATGATAAAATATCTCAGCAGTATTACAAATGACCGAAGGGATGATATGGTCTGTCATACTATTTGTTATAATACAGCTATGTTATATTCCAAAGGAAAATTAGAAAATTGGGCTTATGCTAATCGAGTTAACTTTGAATCTTATATGAAAGTTAAAGTTGACGATGTTGTTGCTACAATTAAAAGAGCAAAAGATTTACTAGATTTAAATTAAACATTCAGGGGGTGAATCAATGGTAAAAAGATGTATTACCCCGTCATATGAAGGATTAGAGCCAACCACATTTGATGACGTTTATTGCCAAGCGTATGTTATTAAACAAGATAATCGAATGCAGAAGCTAAACCGATATGAATATTATTCACTATGTTGGCGCTATTTGCAATATGCAATTAGTCTGTTTCAATATGATTGCTTGCGTGAACCGTATGATAATCCTCTAACAAAGGTTCAAGATTATGAACCATTTTATGAAAGAGATTATCTTTATGTTGGAGATGGCTTAGAGTCGGAATTCTATTTACCAACACCGCCTAGAGAAGATTATCAGATATATATTGCAATTAAGAATATAGACGAAGAAAAATATACAGAAACAAACAAATATATTTATAATCCTGAAACTGAGAAAGTGATTTTTGCTGAACCACCAGCCGCTAATTCTAGCGTTCAAATCATTTGTTTCTCTGTTGGCACTTTTAGAAGTCATTTAGATGATAGGGAAGTTGCTATATTGGCAGAGGGAATGACAATTCCATTTTTGGAAGAACAGCAGAATAATAGAAGATTACTTAATCAAGTTGTTTATGGCGGTAGTGTTAAGATGCACTCGCAGGCAGAACATTTAAAGATTGTTAGTCAAGTGGGAATGAATCAATATAATGTAGTCGATAATTTAATAAAGGAATATAGCTATAAGAGCAATCGTGAATGTTATGATGGATTGTCTGGAAGATATACCGTACCTAAAGGATTTTGTAGAACTAGGAGATTAGTTAGATGATTCTACCAATCAAAGAGTCGGGCGTTAATTGCTTTGACCGCCTAAGTTATATCCATAGTTTAGGAGAAGATGATATCCTTACAGAAAAAATCGAAGACACATTCACAGAAAATCCAGACTATGTTCCCGTTTATCGTAATTTTGATTATTCAAAAACATTTGACATTTGGTGCTATAATGGTACAGCGCCAGATAAAACACAACCATATAAAAGATTTTTAAGTTATCCATATCCTGAGATTGAATTTCGTATTGGAGATTACATTTCTTTTGATTATAGACAAGATGGAACAATGAGTCACTTCTTGGTTGAGAGTTGTGACTACCAAAAGAAATATGATATTAATGGCAGAATGTGGTTAGTAAATCAAGAGTTGAAATGGGTAGATGAAGAAGAAAATCTTCATATCTATCAATCTGTATTTGAAGATGCACTTACATACACCAACTTTAAGTATGGCGCTCAAGGACTTGTTGAGCCAAACGGTTCAATTGTTATCTTGGTTACACAAGATGACCTTACTAGGACTATCTATAAAAATCAGCGCTTTTTATTTTCTGGGGTGCCTTATATGGTCAAACAGGTATTAAAGTCTGTTGATAAACGCTATATGGAGATATATATGTTTGAAGTTCCACTAAACCAGTATGATAATGTTGAAGAGAACATTGCTTATAATGGTAAGGAGCTAAAACCAACAGGCGAGACAGAAATAAGAATAACGCCTGAAGATGCGGAAGTTACATTTGGAGAGGTATTAGAGTTTGAAGCTTACACCTACTTAGATGGTGTAAAGCAAGATAATTCATTTACATTTAGTGCAAGTGGAGTTCCAAATAAAAATTATGTATTCAGAGTTGTTGGCTCTAATACTTTTAGTATAGAATGTTTAAAACCAACTCGACAAAACGCACTGTCTGTTATTTGTAGAGATGATGTCACCGGAGAAGAAGTAACTAAGGGTATATGGCTAACAGAGGGAGGTTGGTTATAATGGAAGTTTTTAAACAACAAGATATATCAGCCGCCGCTTATAACGACTATATAGGAGTCCGAAAGTTACCATCAGATATAATGGATTATCTGTTCAATAATTGTGATGAGCTATGGAAGTTATTATATTATAAAGGGGATACAGTTGGCAAGGAGAATGTTCCTGTATCTAAAAAAAGAGATATGATAGCCAAAAGCTCTGGTGATAATTTAGATGAATACCAAGTGTTATTTCAGTTCTTTACAAGTGACTCAAGCTCAAAAGCAAACTCTCAACTGAGGATACAGGTTATATCGGCTGAAAGTACAAATAGAACAAATGTATTGTGTAGAGTTGGAATTCAGTGTATTGTAAATAATAAAAATATGATTGTTAGTACAGATGAATCTCCCATTGACAATAGAGCGCTTGCTATGGCTCAGGCGGTTATTCAATGTTTAAATGGCCAACGTATGGAAACTGCAAAAACACCATTAAATATTGACAAGAGCATTGACCGTTATAGTGGGATTACAAAATATGATTTTAATAATAATTTTAGTGGTTATATTATCACTATGAGTTGTTATGTATAGGAGGAATAATGGGTATTATCGACAAGACAGCTATAGCCTTCGATGAACCTATTCTCTATAAAGGATTGTATCTTTATCCTGCAATGGTAAAAGATTATACAATGTTTAAACAATGCTCAGAGATTCTTACTTTGAATATGACAAATGAAAAAGACATCCATCTGTTAGGTTTACCATATCTCGAATATGTGTATCGAAAATCACAGTCGGGTGATGGCGCTCTCATGTCTACAATGCTTTTATGCGTTTTGTCTATCGTGTTTCAATTAGAAACTATATCATTTTACGAGGATGAATATGAGAATATTTTTCTCAATATTTTTAAGCAAACTCTGGAATATGATGATTATATAGATGAATATAATGAAACATATAGTCAGTATAAAAACTGTATTGAAGCGGATGGGAATAGCAATATAGCAAGAGTGTTAGAAGTTAAACTTCTAGACCTTAAGCAGAAGATGTTTGATTTATATACGATTAACTCAACAGAGTTTGATGAATTAAGGCATATAATTTGTGAACAAAACGATATTAATGAAGAACTTATTGACCCTGCATGGGAACAAGAATTACAAGAGGCACGAAAAAAAGTGGCCTCATTAAACCATTCCACACAAGGGTTAGAATTTAGAGATTTATTAATTGCACTAAGTTATGACTTAAAGAAAACTCCTGATGAGTTGTCAAATATGTCAATATCAACATTTGATAGATATGTTGATATTATGTTGAGAAGGGAATCATTTAGTATCGGAAAGGCCGCAGAAGCGGCTGGGGCAAAATTCAAAAAGCCCATCCCTCATTGGTTGAATCATTATAAGCCGAAAGGTAAATATGATGATGTACTAACTGATAAGGCCGATAGCTTTATAGAAGAAATAGATGATTAATTTTTATAAGGAGGTCATTTTATGGCTGGAAGATATGTTGGAGAAGCACTAGTCAGTGTTGCTGACGTAAAGATGCTTGATACAAAAACCGGAGTTGAAATCGGTGAAGCTATTGCTCTGACAAGTTCTGGTATCGAAAGTACAACACAAAACGTTGAAGTTAGTGGTGGTTTCTTAAACTCATTACTATTCGATATTAGATTTGGTAGACGTGTTAACCTTACTCTGGAAAGTGCTACATTTAAAATGGAATACTTAGCATTCCAAACAGGTACAGTCATTAGTAGAGCGATAAGAGATGTTTATGAATTTAATGATTGCCAAACAGCGGCAAGCACTACATTAACATTGAAACACACACCTACTGATAAAGTACATGTAATTTATGATGACGGCGCTGTTGATGATTTAAGCGCAACTGATAATACAATTACTATCCCCGCTAAGTATGTAAATACTCAGGTAATGGCAAGCTATTACTATGGTGGACAGTTTGAAAATATCACTGTTGACGCTACAACAGAACCTATGACGGTTAAACTGTTAATGAACGTTAGAAGTAGAAAACAGGATGGTACTACTGGTACTTATCAGGTTTCTATTCCATTATTTAAGTTTGACGGTAACTTTAACTTAACATTCACATCTGATGGTGTTTCTGCAATGGCTATCGCTGGTAGTTCATTAGCGTATACTCAGGATTGTGGTAAGATGAAGTATTGCGATTGGACTTACATTCCTGATGACCCAGATACCTATGTACCCTCTGAAATCGTTGCTACACCAAGTAAGTATACATTATCAGTTGGACAGAAAGTAACTCCGTTCGTTGTTGGGGTTAGAAATCCACCTTATGCCAATGTTATTTTAACTGAAAACCTATCCTTTGCTAGTTCAGAAGCTAGTATTGCTGACGTTTCTACTCCTGCTGGTGTTATTACCGCTGTTGCTCCGGGTAATGCCGAAATTACAGTTACTTATACACCAACTGTTGAAGGAGAAGAACCAAGGGTTACTACTATTGCTGTAACGGTAGCTGCTGCTTCTGGTGCAAGCGAAGTGGGTATTGCTAAAGCCGGAAGTGCAGTAGTAAAATAATAAGGAGGTAGCAATATGGCATATGTAAAAAATGATTGGCAAACTGTCGATATTATCACTGCCGATAAGCTAAATCATATGGAACAAGGGATTGCTGATTATCAAGTTGGCCCGAAAGGCGAACCGGGAACTCCGGGTGCTGATGGCGCTAAAGGGGAACAGGGTGAACCCGGTACTGCCGCTACCATTACTGTAGGTACTGTAACGACTGGTGCCGCTGGCTCAGATGCAACTGTAACTAATGCTGGTACAACCAGTGCCGCTGTATTAAATTTTGCTATTCCGCAAGGACAAAAGGGAGATACTGGCGCTGCTGGTGCCAAGGGTGACCCCGGGGCTAAAGGTGATACAGGCGCAAAAGGTGACCCCGGATTAGGAGTCAAATCAATCGCTTTAACTACTGATGCGTCTGGAAAAGTAACAGGTGGAACTCTCACTCTTAGTGATAGTTCTACTTCTGCTATTACAGTCACAGTAGCCGAAGCATAACATCGTAATAATTAACTTATACCGGGGAGGAAATTTCCTCCCCGGTATAAATAGTTAAAAGTTACCAATTATACGACACTAATTGAAAGGTATAATGTGGTGATTGAATATGTTTCAGATTGAGGGTACTATTCTCTTATCTCTATTAAGTGCCGCTATTGGTGCCGCTGGTTTTTGGATTGCCCGTAAAAAAGAAAATACAGAGCAGGGACAGAGTAGTGGTGTTTTAATGTCTGACATTGGATATTTGAAGTCAAGCATGGATACTATTAGCAAAAAATTAGACAGGCAAGACGAAAGAAATATTCGTATTGAAGAACGCTTAAGTAGAGATGAAGAGAGCACTAAGCAATCTCATAAGCGTATTGATGCCCTAGAACGTAGGGTTGAAGGCTTAGAAAAGGAGGAATAATCTATGGATTTAACCCAGTTATTTACTATAGATATGTTAGGAACAATGGCTGGTATGACAGCGTTTGTTGCATTAATGACACAAATTACTAAGTATTTTGTAAAAGGTACTACAGTTGAAAAGTTTGATACCAAATGGTATGGACTTGTGTGGTCAGTTGTTGCGAACGTTGCAGCTTTAATTTTCTTAACACAGGAATATACAGCAAGTAGTATTTTTACTTGTTTCGTTAATACTTTATTAGTAGCAGTGGCGGCTTTTGGTGCATTTGATGTTATCAAGAGCGTGGATACTAATGTAAAGTCCAAGAGTGAAGGAGTAAGTGGGGAATAGAAAATTCCCCACCCTTTTATTTATGAATATTTTAGGATTAGATTTAGGTACAAAGAAAACTGGTTGGTCTATATTTAAAGATGATAAATTAGTGGACTATGGAGTAATCTCATGTGACCATAAGAATGTAAGGGTAAGAACACTTACAATTCGAGATGAAATCAAAAAACTTATAGAATCTAACGACATTAACAGAGCTGTAGTTGAGGAGTTAAAGGTTGGGTTTGGTGGCGGTATGTCAAATTTTAATACCGTAGTTACATTAGCTGTTTTACAGGGGTGTGTATTAGGTCTATGCATTGATTATGACGTGGAGTTTATCACTTATGACCCATCAGTTTGGCGCAAACTTACAGAGGTAAATCGTAAGAGAATAGAGTGTAAAACATGTGGATGGTTAGATGAGTTTATTGCAGGAGAGGGTATTACTGAATGTCCTAAATGTGGTGAGAGCAGAAAATCGTATTTAAAGACATACTTGTTAAATAAACGATTGGATTTAAAGCAGACGGCAGTAGATATTGTCAATCAAAAGTATGGATTAAAATTAGTGTTTTATCCACGAGATACGAAGAAAAATATAAGTAATGACGATATCGCAGAGGCAATTTTGATTGCACAGGCACACATTTATGAGTGCAACTTATAGAATAGAGAGGTAATTATTATGTTTGATAAAAAAGTTACATTGAAGATTCCGGAAGAAAGAGCTGTAAGAAAAAAACGACTTGGTGGAAGAGAAATTCTAATGTATGAATATATGACAGAAACCGAAATGGTATATTGTATGAAAGAAGCCATTAGCATTTACTACAATGATAATTTTGTCGCTAATGAAGATGCGTTTATTACTCCGCTTGAGTTATTTTCAAATCTTGACGTTCTGGCGCTTCAATTGTGTACAAATGTTGACATAACAAATATTGCTTTTGAAGAGCTACTTGCTGTAGATGCTCATAAGTTTTTAAAAAATAGTCTAGGTGGATTTGAAGAACTTGAGAAGTCAGTAATGATAGGGGTTCAACACGTTCATACTATGAAAATGCTTGAAGGGTTAGACCACGTTGCGTCTATTGATGATATTGAGCAATCTATGACAGACGTTCAATCTATATTGGAAGATGGAGCACCAGAGCAAGTCAAAGATTTACTGATGACTCAGATTGCCAATAATCCGATTCTTTCTGATTTCTATAACAAAGTTGCAGAAATAAAAGAAAAGGAAGAAGAAAATGGACTTAACGAATGACACGCAGGTAATGAGTGCATTAGCGCAAGGGCCGCTTAAAGAGGGAGTCAAAGATTTATTTGATGAAATTACAGATGATATCTATAATATCGTAAAATCTGAAATATATGCAGGCGGTGGAAGTGAGTATTATGATAGGACAGGACAAGTTTTAAACTCTGTGATGGATGACCCTCTTGTAAATGCAGGACTAGGATATGTAGAAGCTGAAACAGGAATGGAAGATAACATCACAGGATATATAGGTGGGCAAGGAATGTTTAATCATCATATGAGTTTTGATAAAACAAGTGTAGCGGATATGATTATTCCTTGGTTTGAAGGCGATGTTGGAAACTCTAGTCCATACTTTCATGGCGCTGTTCATATGCTTAGAAGGGCTTACACAAAAGGGCAGAGTAGAATTAAGCCTTGTTTAGCAAAAGCATTTGCCGCTGCTGGAATGAAATTGACGGGGTAAAATATGGCAGGAAGAAAAACAGTTTATAATAATATTGTGACAGAAAAAGATTGGGAGAATGTATGTGAACATAATCTCGATTTAGTGGATGAATTTTTAGAGTATAATAGAAGTATAGACCGTTCACCGCAAACTGTCAAGCAATATTTTTACCAATTAAAGATATTTTTTGTGTGGAATTTAAAATATAACAAGAACAAACCTTTTTATGAGGTAAAGAAAAGGGATTTCGTCAAGTATTTTGGATGGGTTAATTCAACTCTTGGCGCTAGTCCAAATCGAATTGCTTCATTGAAAGCGGTATTGAGTAGTCTATCAAACTACATAGAACGTTTTATGGACGAAGAAGAAGAGTATGAAAACTTTAGAAACATCGTCAAAATTATTGAATCTCCTGTAAAAACACCAGTAAGAGCAAAAAGTGTATTTACACTTGAAGAGATGGATGATATTTTAACAAATCTTGTTAAAGATAAGAAATATCAGGTTGCCTGTTGTCTTGCTTTGGCAATTGCTAGTGGCAGTAGAAAGAGCGAGCTAACTCGTTTTAAGCCAGAATATTTTACAAATGAAAATATTATTTTGGGAAGTTTATATGTAACACCAGAGGAAATTAAAACTAAAGGCCGAGGTAAAATGGGTAAGCCCCTTAAAAAATATACATTTGTAAAACAATTTAAACCATATTTTGATTTATGGATGAAAGAGCGCCAAGAATTTAATATTGATAGTGAATGGCTTTTTGTGAGAAAAGTAAATGGAGAATGGGTTCAAGCAGTAGACGATACTTTATCATCTTGGGCAGATACTATTAACCGTTATACTGAAAAAGATTTTTACTTTCATGCCAATAGGCATTTATGGACTACAAACTTAAAGAGAGCAGGCATCCCTTCTGATGTTATCAAAAAACTTCAAGGATGGGAAAGTGAAGAAATGGTCAGTGTATATTCTGACCTTGATGTTTCAGAAACATTACAAAAATATTTTGACGAGAATGGGATAAAAGAAGTTAACCAAACTAATCTAACTGACTTATAGACCCCATTCGGAAGGGGATTTAAATGGCTATAAGTAGAGAATATAAGGTTAAGATTAAGGCTACTATTGACCCTAGTGAAATTTCTAAGCAGATAGATGCACTTGGAAAAAATAGTAAACTTAAGTTTGATACAGGCGGAATAGACGCAGTAGGAAAGAGCTTAACCAACACTAGCAATAAGATGAAAGGACTTGGCTCTATTGCTGACAGTGTTTTTGGGAAGTTTAACTTATGGTATGGTATAGCACAAATATCGCATCAGATATACAATGCGATTGGAGATGTTATAACTAATACTGTTAAGTTAGACACAGCTTTGACAGGCTTATCGAAAGTAAGCGATATGTCGAAGGCGCAACTTCAAAGTTTTGCAAAAACAGTTGGCGAAACAGGCGTTGAAGTTGGGAGAACAACCACAGAAATGGTTGATGCCGCTGCTGTTTTCGCTCAGGCCGGATGGAGCGACCCGAAAGAGTTAGAATTACTTGCTAAATCTGCAAGTATGTTTTCTAACATTGCTGACACTCAAACAAGCACAGCAGAATCAGCAGAGTTTTTGATTGCCACAATGAAAGCATATAATATGACCGCAGAAGATACAGAACATATTATGGATGCTGTTAATGAGGTATCAAATAAATACGCCGTAAGTTCTGGTGACCTTGCCTCATCCATTGGTAGGGTAGCTTCAACACTCCAACAATCAGGCACATCATTTGAAGAGACGCTTGGTTTGATGACTGGTGCTTAATTTCTAGGTACCATATACAGTAATGTATATTAAAAAAACACGTGAATTGACGGGGAAACCCTTAGAGCTTCATAAACCAACCTATCGTAGCAATACAGATAGGGGCTTGACGTAACGGTTAAGGTATGGTAAAATATATGAAGATTGGGCAATCCGCATCCAAGCATCTTGGAAACAAGATGAAGGTTCAACGACTATCCCTTGGCGCTTAGCGCAATAGGAGTACGGCTCAAGTGAGTAGGTGAAAACCCTTTAAATGGAAGTGCGTGTCTCCACTTAGGTGGATGAAGATATAGTCTAGTCTCATATGAAAGTATGAGTGAATTATATTATTTATTACAAAAAAGTTGCATGTCAAAAAAATTAAAATACGAAGATGTTAAAGAATATATAAACAGATATGGATACGAGTTATTAGAAGATACCTATATTAGTAATGGAAAAAATATGAAGATATTGGATAGTGATGGGTATTTGTATTCTGTTACTTTTGGAAATTTTAAGGATTATATGGAGAATTGTCATAAAAAGTTTGATATTGTAAATAATTTTAATCCTTATTCTATCCATAATATAAATAATTTTATTCAGTCATTTGGATATAATACAATTGTTTTAGATAATGAGTATTGTCATGGGAGTAAGTATAAATTGAATTTGTTGTGTGAATGTGGAGAGACATTTAAAGCTTCATGGGATAAGATTAGGAATAGGGGTAAGATGGTGTGCCCAAGATGTTTAAGAACAAGAGAATCTTACAACGAGAAAAAAGTCCGTCAAGTTTTGTCTGACAGTCATATCAATTTTATTCAAGAGAAAAGGGAGTATATAAACCATGATACTTATGTGGTATTTGATTTTTATCTGCCTGAATATAGAACTGTTATAGAAGTAAATGGTGAACAACATTATCATCCAGTAACATTTGGTGGAATATCTTTAAAAAAAGCAGTTGAGAAATTTAATAAGCAAGTTATAATGGACGAAAAGAAAGATAAATATTGTAGTAATAATAATATAAATTTAATAAAAATTCCTTATTGGGAATTTAAAAAAGGGAATAAATATATAGAAAGAATAAATAATATAATTCGTGAAGATTAACGACCTTCATTAATATAACGACAGAAATCATTCGTAATCCGGGAAAAGTAGCTAATGGGCTAAAGACCATCAGTTTGAGATTACAAGGTATGCAAGAAGCAGCAGATGGTTCAACGGAATCTGTCGCTGGGCTTTCTTCAAAAATGCAAGAATCCTTTAGTGAGATTGGTGTAAATATTGTTGACCAAAATGGAAATCTTAGAAGTACTTATGATATACTTGTTGATATTGGGAGAAAATGGCCTGAGTTAAGCGCTGAACAAAAAACTTATTATAGTGAGTTGGCCGCTGGTAAAAACCAAGCAAATATATTTGCTGCATTAATGCAAAATATAGGAGTGGCAGTAGAAGCGACAAACACCGCATTGGATTCTAATGGTTCTGCTGTTGAGGAGAATGCAAAAAGGATGGACTCAGTTCAAGGTAAGATTGAGCAGTTTCAAGCCGCTTGGGAAAAATTATCCACTTCTTTTATGAGCAGTGATTTTCTAAAGAATATCATTGATACAGGAACGGCACTTGTAAACTTCTTTGATACAGATATGGGTAAAGCTACTGTTGGTGTCTTAGGTTTCACTGCCGCCGCCGCATTACTCCTTCCAAAGATTATTTCAATTGGAAATGCAGTAAAAGAGTTTAAAACTTTGTCTGGTTTGTTTAAAACATTAGGTAATGTTGATGATGTTATTGGTGGGTTTAAAGAAATGGGAGGCACCGTCACTGGAACAACAAAACAGATGGCTGGCCTTATTGGCGCTTTTCAATCACTAGGAGGGGCCGCTGTACTTGGTCCGATAGCCGCTGTAGTAGCTGCAATCGCCGCTGTTGGGCCGATGATAGCAATGACTCGTGATAGGGAACGTGAATTCCATGAATCATTAACTGACCAAACCGATGCGATGACTAAGCAGTATGAAACTGCTCAAAACAAGGTTAAAGATACCGGAAGTGAGATAGAAACTCTCAAATCCAAAATAGAGGCATTAAATCAGAAGGGTGAAGAAGAGGGCGGACTAAGCTTTGCCGACACGAGTGAACTTCAAAAAATGCAACAAGAACTTGATGGTTTGATAGCTAAGTATGAGTTCTTATCCAAGCAGGCATATCTAGCCAGTGAACAAGTTACAAAGGCATTAAAAGAGGAGTTGTTCGCTACAACAGCAGTAGGACAAGGTATGGGTTCACTCTCTGGTCAGCAGATGAACATGGTTGAAGAGACTGCTGGGCTTACTGCGGCACTTACTCGAAATAGAGCTGAATATGACGCTTTGACTAAGTCAGGAAAAGAGAATTCCGTAGAAGGAAAGACTCTTGCAAACACCATCAAACATCAAGAAGAAGCGTTTGGAAATTTAACACCACGACTGCAAGAAATACATGACCAGTTAATGAAAGGCGGAGAGGCTGAACAGGCTATGGCTAAAGAGCTTGAGCCGCTCATTCTTAACGCTACAAGAGCCACAGAGGGAACAAACAATCTAGCGAAAGCAGCCGCCAATATGAAAGACAACGTTGAATTGGCAATGATAGAGCTTGGTGGGGAAAAGGTAAGTACACAAAAAATAGGAGAAGACTTTCTACAGCTTGCTTCAAGCTTTGCTGCTGGTGGAGTTGAAATTGAAGAGTATGCTTCTCAACTACAAGGAACACTCAACTCTATTAATATGGATGACCTAAATGAGGCATATCGAGTAAATGCAACTGAATCTCAAAACCTAACAAACGAACAAAAGGCTTTATTGGAAACCGCCAAAATGCTTCAATCCGGTATGTCTGATGTCTACCAAAGAATGACAGAGGATGGATTTGAATATACCGATGCCAACATTCAGATGTATTCTGATTCTATTGACGCTATGCTTCAAATGTATGCTACTGAACAAGGAATATGGAAAGATTCTGAGGGTAATTGGCAAGGTGCAAACCAAGAGGCTATAAACTATATAAGTAGCATTGAACAGGCAACTGCGGCAATGGATAATTATGGTTCTATTTCAGATTGGGTTGCTGGACAACAAGAAGTTCTGGCTGCTGCTGCTCAAGGAACTTGGGATACAATAGGAGATGGGTCAGCAGAAGCTGCTGCTCAAGCCGAAGAAAACATGCAGACATTTGTTAGTGGTTTAGCTGACCAAATGAATCAGTTAAAGACTACCAATGAAACTGCATTCAATGATATGGTTCAAACTATATCTGATGCGTCTGGCATTGCAATATCAGATTTGTTAGATGCTAATGGCAATCTTAAAAGTGACTTAAACCTTTCTGCTGACCAAGCTGCTGCTATTGGTGAGGCTCTGAAAAATGGTGTTTCTACTGGTATGGAAGGCATTAAAGGTAAATTATCTGAAGTTATGGCAAGTGCTCCTGCTGAATTTTCAAAACTCATTCCAGCCGCTACAACTGCTGGAAATCAATCTGGTGACAGTCTTAAACAGGGGATTCAGAAAGGCGTTGACGCTGGTATCAAAGATGGACAATCTAAGTTTCAATCTGCTGATTTTAAAAATGATAAAGCAGAGGTAAAAGTTGGAACATTAGAAACGTCAAAATGGGATACATATAATCCAGCTCCTCGTTATGGCACTATTATAGTTAACGAAGTTGCAGGAACGAAAATAGGCAAAGCTTCTGGGGATGACTTTATTGAAAAATCTGGATTTTATACAGTTGGTGAAGCTGGTAGAGAAACAGTATTTCTTCCTCGTGGTTCTGCTATCGCAACTGCTTCTGAGACACGCAACATGCGTGGTATGTTAAGGAGTGGACGTGGTGCTTCTACTGGTGGAATAGAAATAAGCGGAGATTTGGATGATAGCTTTAAGAAAATTGCAAACTCTCTCGTCAAGATAACCAAAACACTTACTGGTGCCTCTATATCGGCTGTTGGGCAACAAGCGCCTGCTCCCAAGACTTCTAGCAATGCTCCGTCTATGGCTCGTGCCGCCTCTTATGATGACCCTCATAAAAAGAATTTCGATGCCGCATATGATGAACTTAAGTATCTTCAAGATATGGATAGAATCTCGGAACAAGATTATCTTAACCGTCTTGAAAATCTTAACAATTCATACTTTGGCGGTAGAATGGAATATCTTGAAGAATATCGTAAATATGAAGTCGAGGTATATAAAGGGCGTAAGAAGCTTCAAGAGCAAGCACAAAGAGATGCTGAAAAGGCCGAAAAAGACAGGATACAGGCAGTTAAGGATGGCTTCAAAAAAGAAGAAGATGCTCTTGAGTACATGAGAGATAAAGACCTTATTACCGAAGAAGATTACTATCGACAGCTTGCCGCTCTTAATGATAAATATTATAAAGGCAAAACAGAATTCCTTGATGAGTACCAGAAATACGAAATTAAGGTGTATGAATACCTTAAGAAGAAGGAAGAAGAACGTCTAAAAGAGCTTAAAGAGCAAACCGAAAAACAATATGAGAATACAAAAGATTATATTGTTGATATGATAGATAAGCAGATTGACGCTGAGGAAGGCAAGCTAGACCAGCTCGACAAGGAAAAAGAACAGCAAGAAAAACTTCAAAAGATTGAAGAAGCTCGTAAAAAACTTGCAGAAGCCCAACAGCAGAAAGTTCTTGTTTATCGTGCAGGACAAGGATTTGTCTATGAATCAGATGCCGCCGCCATTGAAGAAGCAAATAAGGAACTCAATGAATTATTAGAAGAGGAAAAATTCGACAAGCAGAAACAGGAGATTCAAGATGAAATAGACCGTCTTGAAGAACTTAAAGATGCTTGGCAAGATTCCCTTGATATCAATGAAGACCTTGAAAAATATGGTGTTCTTATGGACTGGATTAAAGCATTTGAAGAGGCAAACTATGAAGATAGGCTTGCTATGGCAGAACAGTTCAAAGAGAGTTATAAAAAGGCGCTTGAAGAAATTGCCAAAGCTCAGGAGAATATATCTAATACAGCTTCATCCCAACTACCAAACTTTAAACCTAATGGTTATGCTGGGGGTACAAATTATGTGCACCAAGATGAAAAGGCGGTTGTTGGTGAAAACGGCCCTGAGTTGGTAAATCTTCCAAAGGGTAGTGGTGTTTTAACAGCACAAGAAACCCAAAATATGAGAATGTGGGGAGCGTTAACACCCGTTAGTCTATTCTCAGATATATATAAACTTATTTCAAGTATGCCACGATATACATTCGATACGCCAAGCACTGCACCTTCATTTGACTTTAGCTCATGGACGCTTGACGTTGACGTTGATAGTGGGCTGGTTGACGCAATACAGAATAGCTTACGTGAAACAGTTATTCAATATATTTCTAAGAGGGATAGATAATATCCCTCTTTAAAGGAGGAAACATGGACGATAAAAACGCAAAAGCAGTAGACGCAATAGCAGCGGCTCTTGCTGATGGAATATACGACCAGTTAGGAACAGCCTCCTATGACAGAATAACAAATGGTAAACTTATATCATATGTTACAGAAAATACATGTAGAGTGCTTGTTGATGGTCAAGTATATGTAGCTGATATTTATGGCGCTCCTACTGTTTCTAAAAATTCAATTGTCAAGGTAGTTGTTCCTCAGAATCAAGATTCAAATATGTTTGTAATAATGCCACATGCTCAGGCAGGAGATGGCGCTTTACTTATTCCCGGAGATTATATATTAGGGGATACATATAACGGAACAGTGACAAGGCTGTGGGCGGTAGACGCTACAACTACTCCAACAGCAGGGAAACTTCCAGCATATGATGAAAATGGAGATTTACACGCCAATAACTTTATTGGTGGAATAGAATCCGATAATATACAGACCAACAGTCTTAAGCTTGACAATTATTTAGTATATCAAGATAAGGAAAATGCAAACACTAGTGCACACATTCTTAACTATGCTTACTATTTATTTAGACAGGGGCGTAGACTTTACAACGATGAAGAATTTGCCACTGGCTTGAATAGTATTACACCGTTCAATAATGGTTATACAGGAACAGGTTTAAACGCTGTTATTGTCAATCGTGTAGCAGATGCAACAGCGCCAAATGATACAGGTTATGTATTGAGTGTAACAACTGATAATAGTGGAACAGTCACGCCGGGAGTGGGTGGTATTTCACTAGCCGTTCCTTATGGTTCAAATAAAAGATTTGTAACTTTAATGAAGGCGAAACTTCCAGTTAATACGGAGATGTTGTTATTCTCTGGCGCTTCTGGTTCTCAGGGTAATTACTACTTTATGAGTGACAACAAGGGAACTGGCAAGTGGGAAACTTATGTTATTATGTGGAATAGTGGTGACCCCGGCCCGTTTGCTAATGGTGGAAGTATTTATGTTAATACTACCACAAGACCATTCACTTGGTCAATAGCTTCTTGTACAGTTTTTGATATTACTCAACTTGGAACTCGTTATGTTGAAATTGCAGATAGGGCATATAGCGCTGATAAAGTGGCACATAACCTTATTTTTACTGGTTTCCAAGAGGCAATCTTTAATGGTGAGGAAGATATTACTATCACACTTCCTACTTCATTGCCACCAAACGGGCCAGCAGGAAGAGACTTAAGTGGTACTTATCCTAACCCAACAGTTGCTAAGTTTAACGGACAATTACCAGAATATTACTTAAACTATCTTAACTTGACCAATAAGCCAACAATTAATTCAACAAACTCTGCAAGTTTGCCAACACTGGCAAATGAAACAATTACAGGGATGATTAGTCTTCATCAGGTATCAAAAACAGGTTCATACAATAGTTTGTTAGCCAAGCCTGTGTTAGATACTTCTGCTTCAACTAGCTTAACGCCAAACGCAGAGGAGCAAATATCTGGAACATTACAATTAAATAAGTTGGCTAAAACAGCATTATGGACAGATGTTTTAAGCAGACCACAGCCAGTAGATAACTTGACAGACACTTCGACTTTTAACTATTTAACAGCAAACCAAGGCAAAGTAATTAAAGGATTAATTGATGGACTGCAAAGTGATAAGTTTGGTGTCGCAGCTTTAACTGCAACTGACTTTAATGCTTTTACGGCGCATGGTGAGTATTTAATCAATTATGGTACAATGACTGCCAATAAACCAGCCGCATCTTTGGGTAATGGTGTATTGTTAGTTTTTAGAATTACCAACCACATTTCTCAGATGTATGTGCCTGTTCAGTCAGGTCAATTCTGGTATCGTTCTGCCTATGCTCCAAGTGGGACAGCTACATGGCAAGCGTGGACACAAATTGCCAACACAAACACCGTCAATATATTTACAAACCCTCAAGAAATGCCATCTCTTAGAATTAATGACAGTGGTAATATATGGGAATTAGATGGTATTACTAATCCTAGCTCCACCGGAACAGGTGAAGATTATATTTTCAATATTAACAATTCATCAGAGGGCACAATCACTCAGGCGTTTTCGCTTAACATGACCCAATATAAGGGGTATTGTTTTGGTCAGGAAATTCCAGTTTATAATGGAACCTACCCTGAAATGACCGTAGGAAAAGTTGGAAACAAACTTAAAATATACGGCCCAGAAATTCCGGGTGGAGAGGTTTACTTCGATGGTAGTGAATCAATAGAAGCATATGTGCCAGCAGAAGTAAATGTTATTGATAGCCTAGATTCTACTAATACAACAGACGCTTTGTCTGCAAGACAGGGTAATATTCTTAGTAAGAATAAAGCAAATTTAGTGGGTGGTAAAGTTCCAATTGACGAACTTCCCGTTGATTTAATTGCTCGAACATGGGTAGTCGCAAATAAAGCCGACCTTGTTACATTAACAGAGGCGAAACCGGGTGATATTGCTCGTGTTACTTCTGAGGATAAGGCGTATTTGTTAACTGACTTGCCGCCAACTACATTAAGTAATTGGGTGGACATTACTAGTCAAGGTGCGGTTGTATCGGTCAATGGCTTAACAGGTGTTGTTACACTTAATATAGCTAATATACCGGGATTAGACACTGCACTTAATAGCAAATGGTCTTCTACTAATCCGCCAGCAACTCTAACGAGAGGAAATTATTTAACTGGCGCTAACTATAATGGCGTAACTGCTACAACATGGGCAGTAGATGCAACACATTCAGATGCTTCTCCAAATAAAGTTGTGGCACGAAGTCCAGAGGGATATGTTTGGTGTTCTACACTTGTTGCAACCGACCCAGATACTACTTCTATGTCTGGTGCTCTCGCCTTTCGTGTGAATGCAACTAATTCAAGACAGATTCGTTATTGTTCAAGTCCAACAGCCGTTAAGAATTGGCTCCAACTTCCTAGTAAACTTCCCAATCCATATGCTTGTACATTTAAAGACGCAGACGGAAATCTGCTAGGTACATATGATGGTAGCGCCGCTGTAGAAATTACAGCCGGAGGTGGTGGAACTATCCCTGATAGAATTGCTCTAGGTGATAACCTGTTCCAAATTAAGGCGGATGGTTTGTATTATAATGGCGTAAAAGTTATATTACAGACTGCTTAAGGAGGTTATAATGGGTAATCAATTTATAGGCGTAGCAACTGGATGTTTGCCCCTCACTGGCGGGGCAATTTCAGGAAGTATTAGGCTTGCAGGAGATTTTACACTTACTAATTCTGGGGTGTTGGCGTGGGAAACGGATAGGATTTCTGGTGGATGGGCAAGAGGTTTAACCTACAAGACCTCTGGCAGTATGGTTGCTGGAATAGGTACATATGGTACTAGAAATACAATTAACCATTTGTATATGGGAATTGGCAGTGACCCTTGGAGTGGCACCAACTCCTTAATCGTTGGTGCAAGTGATGTCCAGTTCAATAATATTTCGCTAGCACGTGCTAATGGTACTTACCCAAGTATGACAGTTGGAAATGCTACCAATTCTACCAATGCACAGAACGCAACATATGCGACATCAGCAGGCAGTGCGACTAACGCTACAGCTGCTACTAGCGCAACTCTCCTTACAGTTAACAACACAGAAACAAAAAATCTTGGACGATTACAATATTTTCAAGGTAGTGGCAACGCTACATTATATCCAGACACTTCATGGTGGTCACTTATAAGAGCACAACATCCGGGATATGCAAATGGATATTGGCAAGAGTTGGCGCTTGGCTTTACAAATTCGGCTACCAATAAAGGGATTAAATATCGCACTAATGTGAATGGTACATTATCAGAATGGAGAGATGTGGCGTTATTAGACCAAACAAATGGGTATTGGGGTTTTTATTTCCCAGAGAATAACACATACTTTAGAACCCCACCAAGTGGCTTGTTGCCAAATACTTCTAGTAGTGCTGGCATTGGATATGTTGGTACTTCTGATTGGCCGTTTGTAGCAATGTATGCCAAGAATTTTTATGGTAATTTACAAGGTAATGCCACATCGGCAACTACAGCCACAAGTGCGACTAATGCTACTAACGCAACCAATGCCACAAATGCAAGCAATTTGGCCTATTTTAAGTGCACTTCAAACGTAAATGTTGGCGTTGATGATTTGACCGCAAACGCAATTGGGTATGTAAGTGGAACATCAATTATGGGTCGCTCCGATGGTGGAATATTTAAACAGGTATATAGTAGCGCATGGGCTGGTGAAATTTACATTGATTATCGAACTGGTGGCCTTGCTAGTCGTGGCAGAAATAATGGTACTTGGACAGCTTGGAATAATGTAGTATCAAACAGATTAAATTATATTCCAGCGCCACTTGGTGGTGAATATATTAGTACTAGTGTCCGGGTAACAGGTGCTCTAAAAATAAAACTTCCTGTTGGCTTTACTAATTGTATGATGAAGTTTACGGTGGATGTGTTTCAGTATGCTACAAACCAGTCATGTGTTTATTATATTGCAGGGTATAATTCTAGTAGAGGCTGGGTAAATTACACTGCTCATTCTAGTGGGTATTACAACACAAACTACTCTAACCTACAAGTTAGTTTTTGCAAAGAAGCAGACGGAAAAGCTTCTGTATGTATTGGTGGCATAGGGACACCTTGGAGCTATCCACAGGTAGTTGTCAGAAATGTGCTTGCTGGTTGTGGTGGTGCTAGTTATGCTTTTCAGCAAGGATGGGATATATCATTTGTAACAACAATGCCAACCGTACAAGCAACAATAAGTAATCCCGCTAATTGGTATAATTCATACAACGCCGTAACGGCTGGCAGTGCAACTAATGCACAGCAATTAGGCGGTATTGTGGCTGCTAATTATATCAATACGGGAGATACGCTAATTTTACGTGGTACAGTATAAGTATACCACAATTATAGAAGGAGGTCAATATGGCTTTAGAATATGAAGATAAAAATGAATATGGAGTTGTAACAGGTTATCATCGTGTAGATAATGTAGTATACGACTTTAAACAAGGTGTAATTCACTTTGATATGGTAAATTACGCTGATAGAAGCTACAGAGAAAAAGAAATAGAATATGAACAAGAAATAAAAGAGAAATATTTAAGATATAGAGAGCTTGAGTTAAAAGGAAACACCCGAACTCCTGATGAAGATGTAGAGTTCAATGGCTTACATTTAGACATGCTCTTGGTTTGGAAAGATTTAGAAGAGGATTATTCTCTATCCAAAACACATTACACTATTGACCTAACAGATGAAATTAGAATTCCTTTCTACACTTTATTATCTAATGAAATTTTAGATTTTCAAGGAGGAGAAGCAGTCTAATGGCAACTAAAACAATTAATACCAAAATCTGTCAGGCGGCTAATACCAAAGCGGGGTTTGGTACTGTTGTTTTAGCGAGGTATCAATTAGCTTATGAGACAGATACAAATATGCTTAAGGTTGGTTTTGGAAATGGGTTAACATATCCAGCACAACCATATGCACAATTACAAACCCCTGTAGGTACTACAATAGAAATGGCATGTAGTAAAATCCCTGATGGATATCTGGTTCAAAACGGACAAGCTGTAAGTAGGTCTACCTATGCGGCTTTATTTGCTGTTATAGGCACACGCTATGGTGCGGGGAATGGTTCAACCACATTTAATGTTCCGAATGCAGACCAAAAATGTACGTGGGGGACTGCAACAGACTCACAAGTGGGAACTACAAATGGAACTTTCAGCCATTATCATGGTAGTGGTAATTATGTTGGTAATATTGGCGCTGTAAATGGCAATCCGGGTAGCTTTGGTTATCAGGCAGTTGGAAAAGACCCAAATACGGGGTTTAATTGTGGTGTATATACAGAAGGTGGCGGTAACCCAGATAGAGAAAGAGCACCAATAAAGATTGAATATGTTAGCCATAGTTGTTCTGTTTCTAACGTAAATAGCTCTATCGTAAGTCAAGTCCCAGACCTTTATCATACATACAAGGTGATTAAGTATTAATTATAGAAGGAGGTCAATATGGCAATTAAAAAAGAAATAAGCAGCGATTTGGGAGCAATAGCTCATTACCATAATATTAGCAAAATTAAATTTGACTACTTATTAGATATTATAGATGTAGATATTTGTCATTATGCAGATGAATCTATGCGTAATATAGAAAAAGAAGTTATTAACGAAACTCAATCCGATATTGAAAAGTATTATGATTTTGTTGAGCTGGATGTTAAAGATGATTTAACGAATACACAGCGCCAAGAATTCAGTGGAATGAATATTCAAGAGTTAGAAGCGTTTAAAGTACCCCAGACATTTATGGGAGAAACTACCTATAAATTAGAAGACACAGGTATTGATTTTAGAGAAAATCTATATAAAGAAATTGTAAAGATTATACCACAACTACAAAATAGTAAGGAGGTATAATTATGGCAGAAAAGACACCCGCAAGTGTGCAGTTTCAAGAAGTCGCTATGACAGCGGCACAATTTACCTCTCAAAATCCAGTTTTATTAAAAGGTCAATTGGGAATTGAAACAGACACATTGATGGTGAAAGCTGGAAATGAGTCCACTGCATGGACAGGTAGGCCATATTTACAAGGGGGCTGTCCTACTGGTGGTTTTATTTATTATGCAGGAACAAGCCTGCCAAGTGGTTATCTTCCTTGTGATGGAAGGGCAGTTTCAAGGACAACTTATTCTGCTCTATACAACATGATAGGGACTGTTTGGGGTGCTGGCGATGGCTCAACGACATTTAATCTTCCAAACTCATATGGACGTTTCCCACAACATATTGCTGCTGGCCCGAATAGCCAGCCATATTATAGTTCAGGATGGAGTCATTATCACTATACTGGTGACTTTGCAATATATGGAACAAGGTGGACTGTTGGAAATACAGGAGTAGATGTCCGAAGAACGTTTGGTGTGACCAGTATTGGCGCTAGTGGCGCTGGGTATACCTACGCATTGCAATGCTACACTCTTCAATCGTCCACAAGTTCGAGATATGGTGGTGTACTAGCAAGAGGGAATCAATCAAGTGCACAAGGGCCGTATCCAAAACTGAATTTATATATATTAATCAAATATTAGAAAGGGGATAAAGTATGGCAACAAAATCAGCAAACGCAAAAATATATCAATATAATACTATTGCCGCTGTTGGCGCTACAAAAGTTATCCCTAATAAAATGTTGGCAGGAGAACAAGATAAGACTTATCTTTTGATTGGTAATGGTTCCACTCAATGGCAATCGTTACCAAAACTTTGTGGCCAAACTTTAACAGGAACATTAATTGAATGGAATGGAACAACGATTCCTGCGGGATATCTCAACGCAGATGGTTCAGCGGTATCTAGAACAACTTATGCTGCTTTGTATGCTATTTGTGGAACACGTTATGGCGCTGGGAATGGAAGTACAACGTTTAACCTTCCAAATTTAGTTAATAGAACTATTCATGGAATAGGAAATAGTACAGGCTCTATAGCCGATGGAACATTTGACCAAGCACATACCCACAATTCTGGTGATATTCATGGTGTAGGTGGTAAGTGGGGGCCTTATGATGATTCATACGGATATTATGAGTATTATAGTGGAACACCGGGGTGGTGTGTATATCCGTTAGAGATGTCCTATTTTATGGATGACCCAAAATCTGTAGGTGAAACCACACATGGTACAGGTGTTTGGGGAACGAGCACAGCGGGTGGTAATCCACCACCTTTTATGTACAGAAAAGTTTTAATAAAATATTAAAAAGGAGTCTTTATGGTAAAAACAGCGATTACAACATCAGACGTAGAAAGACACAGAGTATTATTTGGAAGAAGCGGTCTGCCACAGGGTAGAGGTTATTTAGTTTTAGACGGAACAAGAGAGCAGTTAGAATCATGGCAGCCTTGGCAGGACTTCAAAGCCGCTAACCCCAACTATATGTTTTATTACATTAATATAGACGAAGAAAATGGTGACCCATTAAAATATGACATTGTTAATTATGCCATTCAAGAACCGCCAGAAATGGGTGGAAATTTAATGGGGACGTGGAGTGGTTTATATCCGGGAGATACTATGATGGTTCAATATAATGATTATTCTGGACAAATTACTACCGGATTACAATTTATTCGTGGAAATATCGAAACAAATAAAAACTATATTATCTTTGAAGGTGGGGTAGCGGTACTCTAAATGAAGAAAGCGCTTCTTAAATCAGCAATAGAAAAATATAGGGCGTTGGATGGTAATACAGGAATCCCAGACGTTGCGTGTGAATATATCGTGTTAGATGGTACCAGAGCACAGGTGGAAAATTGGGAGCCTTGGCAAAATTTTAAGGATTACCGCACCAACTATCTATTCTACTATGTTAATTTAGATGACACTCAAAATGATGAAACTAAGTTTGATATAGTAGATTATGCAATTATTCAGCCAGAAGGTTCTTATTACCCTCTTTTAGGTGAATGGAATGGCGCTCGTCCCGGTGATACTATGATAGTACGCTACAATGCCAAAGAAGGTGTTATGACAAACGATGTTATGTTTGTTAAGGGAAATATCGAAGAAAATGTTAATTATTATATAATTGACGAACCAGATACACCAGCTAATTAAATATAAATAAGGGAGGTTAAACCATGCTGACAACACCTATTATGCTGTTGACAACAGCGTGGGATGCTTCACAAACTCATACATTCAATTTTAATGTTATAGGCGGTGACCAAGTGACCAAAAATCGCTTGGTCATTCGTGACCAAAGCACTAATAATATTGTGTATGACCAGACGCAAACCACATTTAAATATGAACATTTAGTCATTCCACCTAATGGAATGCAAAACGGAAAATATTATTCCGCTCAAGTACAAACCTTTAATGCACAGGGCGCTTCAAGTGCGCTAAGTCTCCCTATTCAATTCTGGTGCTATAGCGTACCAACCATCGAATTTACAAATATGCCAGTTGACCGAGTCATTAGGAATATTACTTACTCTTTTGATTTCATATATAATCAAGCACAAGGAGAAGTATTAGACTTTTGGGAAATGCGCCTGTATGATTCTGGTGGTCACTTACTCACATCGAGTGGTTCACAATACCCAGCCAATCCATCCGTTCCTCTAACAGGGTCTTATCTAATTGAAGGATTGGATGACAACGCAACTTATAGTATTAAGATTGTTGGCGCTACTATTAACGGAACAGTTGTAGAGAGCGAAGAAATCACCTTTACAGTAGACTACGAAAGACCATCACAATTTGCTGTACTGCAACTTGAAAACAATGCGTGTGAGGGGTATATCAGAATTACATCCAATGCCGCTATTATTGATGGTAAATCAAACCCATCACCGCCAGTATATATTGACGATTGTACAAAGGTTGACGCTCGTCCTGATGGATATTGGGTTATGTGGGATGAAGGTTATAGGATTGATGGTAATTGGACTATTGGAATATGGGGAAGTGAGTACAATATTAACAAACCTTTATTTCTTCAATGGACTCCAAACAATACTGACAGAAATCCTGAGAGGTTAGAAATTACATATAATGAATCATGGCAAGGTGGAACAGACCAGCAACTTTATAGTTTTGTTAAAATGAAAGTATGGTATCGTAATCAGACACCTCATGTGGTATATTCAAACTTAATTCCCGCTGTTACAACTGAACAAATATTTATTTGGGCAAGAAGAATTGACAACCTATTCGATTTAAGGATAGAGAATTTGGGGGTAGTATAAATGATTGGATTTTGCAGTTATAATTTTTGCAAAGACATAAATTGCATTGACCCCGTTCCCACTGATTTAAATGGGATTACCTATACAATGGTTCAAAATGGTATCTTTGACCACTTAAATATAGACCAGAGCACCGATAAAGAATATACCCCAGAAAAACCATTAATGTGGGATTACTCCACTATTTTAAACGCAAACTTCGATTGTAATATCAAGGGCGGAAACATTGATGATATATTTGCTAATGTTACATCTTTACGTGTTAAAAGACGTAAGGTTGGAGAGTTTGATTGGATTACACTGTTTGACGCTCCAATAAGTACATTTGAAGATTTAAAGTTTGATGAAGTTGACATGCTTAATCAACATGGGGTAGAATATCAATATGCTATTATTCCAATGACAAATAGTATTGAAGGTGATTACGCTATTAATACAGTAGAATCTTGGTTTGATGGTGTCTTTATTTGTGACCATGACACTATATTTAAGTTCTATGCAGGAGTATCTTATGGCGAAACAGAGGTTGTTCAAAGGACAGGAATCTTTGAACCATTAGCCACTAAGTATCCAATTGTTGTAGCAAATGCGCTAACAGGATATAGTAAAGGTAGTATGCAAGGAACCGTTACATCCAAACAGTATTTAGAAGATAGAATTCTTGACCGATTTGAAGAGCAAGAATTTAGAAAAGACATTCTTGATTTTATGTTAAATAAAAGGGCAAAACTTCTAAAAGATTGGAATGGTAATGTATGGTTAATGATTATCATTGACAGCCCGACCGTTAGCTACACATCCGAAATTGGGATGGGAATTGCAAGTGTTAACGCTAATTGGGCTGAAATAGGAGACTTCGATAGTGAGGCCGACCTTGTATCTACGGGTATTTTACCACCAGTAACACCGAAAGTGAGAGTATAAAATGCCATTAAATATTACAGCAACCGATTATAATACAGCCAAACAAAAGATTAGAAATCTCTGGTGCAAAGTAAATCTTCTTAATGAAAATTATCAAACCGTTAACTCTCTTGAAGGGAGGGTTATTGACGGAAATATCAATGTTGATTCTAATGCAGACATTAGAAGAACCGCCAATGTCACTATGGTTATTGAAGATGCAAGCGAGGAGATTAAAGTTGGCGGAGAAATTTGGCTAGATAAGTTTATTCAGATTTATATTGGTATTACAGAGATAGCTACAGGAGAAATTAACTGGACAAATGTTGGTATTTATCTTATTAATAATCCATCTATTACCTACAATGCAACTACAAATACAGTGGCCATTGCAGGATTAGATTTGATGGCTAAAATAACAGGTTTAAGAAATGGTAACATTCCGGGTTTGCCACTTGTTATTCCTCAAGGTTCTGTAGTACGTGATGTTGTAAAAGATTTAATACAACAATTTACACCATTTAGAAAATTTATTATTCAAGAAAGCAATCAGATTACACCATATGAAATAAAAATAGAAAAGTCATCTACGCTATATGATTTACTTACTCAGCTTAGAGACATTACCCCAAACTGGGAATTTTATTTTGATGTTGATGGTGTATTTCACTGGAACTCTATCCCAACAGGACATAACGAACCTGTTATGATTGATGACTCTCTTTGGGATGATGTGGTTATTTCTCATAACATTAATGTCGATTTTGAGAATGTTAAGAACCGTATTATTGTTTTTGGTAAATCACATGACCCATACAAATGGGCAGATAAGACAACCCGTTCTGGGAACATCTATAAGGCTACCATAGAATCCTTAACTAAACCTTTAGAACCAAATACATCTATCGGATTTTTAGTTAATGACCCAGTTGCCGAACCTTATTTACAGATTAATGAGTATCCAGCAATGCGACTTCAAAATGAAGATGGTTCAGCCGCAGTATTTGACCCGACTACAGAAGAGGTATATTACGTGGCACGAACCATTGACGAAACTCACGCCCTATTCTTAGGACATCAACAATCCTATGGAGAGGCACGAGATAATAACCCGGACAGTCCATATTATGTTAAAAATCCAGCAGGAGAGATTGTTTTAGTTTGTTCTGGTGGAGAATATGATAACATATGGACAGATGATTTAGCACGACAAAGAGCGGAATATGAGTTATATCTACACTGTAGAATGAATGATTCATTGACGCTTGAGTGTGTTCCACTTTATTGGCTTGATGTCAATATTATTATTAGTTATGATGAAGCAACTGTTGGTGATAATGGGTCATATATCATCAAGAGTTTTTCATATGGACTCAAACCGGAATCAACAATGAGTATCACCGCTGTTAAATATTACCCACAATATCCATACCCATTAGAATCAAATGAAGTAAACGTTAGAGATGTAGTAATAGGTGATGGAAGTGGCAGTCTAACAATTGACTCTAATCAAACATTAAATCCGGGCATACAACTAACTCCATCAACTATTATTAATGAAACAGTTTCATGGGAAAGTAAAGACCCAACTATTGCAACGGTAGATGACAATGGAAACATATCAGGCGTTTCAGATGGTGAAACACAGGTAACTGTAAAGGTTAATGACCTTGTTACGGACACAATTAATGTAGCCGTTAAAAGAGCGCTTTTATCTACGGATATGGTGACAAAATACGCTGTGAATATAGGATGTTCATCCTGTCAGTGTGAAATGCCCGGCCCGATAACGATTATTGACGAAGGAAGTTGGAGAACTTTAAGAAAGGGTCTTGCTTTTGATGGATTACCATCCAATCATGATTGGTATGCAGATAGTTTGCCTTTTACACTTGAAGATAATACAAAATATCGTATAGATGTAACAGTGCAGAATGCACCATGCTCATGGTCTGGAAGTTATTATAAACAAGATATAAATGATACCACTAATCAAGGTGGCCATCTTGTCATTCCAGAAAATGGAGAAGATTGGAGTAGAGCGGCTATTGGCTCTGTATTTCAACGTACTTTAGATATGGAATTACCATACTTTGTGCGATTTCCATATGTTATGTGGGTAGCGCCAGTAGAATTCGTCTCTCAAGAATCAGCTAATTGCTATTGGTATAGCCATGTTTTACCGGGGGATAACAGCATTGTTTTCTATTCTGAACAACCGAATACATTAAATCTATCATTAACATTTACAACACCCACAAAGATTGAGTCGGTATTAAATCCAGGTACGTTTGTTAATGATTATATGGTTTCATTTAGATGGGCCGATGGATTACTAGATATAGATGACCCGACTAATGGCCCGATAAAATGGAGTGGTGACCCAATTGTAAGAATTCGTGATTTGAGAATCACTACATTATAGGAGGATTATATGAATATTTATAGAACCCCCATTTTTGCGGGGGGGGGGCAGAACCTCTAATCTAACAAACTTTAGCGCTGGTGATGGTTATGGCTACTAAGACTCTCAATGTAAGAATGCAACAATTGCGTAAAACTAATGAGCAGTGGATAGATACTGTTATTTCTAACAAGCCACTTCTAGTTGGAGAGATTGGATTCGACTATACTACTGATGGATTTAAGGTTGGCAATGGAATAAACCTATATGATGCACTTCCTTGGTATTCATGTGTAAGGTCAGGAACTATTATATCTTTCGCTTCTGGTACTAGACCTTCTGGATATCTATTATGTAATGGAGCAGCCGTTTCGAGAGAAACATATGCTAAACTATTTAGTGTATGTGGTACTAAATATGGTGCAGGCAATGGGTCAACTACCTTTAATGTACCAGATTTATTAGAGAGATATGTTAAAGGGTTTGGAGATAGCACTGCTAATATCACAGGTGGAGCCAATACCGTAGTCTTAACGATTAACACCCTTCCAGTTCATGACCATGCTTTATATTCTCATACTTTTGCATGGGGCGATGGAGCTTGTAACGTCTATTCAAATAATACTCAGATGGCTTCTGGCTCACCTCCGGGTAATAACCCATGCACAAAACAAGGCTCTTGGAATAGAACTGATACAAAAGGTTCTGGACAAGCTCACAATAATGAACCCGCTTATACTAAAGCTTATTATTATATAAAATATTAAAAATTAAGGAGGGATATTATGAGTACATATTATCCTGATTTGGGAAATACAACCTTCCCGAACGTGGTAGATGTTATTGCTCAGAAGTTAGATATTCTACCATCTGATGGTGGACTGATTTCTCAATATCAAACATATATGCAACTTGGCGATTTTGCCAATGCTAATAAAACACTTCAATCAATAGCTAACGCAGACCAGAAGTTGATTTCCTCAGAAGACCTTAATACTTTTAGAGACTGTATTTTGGCGCTTGAAAGATTCTATAAAGATGATATTCAAGACTATACAGAACAAAAACAAGAAGAATGGTTAGCTATTGTTAACCGATTTAGCTATGTAGGAAGTTATGACCCGATTACATTATATTACAAGAATAACATTGTTGGTTATCCTGTTGGCGCTAATCTGCTACTTTTCTTGGCTACATCTGACCCACCCAGAGGAACTTCTCCTCTAGATTCAAACTATTGGAAACCTCTAACAATTGTTGGTAAGAAGGGTGATAGTGGTCATGGCTTAACTTTTAGATGGGAATGGGATAACACTATGGATTATACCGTAGAAGATGTTGTAACCTATCATAATATGGTGTGGGGTTGCATTAAAAACCATACAACACCACAAGCGCCATATGATGGCTCTCCATTTTGGGAGTTATTAATGATGCTATCTCCTATTCCATACCCTATGCAAACAGCACAACCAATTAATCAGCAGCCGGGAGAGTTATGGCTACAAGTAGCAACAGTAATAGGGGGTTAATAAATGGCTAATCCTAATACAATTAATATATCACGCAGTCAAGATATACACTATCCTGATGAACCAACACGTAAGAAATTTATAAATCTTTGGAAAGAAGATAAGAATTATGAAGAGGCGTTGGGGCTTATTGATACTAGCTCCAACCTTCTTTCAAAGAAATTAACAAAAGATATATTCAATCAAATTATTGATGGTATTATATTTATGGAAGATAAATATAACCAGGATTATATCGAAAAAATGCAGGAGTATTTACAACTACTCCAAGATAATATTGATAAATATCAAATCTTTAATACATTTGACCCGCTTCAACAATATGAAAAATTTCAGTCAGTTTTTGATGGAGAATATTGGTACTTCTGCTATAATAGACCACCAATAGGAACTCCGCCAACTAACGCCACATATTGGTTGGCGCTGAAATTGAAAGGTGAAGTTGGAGATAATTCTTTGGGTATTTCGTTAACACTCGAACCAAACTATTGGGATTCTAATGCACAATACCCTGAAAAAACAACAATCTCTTATGACTATAAGACACTAAGGAATACTGACTTCTTTACGAATTCTTTTTTTGTTTCTCGTAGAGCTAACACTAGAAAGGAACCAACAAGAAATCCTGATGACTGGATGGAATTAGTTAAGGTCAGAAGAGAGCATGTGGAGTATGGCGCTACTGAACCAACTCCAATTGATTATCCGCCATTCCCAATTAAAGGGACTGTGTGGTTTCAACAAGCAACAGTAATAGGAGGATAAATATGGCAATACAAGAAATTATACCTAGATATAATACCGAGAGTGGATATGATTATTTCTATCTCCATTCACCATTTGAAGTTGTTACGCCAGCGGCTACAGTTTCAAATACAAATGGGGTTTACAATATTCCAACAATGGTTCCAACTGCTCATTACACACGCCCATTACTTGTTGCTTTTCAAGCGCCAAGTGCATGTGCAGCCCAGCAGAAAATTAGTATTAATGGTGGAACCGCTATTTTAATCAAACCATCATATAGAGCAGATTTAGTTGCTGGTGATATTGGCGCTAACACTGCTGTTATTGTATATGTTGATTTAGTTAAAAGCATTGCAAGATTAATTAGCGTTGATGGCGCTAGTGCTCATGCTTCATATTTTACAAATAATTATGGCGTGGCTACTTTCCCAGCAAATAGTCAATCAGGAGATATGCTTTGGAATAATCTGTATACATGGGCTTCTACTACTCAGCCTTACACAGAAGTAAGCATCTATAATGGAACTACAGGTGTAGTGCAATATCCAGTAACGCCTAGACAGGTTTATTATGCTACACGAACTGGAAAAAATGGTGCAGCCTATTCAGTATATTTGGATGAATTTCCGTTAACTCAAAGAACTGGTGCCAATAAATATGGACTTATGTTTATTGCACGATTTGCGAACTCATCAATTGGTAATGATACAATTACAGTAGACGGTACTAACTATGGGCAGATTCAAATTGGAACATCCGCTATCAATAGAGGTCTTTTCGCAGGAGAAATCAAAGCTAATCAAACTTGTACATTCCAAATCAATCAAGACGGAAAAGTATACTTACTCTTTATTGATGGTAGAGCGGCAACTGGCGCTGGTAGTACAATCACTTTATCAACACCTAGCAATCCACCAGCAAATCCTTTAGCCGGAGATGAATGGTTACAGATTGTTAAGGTGGTGAGTTCTTAATGGCAGTATATAATGTAGTAGGAAGTTATTATAAAACACCCACTGAGAACGTAAAATTTTATCCTATAACCCGATATGATAATATTGACACAATGGGTACCTATGCAAGAAATATCCCCGGAGGTGTAGACATTTCTGGGGTTATTCCATTTACACAAAGAATGAGCTTCGATACTAATCCAACTTGGGCAACACAGCAATCGGATGGAAAAGTTGTTATTAATAGAGCAGGATATTATGATTGTAATATCTATTTTTATGCACCAAACGAATTACAAGGTTACTATTTTGCCGTAGCGCTAAGATGTAAGAGAGCTTCTAATGTTGATATGAACATGGCTGAAAATTTTGCAGAATCGCTTGATGGTAATGATGTAGTGATGGTAACGCTTGGTGGATTGTATTATTTTAATCAGGGAGATACTATATATGGAAATGTAGGAATTGACCCCGGTGGTGGAATTCACCCGAATAATATGACATCTCTTTGTATCAAGCCCTACCAATTTGAAACGATAAAATATTGGGGGTAATTATAGAATGGCACAATATAATACGTTAGAAAACTATTATCAAGATGATAAATTTAATGTTTTCTATAAAGAAACTTATGACCCTATGGTTAAGGGAAGAACTTATTTTACGGGGAATATTTCTGAAACAGTAACAGACCCGAATGGCGTTGTAAAGCTTGCTGTTAATAGAAATATTATCGCAAAAGGTGGTGTTACTTACAATAGTAATGGTAGCGCCAACATTGTAACTCCCGGTCTTTATGCAGTTAGTGCACGATTATTCGTGTCTGACCAAGCATGGGGAAAGTTTAATGTCTCAGTTAGAAAGAATAATAATGTTAGCTTAAGTGAATCTATGGCGCACTCTTGTCAATCGTCAAGAAATATGGATGGCGGCGGTGCACAACATAGTTATTTGAATACGTTCAATATTGTAAAACTTAATGCAGGAGACAATATTTATATGGCTGTACAAGCAAGTAATAGTGGATTAAAACGTTTCAATGAAAATAGTGGAATGGAATTATTCTTGCTTCAAGCAGACTTATAGAAGGAGGTAAGATATGGCATATGCAAATGGTAATTTAGTGCTTTATCATGGTGCGGCTCATTATTGGGGGTATCAATGGGAATTATGGGCAGACCGTTCTTCCACACCGGGAGATTCACGCCTGCATATAACTGGTTATGTTGATACTGGTGCATGGAATATCGCTGATGGTATTTCATGGGAAGGTGACCCAATGTCAGGTGACATTAATATTGGTGGCCAAGCAATTGGTGTATCACATCCACCTTTCGACTGTAGAGGTGGCGGATGTGGTGATAATAATTTTATCAGAACCAATATTGACATTTGGCTCAATCACCCCGGAACAAATAATGTAGGTATAAGTGGTTATCTTACATCAGCAGATGATGGTACGGTTTATGGTAATTGGCAGATAGGTGGCATACCTCCCTACGTTCCACCATGTGACCCTAATCCTGTTGGCGCTTGGGGAAACCCATATCCTACAGTTCCATCACATCCAACCAATCCTAATCCCGTTCAAACTCTACCAGAAAATTCTGTATTAGATAGAATTTACAATGGTAGTGAATGGGAAATAACATACCCTAGAACAACCTTAGAAAACATCTACCGTTATCCACCTTTAATACGTTCACTGGCGAATAATAAGAGTGAATCTGATGCTTTTAATATTCCATTTGATACAGATGAATCTCCCATAAAACAAAATTGGGGATATTATGATAACACATATTTTTATATCTACAGAGATGGCCTATATGAATTATCTTGCTATACTTGTATCGTAGATAGAAAGCCCGGAGTTGGGCCGAAAAACTGTGGTAGAAATGTAGATGGAAATAGTTATGCGTGGTTAAAAGTATCTAAGAATCCATCAGGTGGAAATGCGACTTTTCTAACAGGTAGAACATGCCATAATTATGGTGGATGGATTAATATGGGTGTTCATAATCTTCTACCTCTGAAAGCAGGAGATAAGGTCTTTGCTAGAGTGGGATGGCAGTATGGAAATGGTTCAACATGTGACGGAGTTAGTGGATGTCAAGGAGGTATTAGTTATAACATGGCCTGTACAATAGGCGGTGTTAATGGTGGCGCTAATACTAGGATGTCAATAACTCCATTAGTTTTCTTTGATGAAGATATTAGTTATACATAAAATGGGAACTTTTTAAGTTCCCATTTTTTTTATCGGCTTACAATCTTTCTTCTATATATGGTGTTACCATATAAGATACAACTCCTCCATTAAAACAGTTTGTTGTACTCATTTTAACATTAAAACCCATTCCCTCTAATTCTTTCTTCTTTTCGTTTGCACTCTTTTCATCTTCTGAAAAGTAAGAATCGCCAAGAATTTCCACAACTTCATATATGCTCATATTGTTTTTATCGCATATTTCTTTTATCATAGTTCCTCCAATAGCTTAAGAATGTGCTCTCTCAACAATGTCATTTCATTCAATAAATAATCTTCTTCCCATTCATCTTCTGTTATTCCAAAATCAATGGCGAGTGACTCTAATTTTAATATGTGCATTCTAATTTCATATTTTATGTTATCTTTATCCATTAATATTATTTAAACCTCTCTTTTTTTTAGCGACTTTATTTTAGTTGCCTATATAGTTTATCCTACGCAAAATTTACTCGTCTTATTTTTCATTTAAGTGGGGTCTGAGAGCAAGATTTTTGAGCTATTTTTGTACTTTTGGCAAGTTTCGACTATCTTTTGGGCCGAAACTTTTTCCAGATGTCCAAGGTTTCAACAGTTCTACAACCTCTTTATTCTCAAGATATTTCGCTGGAATACGAATAATGTATTCTAAATCACTTTTTTCCCAACTAGAAACTTCACATACTTTTTTGAGACTCCTTAAAAGAAAGTTTCCAGCCTTTAGTTCTGCGACATAAATATATAACTCACCATCATCTAATGAAATGTTTGACATGGCATTCCAATCATTTTGGCGCTGTGTAAGATGGAGTGGAATAAAATAATCCTCAGCGCCAATGCCATCTTTAGAAGAAAGAAAGTAGTAACACTTTTTATTGTCGTTCCAAGCATATGGCGCTATCACTCGATATTTTCCAACATACTTCTTTAATGTTCTCACTACTCAACTCCAATATCTAATGAAATACCTCGCCAATTATCGTCCGCTACCTTATAATTAATCTCTTCCAAACCATTTGCGTCATACTCATCTATTATACTTTCACTAATCTTGTCGAATTCATCCCAACAAACAAATACAAAGTGGCTTATACACTCCTTGGACGTAATAGCAGGAGCGTCAATAAAAACCTTACACCCCATTTTCTCTAGTTCATATTTACAAATATACGAAACATCTTCTCCTAACCAGAACCCCGGAAGAACAACTGCGCTAAAGCCTTGTGACTTAGCTATTGCAATTGATACATGTACGGCGTACATAAGTTCGTTATATTCTCTCACTTCTTTTAGATTGTTAGCCCATCTTTCGTTTACCATATCATATATTTCCATGCCTAAATATTTTGCAATATTATACTCTAACCTACAGCCCTCAGACAATCTCCAATCTCCAACAAGGATAATGCCGTCGCAAGACTGCAACAAACCTAAACAAATAGGAAATGCTTCTTGTGCACTAAAATATTCTGGAATGATTTTAAGCGGCCTAATTAGTGAATACCCTTCCGCAATTAATGCATTTGCACATATCTCTTCATCTTCATAATTCTCTTTCATTGTTCCATGACTAGTAAGAGAATGCGCTAAATAATATGTTCTTTGCGGTATTCGTGAAACTAAACTCCCTCTACTTCTTTCACTCCTTACAACTTTTGTAGCGTCTATTGATGGCGCTACTATATGACTTCCATTTTTAAAATCCATTACAAAGCCTGCGTCATTCTTATCAACTTTTTCGATGCCAATATCATATCTGTCTGCAATCTCTTTACATAAATCATAATCTAACTTTACTTTGCTCATTTATTCCTCCATAAAAATTAATTTATCACATTGATTCTCTGTTCCATAGATGGTATCAATATATCCATCCTCGTAACCACCATCTTCTTCGGGGTCAATCATACCAAAGTATGGTTTGAATTCATTGATTTCCTTATCACTATACTCACATGTAATATTATGACGATGACGCACTTTCATTTTACGCTTTTCTTTATTAAAGTATTCTACTAATGCCACACGACCAGTATTGGAATTATAAATATACTGGCCAACCTCAAACTCTTTGTTCTTTCTTGTGAAAAAATCTTTAATAGTAGCAAATAATTGGTTCATTTAAAACCCTCCTAAGTGATTTGGTAACTAAAGTATATCACATTAGGAGGGTTTTGTCAATACTAAATAAAATCGAATTCTAACTGAACTTCTGTATTATCATCTTCTAATAAGGCGTTATCAAAGGATTCTTGGATGGCAGTATACATTGCATTTTGAATTTCTTCTAAATGACCACTAACATCCTCTTCGTCTAGTTGCTCTTTTAGCATATCCTTAAATAGGTTAAGATAAAAAATGTGGCTTAATTGAATTTGCTCATTGATAATATCAGTCATAGAGCCGTCATATTCAATGCTTACCACATCTTCCTCTTGTGATAATCTTAATAATACCATATACCCTCCTCAAATCATTTTCTTGTTAATGTTACAAATTTTAGCGCCAACAGATTCATCATTTATAATAATATCAAACAATCGTTTTGTACGCTCATAATCATCATAAAGTGCTAATACATGTTTGCCAAGACCATTACCATAAGCACATATTTTATACTCACCTTCGACTGAATCATCAATAAGTATCACACACCCCTCTGATGAAATAGACATTTTCCCACTCTGGTCTACAATTCTCATTTTCTTACTACTCCTGATTTAATAATCGGTGGCATTTTACGCTTGTGTTCAGAGGCAATATGCATTTTTTTGATGGCGTTATCTTTCTTTTTATCTCCACAGCTACCCTTAACTTCGACATTTTTAATGTCATCATATGTCACACCTAGCGCTTCTTCGTCAGTCTTTCCGCTAATACCATCCGATGGTTCCTTGTTTAAAATATTCATAAGTTGAAGTCCTTCATAGGTATCTTCAAAATATTTATCAATAAGATACTGTCCAACTTCAACCACTTCATCAACGTGAAGCTCACCAATTGGGAATACATCAGCGCCACTATCACCATACTTTGTAGTGTATCCCACATAAATCTCGCCAGCATTACCAGTACCTACAACGCAAGCATTGTCTAATGACTGTGCAACATAGTAGAGAGTTGCCATTCTGATGCGTGCACGCAAGTTAATTTTTGACTGTTCAGTAACATTGGCGCTTTCTAATTCCCCATCTTTATTCATAATGCTAAATGCAATATCAATAAAGTTTGCTGTAATAGGTAAGATATTAAATGAAGTTTGTTTAATTTGTAGGAGATTCGTTACAATATTTGAATCGTTAATGTCTGTTTGATTACCCTCTGGAAGTAAAACACCTACCACATTTTCTTCACCTAGTGCTTCTTTTAAAAGCATAGCTACTACTAGACTATCCTTTCCACCCGAAATCCCAACCACAGCAGTTTTTCGACCGTTATCTTTAAAGTATTTTTTAATGTTTTTAATGATTGTTTCTGTTACTTTTTGTGTGTTCAATATTCCGCCCCCTATTTATTAAATGTTGCTAAACTAATCTTTGCTCCCAAATATCTTTCAAGAATAACACCAGCCTCGTCTACAACAACTTCGTCATACTTTCCATTTTCTCTTACACATTCATTTACTGTAATTACCTCAACTTCATATTCATAACCCATTCTTTTTACCATATCGGTACAACATCTTTTAGAAGCCTCGTCCATACAAACTAAAGGCAATCTACGCAAATATGCTTCTTGGATAGCTGATGTAGTCTTCCCTGAGCATCTATCTTTAATAATTATATCCATACTATTCACCTCTTCTATTTTACAATGCTGGAAATATCCATCAATGTGTTACTGCCACTAACTTTTGGAAGTTCGCCATTCCATTTTTCCAACATTTTACTCTGATTATCCAGATTCTGTTTCTGTAAAACTTCTGCGCTAATGGATTCGTTTAACTTTCTATTTGCTTCGGCTTCACCCTCTGCGGCTTTAATCTTTGCTTGAGCTTCTGCTTCTGCCTGTTCAATTTTTTTCTGGTTATCAATCTGCTGTCTTTCATATGCTAATTGCGCATTTTGTTTTTCTGCAATAGCATTTTTGTAGCTATCCTCAAAGTCAGATTCATTAATAACAATCTTGTTAATTTCAATAACATCTGCGCCATACTTATCATCTACACTCTTTTGGAGCATGTCACGCACAGTCGGTTCAACATTACTACGGTTTGTTGCTTGAGCATCTTCCAGTGTTGCGCTGGCGCTCTTAACAGCAGAATTTACCATAGAATTACTAATCAAATTCTCCTTATAATCACTTACATTTTTAAAGATATAGGCGGATTTTTCGGGATTAATACGGTAGGTTACAATAATATTCTTGTACCAAATAGCAGTCCTGTTGGCTGTTTCACCCCAAATTTGCTCTTCGATTGTCTTGTCTTGCAGTTTATTATTAACTGTTTCTACGCTCTGCACAAATGGAATTTTAACGCTGAATCCATTAGGAACGGGTTCTTCACTAATTTGTCCAAATGTTTGACGTACACCTGTATATCCAGTCTTAATAACCACAATACTCTGAGATAATACTATAAAAACCAGCGCCAATACTAACATTTTAATCGTTCGTGATTTTGTTTTTTTGTTAATAGCATCTATTTTTATCTGCATGACTTCGTGGGTTGTTGTATATCCCACTCCAAGACTGCGAATTGCGCTTTTGCCAGTTAAATAAAAGAATACTCCAAGTCCAAGTGATACCAGTCCTAAAAATAATAAAATAAAATTCATATACTCTCCTTTTTGTTTGTATGATTTATCCCCACAACTTTATTTATTTGGTGGGGATTTATTAATAATATTCATTGTTTAACCTCTTTCATATTAAGCTGTTAGTCTTTTTCTAATATTAGACAAGCTCTCCTCTTTAATCATCTCACTGTTACGGAATATAGGTTCTAGCATATTATCTTTCCATGATTTGGCGCTCTGATAATCTAATCCATCAATACACATTAATTTACCATTGGATTCAGTTACAACGCAACATCCTTTATGAGACTTTTTAAAGTGGCCATCATCTGTTTTGGGATTTTTAAAGATTGGAATCGGCTCACCATTTACTTCACAGTAGGTTGCTTTTACAGCACTACAATAAGTGTCTCGTGTAAATGGTTTTAACACAGGAACATCATTTTCAATTTCCTCTACACACTGGAAACTAAATGAACCAACACCCAAGGATACGTTATTAGCCGCAAAGCCCATCTCTTTCAATCCTTCATATATATTTTTACAACGTTCAAGTGTGATAGAATCACCATAAACCATTCCAATATGTGGGTCTAATACTTTATATCCTTTTGAATTTTTAGTTCCGCCAAACATATCCCACAATTTTGGAACAGTTTTTAGTACAATATCTACAGGGTTTCCACTATCACCACGAATACTCATTTTTCCATTATGTCGCATAATATCATCATAACACTCAGGAAGGATATTGTCAACTAAGTTCCAATAATCATAACTATCAGCAACCATACTAAAATTAGTATTAGGATAAATATCATTTAATAATCTTCTAATCATTGTGATTTCATCGCCGTCTACAGCGAAATTGCTACACATGACTGAATGCTCTGTACTTACAGCGCCATAGTTAACATCTTCTGTTAAGACATCAGCATTATAATATTTTTCCATAAACATTCCTGATGGAACTGTAGCCGATAAAAAGAATGATGTGAGCCAACCAGCGCTACCAATGATGGCCGATTCGTTGCTTTCTTCCCCACGATATGAAAAACTGCTAAGCGCACCCTCTCGTTTCACAGAATCATCTACAGTTTCCCCATAGTATTTATTAACAACTTGTCGATACCAATGCCCCACACTTGCGGACATCTGAGAATGCCATAATGTGGTACTTAACAATGATTCAATTGTATTGACAACCCAAGCAAAATCTGGGTGTGTATTTGTAATCTGAACACATGGCACACCCATTGGGACAATTGTCCCTTCTGGCAGGGATGAAATTTCGATAGGCAAATAACATAAATTCCATAACTCTTCAATCTTTGGAAATAATTCATTCTCGTCTGGAATGCTCATTTCTACAAACTTTGTATATTCTTTTTTTAATTCCACAATTGACCTTCTAAAAAATTCTTTATCAAACCAATCAATGAGATATTCTTTAATAAAATATTGTAAACCAAAGTGTACTAACACTTTATCTTCTTTTAATCTGCTTTTTCTTGGCGTATAATATGATACAATTCTTTCAGTGTTTTCTGGGTATTGTTCAGCATGTACAGCCTTATAAAAATCGATTAGTAATAATGGACTAGTCCTAAACATTTAACTCCTCCTCAATCCAACCATCTTCACAGTTTTCAACATAAACCTCATCATACACTTGTTCTATTTTTATATAATCTTCTTTAAGTGTATCATCTTCATCTACTTCATAACGTTCTATTTCTGCTTCTGCCAAATCGTTATAATCATAAACATCGCAAAATATTTCGCTGTATAGTTTTAGAATATTCTCCTCATTGCATTTTTCATCATCAATGATTACTTCGTACTCTCTTTTAGATACTACATTTAATTTAATCATTTTAGTTCGCCTTTACATAAGTGAGTTCGCCAATATGAATTGGTGTGACAAACTTAGCGCCTTCCTTACAAACAATTGGCTCCATTGGCATAATACTATTTGTAGTATAGATGTTATCAATTAATCCTGAATATAACATATCCCCTTTATAAACAGAACGCTCACAATGAGTAACGTAGAGGTCAATATTTTCAACGCCTTTCTTCTTTAGCGCTTTTGCCGCCTGTAAAAATGTTCCACCATAAGAACAGATATCATCTACAATTAGTACTTTTTTATATTCTTTTTTATACCCCAAAATCTTATAGGATGTAATTTCGCCCGTTTCATAATCCCTATCTTTATATCCTGTAAAATTAGGATAAGAAACCAGAGAACTATATCTTCTTTGCGCTCCTAAGTCAGGCATAAATAAAGCATCATATCCATTTTCAAGCAATCCTTCAATGACATCGGATACAAATTTTCTGTCTACAGTGCAGTTTTTAATAAGAGCCGTAGACACGTCTGAGTGTGGGTCAAGAACTTCGACCCTATCAAACCCTAATGAGTTAATGAATTCAGCAAAATATTTCAAAGTGAATACTTCCGCCTGACTATCATGAACCCTATCTTGCCTAGCATATGGAATATAAGGAAGATATAGCACATACATTGTGCTACTTCTTTTAATCTCTTTTAAATGTTTAACAATAAAGTATAACTCAACCATTTCAGAATTTTCCCCACTCCAAAACCATTCAATAGAAACGTCACTTGATTTATTGGCGCTAAAAAAGGTGTCAAAGTTACTTATTTTAATTTCTCCTTGTGGAAAACTTTCTGCCTTAATAATATACCCATTAACTTTAATCATTATAACACCTCAATCCTAATATTGTATCCTCTACAAGCTCTTTAATTGATTCGTTTTCGCAAGTTATAAATATTTCATTTCCATATCTATCTTGGATATCTCTAACAATGTCTTCGAGTTTTACTTCTTTTAAACTTCTCTCCCATACAACAGGCATATTTTTAACACTAAATGAGAACGCATTAATATCTATTTTACCATTCCCATAAACCATCATAATATCATTTGGATTTGAAGATGAACCAATAGGGTATGCATTAAGTTCATAATTAAAATTAACTTTGTACAAGATGCGATTAGAGTTTACAAGGCAGAACTCTTGATGGTCATATGCTTCTGTGTCGCAATCTTTTATTACGAAAAACAAATCATTACTGCGTGTTCTAACTACATGGCCTGTTTTTAGGTTATTTCTTAAATCACAGTTATTTTCGTTCCAATTATTCATTTTTACACTACCTCAATTCCAAGCCCTTTCAAAATCTCTAGGGAATACTGGTGTTTTTCGGGGGTCGAACCAGCGCAAAACTCCGATAAAACTCTGATTTTAATGTTTTCGTTAATTTCGCTTAAATTAAAGAAAAGTGACACTACATTAGACAGCACGCAAATATCAGTGCATAATCCGACTACATTTATTGCGAGGTCTTTCATTTCCATGTCGAAAATTTCATTATGCGCTGACCAGCAATTTACACATGCTACACATGCATCCCAAACTACATTCTGTAAATTAGTAGACATGAACATATCTTTTCTTACTATTTTTAAATTTTTCCTATCAATCTTAGAAAGTATCTTATCAGGAGTGAGCCATCCTACTTCTCCTTTAATACAATGTGGAACAGGTAACATTTTTCCCTCTCTTGTCTCTAGATAATTTTCGTCATGAGTATCTATTGTCATAACAACATAATCATAATGAAATTTATCTAAATGCTCACTTAATCTTTCAACCATATCTTGTGCTTCTTTTGTTCCTAAAGCGCCATCAATAAAGTCATTTTGCACATCAATCATTAATAAAATTTCCATACTATCCTCCTTATAACTCCTCAAATCTTCTTAATGCATCTTCTTTTCTTCTGATTAAATCATCATGAACCATTTCCCATGTATTCTTCTTTGTTTCTTCATCAACATTCCTAAATGTAATAAGAACATTGTCTTTTTTAAAGCCAACTTCATAAGCATTTTCTACATCAGCTAATGCCTTAAGGTCTTCATAAATTGTTTTGAGTTCGTCTTGAATGGCAACTGCTTGTACGAATGTATCTTTTTTCATTTACAACCTCCATCTTATTTTGTAATAATATTATACCATACTCTTTTCATTTTGTCAATCATCAAATAGCGCAAACCAATCTTTGAGCTTTAATTTTGATTTATTTTTATACTTATTAATAATTCTATCTGTTAATATTTCCCTACCCTGATTACCACCAACGGAGTCAGCGATAGTTGCATCTTCAAGTAACTCATTGAATATCCTATCCAAACATTCTTGTGCGTTGTTTCTTGCACCTACATACTCTAGCGTGTTTGGGTCAATGCGAAAAAGCCTCATGCACCTTGGCATTCCCCAATCAGAAAAATCGTCTTGAACAATGTAATGCTCCTCATCCTCTTTTTCAAGAGAATCCCCAAAAGGAGAAAGCGTTCGGTTTATATGGTAGACATAATAACCTGTTACATACTTATCACTATCAACTAGCTTCGCCTTAAACAATATTTGACTCATTTTCATACGTTTTCCTCTATTCGTATTTTTTCTAAAGCGGCATCAGCCTCTTCCTTCGTTAAAAATATACTTTTACTTAAATCCTCTATCATATTAAGACGAAATGAAGATTGGATAATTACAGGATAGGAATATCCAGTGAAATCATTCACCCATTTTAACATTCTTTCACCTCTTGATATAATTCACCTAAATTTTCTGGCACTTCTTCTATGTTGGATAAAGACTCTCCATACCATGACCAGTTATCCACGCCACTACATTCTAGAGCCAATAGCTCAGCTTGACTCTTAAGTAGTGACCGTAATTCTTCTTCCGTAATAATATATTCTTTACTCATTCTTCTACCTCCCGGCTCCAACAATAAGCACAATCACAACTTTCACAATCTTTAGGTCTAACTTTTTCACCAAAACAATAAACTATACATGAGAATGGAGTGTTGTTTTTTTGAAGCTTTGCATCCGGAAACTTCTCTAAAAACACATCCACATAAGTTTTGGCCAGATGTTCTTTTGCCCAGTTTTCGACAATCTCGACAGCTTCTTCGATATAGTGTCTCTCAAAATTAGCACATACAAGATTTCCATTATTATTTTCAATAGCCAAAGGACAAGTGTCGCACGCTATAGTGCAGTTTTTTGTCATTTTACTTTTTTGTTTTAAGTATTCAACGGCATCCATTACTTCCATACCTCCTTCTTGATTATATTTTTAAAAATATCTAAATTTAACTCCCAATAACTGCAATCCGCCGTTAAGTTTTTTACTATTGGGTTCTCCATAAATTCAAAAATCTTAGAAATCTCATCTATCTTTTTCTTATTTCCACATCTAAAATCTTCTAAATATCTACAGTTTAAACACATAGGTTTAATTTCGAGGTTTTCTTGCTCTAATTTTCCTAAAGTGCAATCACAACCATCATCATAATATTCTTCTTCTGCCGCTCCATAATGGTGACCATAATAATCACAGCCATCATCTACAATTGTTTCAACAGTTCTCTCTTTTCCGCAAAATATACATACTTTTTTGCTCCTCTCTGTGTGTCTCACTTCCATACCCCCTTCTTAATCTCCTCGAATTTCGCCAGCATTTCGGGCACTGCTGCCTCTGCTGCCTCTTTGGTTGGGAAGCAGTTGCCCATGTTTAGTAGGGAGAGGCCGTTTGCTTTGTTTTTGCGGAAGATGCCCCAGTTCGTTCTCCCATCAGGAAGAACAAGCCAAAATATCTCCTCATCTTTCGGCCTCCAAGGGTGTTTTTGAATGGTGTATTCTCCGGTTAATAAGTAGTACGCTAACCAACCACTTGGTTCGCCTCCAACACAATCAACCATCATCTTTTCTGTAAACCTATGAGGGTTCCATCCCTTAGCATCTCCATCTGAATCCAGAACATCAAACTCCTCACCAATTTCAACGCCCAACATCCGGGCGACTTCTGGTATGTAGCTTTTATTCATTGCATAACCCCTCGTTTCCTGTATCCTTCTTATCAACTTTAATTGCTGAAAATTTCTCCAATATTACATCTTTTGCTTCTTCTGCGGCCTTTCGAACAGAAAAACAGTTCCCCATGTATAACCGCATGAGGTCTATTTCATTATTGCAATGAAAATAAAAGAAATCAATACCACCATTAATATTAACCGTCCAATACATATCACCTTCTCTTGGTTTGTAGGGTTCTCTTTCGATATTATAGGTGCCCAGTAACAACTCCCAAAGAACGTGGGTTCCTATTGTATTTCCATACTTATCCAAAATTAAGTTATTATCATCAAAATAGTAGGGGCCAAGTGAGATTTTCTGTCCATCTGAATCCATTACATCAAACATCTCACGTTTGTTTAAGCCAAGAACATTTCTTAACTCTTCCATACAACCTTTACTCATCCATCTAACCTCCAAATTTTATACCATAAAATACTATCTCGTCTTACACCATCATGCCCACCATAAAATGAAACAAAATCACTGGTACCACTTTCAATTTTGTCAACAATCATACTACAACAATCACAATAATCATAGAAACTTACAACGTTATTAGATGAAAGTTCTTTACTATTTAATCCAATATCTACTTTGAACTTCATTTCTTCCTCCAATCTTTATCACATATACATTATATAACAAAAGCGCCAAAATGTCAAGCATCTGGCGCTAATTTATT